TTAACTGCTCTTGCGTTCTGGTTTTTCTGTTCTTTTTTCGGTTAAACCGAAATCTAAAGATAAAAAAATAAGTCTATCATATGGCACGCCATATACAGATTCAATTTTTCTTAAAATCGGGATATCTGGATATGATTTTCCTCTTTCATAATTTCCTAATGTGTCTGTACTTACTCCAATTTTTTGTGCTGCCTCTGATTGTTTTAACCCATTCAATTCTCTGGCAAGTTCTAATGATACTCTCATTTCACTTGAAACTCCCATCTTATTTCTTCCTTTCTTATTTTGTATCTGTATTATAATTTGGTTTAACCGAATTTTTTTCGGTTTATCTTGATTTTTTTCGTTTTTACCGTATAATCAAATCAAACAAGGAGGAACACCAAATGAGTAATCTGGGAAATAAGCAAATAATGGCTAATAATATAAGGTATTATATGAATATTCACTCTGTATCTCAAACAGAAATATGTAATACATTAGGATTTAAAATGCCAACTTTCTCTGACTGGGTTAATGCTAAAACTTACCCACGAATTGATAAAATAGAATTAATGGCCAATTATTTTGGCGTAACAAAAGCTGATTTAGTAGAAGACCATTCTTCTCGTTCTCATCTGACTCAATGTCAAACTAAAGATGAAGAAACCTTAGTTCTCTCTTATAGGGAATTAAATGATATTAACAAAAAAAGTGTCGCATACACAAACAATCTCTTATCAACTCAACGTATGGAAGACGAACTCCGCACCGCTCACGCCCGCACTGATATAGAAGCAACTCCAGAAGGAATCCAAAGTGATTTAGATATTATGAATGATGATAGCTTATGGGATTAAGAAAGGAGAATTTTATTGTTTCAAATTATTTATGGTAAAAAGGCTATCAAATTTCTAAAGAAACAAGATAAGCCTACACAAAAATGTTTGATGACCGCCATCTCCAGATTACCATTAGAAGGTGATATAAAAAAGTTACAAGGAGCTTCTGGTTATCGCCTGCGTGTCGGTAATTTTCGAGTATTATTTGATGTAAATGGTGTTATCATTGATATTATTGATATTGGTAATCGTGGATAGATTTATAAAGGAGTGTGATTATATGTCTAATGTAAAAGAAAGAATCTTTGGTGCTGTTACTATCATGAGCGATGAAGATGCTGAGAAAGTCTGGAATTTAATTCAGGCAACATTTTTGCTTAACAATGTAGAAGAAGTTACTCCTGATCCAGATGAAATCGCTGCTCTTAATGCATATCATTCTGGTGACCCTGATTATCAGCCTGCAATGTCTCAGGAAGAAGTTTTAAAGGAACTAGGATTATAGCAAATCGCTACATGGGAAGGTGGTGTCTCACTTGACATATGAACAGCTTTTAGATGCTGCCGATCAGGAGGGTCTGGCAGTAAAAGAACAACCACTCTCTACTCATGATGGTCTGATTATTGGAAGTCACATAGCAATTTGAAAGTATATTACCTGCTTACAAATATGGTTGCAGGAACTTACATGAGATGGCAGAGCATCTCGATGTTACAGAAGAATTTTTAAAAGATGCACTGGATGCATATCTCTTAAAATATGGAAAATGTACTGTAGTAGATAATTACATGGTATTTTTTGAACCATTAGGAGTTGTAGATATGAATTATGGAATTGAATAAGCGATTAGAAAAACTAATAAAGGCACTCAAAATGAATCAAAAAGGACTGTTTCTCCTAAAACATGGGACGATATTGAAGAAGTTGAACCAAATGAAGTTGATTTAGCCATGTTAAAAGAAGTCGAAGAAAACTCCGATTGTCATGAATTTATTTCACAAGAAGAGGCTATGAAAGAATTAGGATTATAGTTTAAAATATTTAAATATCTTCATCAAAGCCAAGGGATAACCTTGGCTTCTTTTTTACGCTTAAATAAAAATGAGGACAATTCTCTATTTTTTAATATCTATATGCATTTTTTCGACATTTTTCCGCTTTTATTGTATAATTGAAAATGAAACATTTTAGTTTCAATTCATATGTTATTACGGAGGAAAGGTACCATGGGATTATCAGATATTTTTAATATCGGCAATATAAAGAAGGAGAATGAAGAACTAAAAGAAATGCTTACACCTGATATGAATGATGCCATTGATCTACAACATAAAATCAACGATTTTAATAAGTAACTTTCATCTCTTGAATCTGAACTCAATAAGAAAAAGCAGGAAATAGAAGCAAAATCTAAAGAATTAGATAAGATTTCAAAGGATATCATTACTTTTTCAGATGAAGTGCTAGTTCAGGAATATGGTCTTTATCAACCTCGATATAATTTTATGTCATCTGATGTTTATAAGGAACGCTTAACCACCATTCGAAATCAACAAAAACAAATGATAAAACAGGATATTGCTGCCTCTGGTAATACAGACTGGACGGTAAATAACAATAAAGCTAAAGGTCGTAAAATGGTTAATGACATGAAAAAATTATTACTACGAGCCTTTAACAACGAATGCGATGAGACCATCGGAAAAGTAAAATATAATAATATAGAAACTTCCGTACGGAAAATCGTAAAAAGCGCCGAACAAATTCAAAAATTAGGAACCATCATGAGTGTATATATTAATCAATCCTATATAGATTTAAAAATAGTAGAATTATATCTGGCTTTTGAATACCAACAGAAAAAGCAACAGGAAAAAGAAGAACAACGTGAACTTCGTGCCCAGCAACGTGAAGAAGCAAAACTCAAAAAAGAAATTGAAGAAAAGCGAAAAAAAATTAAGAAAGAACAGACCCATTACCAGCAGACACTTAAAAATCTTCTGTCCCAAATCAAAGAACATGGTGAGACCGAGGATTTGATCGCAAAAAAAGCGGAATTAGAAACTGAACTTTCCAATATTGATAAGTCCATAAAAGATATTGATTACAGAGAAGCAAACCAGAAAGCCGGATATGTATATGTTATTTCAAATGTAGGGTCTTTTGGTGAAAATATTTATAAAATAGGTATGACAAGAAGATTAGAACCGCAAGATAGAGTAGATAAGCTTGGAGATGCCTCTGTTCCGTTTAAATTCGATGTTCATGCCATGATATTCTCTGATAATGCTCCTGCTCTGGAGGCAGCTTTACATCGAGCTTTCGAAGACAGAAAGTTAAATATGGTTAATACCAGACGAGAATTTTTCTATGTAACACTCGATGAGATAAAGCAGGTTGTTAAGGAAAACTTTGATAAAACTGTGGAATTTATAGACTTCCCCGATGCTGAGCAATATAGGACATCTTTAAAGATGAGAGAACAATTGCTCGCATAATATTAAAAAAAGAGACCAGAGATGCCATATAATATCATCATTTATACTGTTCTCTTTTTATTTATAAAAATTTTATCTAACCAAATATCTGTTCAATACTTCTATAAGTTTATCCTTATATTTATACAAATCATTCAATGATTCGATGTAAAAACGAATAAATTTTTTATTTTCATCTGGAATCAATAATTGCTTTTTCCTTGTATCCAGATTAATTCTGCATATCTGCTTCCAACTATTATTCTTATAAAGTATCCCAAAATAACTCTCTGTGTCCTTATATTTGATATCTTCAATAGGCACAGTATCAGCTAACATACCACGAATAATATTAAAGGACTCAATTTCTGCCTCTGTTGTCACAATTTTAGATACTGGCTCTTCATTCCCCTGTTCTTCCGTATTTTCTGTTTCATCTTACATGGTATCAAAAACCTCATTTAATTTTTGATTTACGATATCATTTATAAAAGCTGAAAATGCTTTCCTAACCATAGGTTTGAATTTCTCAACCATATTTTTGTTTTTCTTACCAGTATATATGTCATTAAGTACAAATCGGACAAATTCATCTGATGGAGTATCAAACTCATCTTCGAAAACTTTTTTAATAAGAGTACTATATTTTAATTCTTCTGCAGCTTTGTATATATTAGATTTATCAAATGTCTCTTTTCTAAATTTCATTAATGCCTTTATTCCTGATTCATTTATATTTTCAAGATTCACCTCTACAAATGGTTCTAAATCCATGATATTATCTTTTTCAAGATCTGTATAGAATCTATAAAACAATGCCATTTGTAAGTATTCCAAATTTAACTGGAGCTGCGGCAAAATATCTAAATAATTGACTTGCGTGCTTATCTAAATCTTCGTTACAGGATTTGCATTCTACAAATATGCATGGTTTTCCGTCTATAATAATCGCATAATCTACTTTTTCTCCCTTTTTAATGCCTACATCTGCTACATATTCTGGAAAAAATTCTGTAGGATTAAATACATCATACCCTAAAATCTGAAAAAATGGCATAATAAAAGAGGTTTTTGTTGCTTCCTCTGTAACTACTGAGTTTTTTAATGTCGATATTCTTTTTGACAACTGCTTAATTTGTTCATTGAAATCCATAATACTATTTTCTCCTAATTGTATAATTTTTTTATTATATAATATCAATTTTTATTCATAATTTATATTGACAAATCGTACAAAATATATGTTCATCTAAACTAACTGGATACTTAATGATATTTTTCTGAAACCCAAAATGAATAATATGCTACAAACCAGGATATACTTGAATTATCTGACTCAATATGATATATTGAAGTCAGAAAAGAGTAAATGGTGATATCATTTATGCACCAAAAACCCCTCGGTACCGCTAATACCGAGGGGTTTTATTTGGGGCTTGGTTGCCGTTGTTCTTTACTTCTTCTTCCGGCCAAACCACTTGCTAAGTAACTTCATAATCATCTCAACAATGATTCCTGAAATAATACCAGCCAATACCGAAAAAAGAAAAGAGTATAATGATATCATTTGTGCACCTCCCTTCCGTCACCAGTATAGGGAGCGGCAACGATGGGATTATAACATAATTTTCTAAAAAAGTCTTAAAAAATTAATAAAATCTTAATTTCTTAAAATCTCAATTTGTGATATAATCAAAATATAAAAAAACAGTTGACATAATATAGATATTATAGTAGACTAATATAGTTTTTTTGCCAGTTAGTATATAATTGATAATATAGAGAAACAAGAGTCTAAGAACTCGTCAATGAGGCATTGCGACCTCGCACCTAAAAAGGATTACATTCAAAATGTAATCCTTTTTATTTTGTCCTTTTTTATGTTATAATGTCTTTAATTATAATATGGGAGGAAATTATATTGAATGATGTAAAATTAAAAGACTTATATATGGGGCTACCTGATGGAGAAGTTGAAGCTCGTGATAAAAGATTTCAAGAACTTTTCTTTGATCCCAACAATAAATATAATGAAATAATAAATAGCAATGAAAAATTTTTGATTATTGGAAGTAAGGGAACTGGAAAAACTTATCTTTCTAAATATATTGTAGAACAATCTCCTTCTAAACAGACCTGCATCATAGTTGATCCTAAAAATTTTTGGATATGTAAACTCATAAATATTGATGAGCAAGAATTAACAAATGATTATATTTCAGTATTGTGCAAATGGTTTTTACTATATGAAATTGCAAATTCATTATTAAATAAGCATCGTTGGCTTAAACATCTTCCCAGATGCAAGCTAAATAAGCTGAGAAAATTTATGCTTGAATACAATGATGACACATTTTATAAAATAGTATCTTTATCTACTACTAATAATCAAGAGATTACTGGAAATCTTTCTCACGGTATTTCTCACTCTGACAAGTTACAGACTTCGAATTTTCAACACTCTGCCGGAATTAAAACATCTGATGGGGTTTCTTATGAGAGTACCCGCAAGAGATTTTTTGATTTAATTGATTATTTTGAACAACTCGTTTTTGATTGTTTTCAAATAAACGACCATCTACTTATTATTTTAGACGATTTAGAAGAATTAAAAAAGGAAGCTGGTGAACAAAGCGAAAATATTATATATAATTTGATAACCGCTGCCAAAAAATATAATTTTTATTTTAATTCTCGTGCCAAGAGTCTTAAAATAATCATGCTATTGCGCAGTGATATATTAAATAAAATGCAGGGAAATCATCCTAATCTAAATAAAATAAAAACCTCCTGTTCCATAGATTTATATTGGTTACTTGACTCTACTCATGATAAATGGGACCATCCTTTAATTAGTATGATTTTTCATAAAATAAGGGCTTCCTGCGAACCCTATAAAAATCGTTCAAACAAAGAACTATTTGAAATATTATTTCCTGAATCAATTGACAAGAAAAATCCTCTTGACTTCTTATTAGATCATAGTCTTGGGCGACCTCGTGACATTGTTACATTTCTAAACTGTGCAAAAAAAGAATTTCCGGAGAGAACGTGTTTTTCAGCTACAGTTTTAAAAGAGACTAGAAAAATTTATGCTACAGATTTTTATAATGAAATGCTCAATCAAGCTTCTTTTTACAAAAGTAGTGCTTATAGTACGCAATGTTTAAAATTAATAGCTGGAATTAAAAGACCATCTTTTTCTTATAGTGATATCCAAACTCTTTATGAAGAAAACCGAACTTCTTATAGCGAAATTGATAATCTTGATGATGCCCTACATTTTCTTTATGAATTAGGGGCCATAGGGAATGCGTGGAAATCAAAAAAAGGAAAACATCGTACCTGTTGGTATTATAAAATAGATGCTATAGATGAGGTTGATTTATCCCAAAATTTCACTATTCATTATGGTCTAAGGAAAAAATTTTCATTATAGCCTTTTAACATTTTTCAACATTTCCTTGCACATATGTTCTGCACGCTGTATAATGACCCTATAAACGGAAAAAATCCGGTACTTGCCATACCGGATTTCTAGTAACCTATCAACCAGGATGGCTGATAATCTTTACATCACTTAGATTATACCACGCATCCTGCATTTTGCATAGGGTGTATTTTTTATACCCTTTTTTCGAAAGGATGATTTTCATGGGAAAAGTTAGCACACGAAAACGCGGAAAAACCTGGCAGTATTATTTTCAATTGGCCAGTGTGAATGAAACGAGAAAATGGAAAACCGGTAGCGGATACCGAACAAAGGCGGAGGCTCAGGCAGCCGGCACAAAAGCTTTGGCTGAATATAATAGCACTGGTATTGCTTTTAAGGTCTCGGAGCAATCTGTAGCTGACTATTTCGACTACTGGATGGAGCATTATGTAGAACAAGAACTTGCAGAGACAACTGTAAATACATACAAGAAAAGGATCCGTCTTTATATTAAACCTTATATTGGTTCTTACAAACTTAAAAATGTACAGGGAGAAACCTTACGAAACTTTCTGGCCAAGTTACACCGAACTGGTATGAGTAGAAATACTCTTACTTGTATTAAGGGAATGTTGACATCTGCATTTGGATATGCGACTGTACAGGCAAAGTTCATTTCTGTGGATCCGTCTTACAAACTGACACTTCCAAATAAAAGGAAAGATTCCGAGGTAGGCACAAGGAAAGAGAATCATATTTTTGTTGAAGAAGATATGTGGAATGCGATTATTGAACGCTTTCCAGAAGGCCATCCTTCCCACCTTGCTCTGATGCTTGGCTATTATTGTGGATTACGTCTTGGAGAGGTCTATGGATTAACCTGGGATTGCGTAGACTTTGAAAACAAAACAATTACAATAAATAAACAAATGCAAGAACCTTCTGGATGTGGTAAGTGGCTTCTGTATGTACCTAAGTACGATTCATCCAGAACGGTTACTGTTGGTAACAATGTTCTTGCCTTGCTAAAAAGAACGCTGGAATTTCAATTGACTGATAAAGAAACCTGCGGAGAATATTATCAAGAAAATTACATGAACTATGATGAAGAAACACACAGCCTTCTTTCACTTAATGATTTAAGGCCTGTACATTTTGTAAATGCTAAACAGGGTGGTCTTCTGGCTCACCCACGAAATATGCAGCACACTTCCCGCAGCATTCATGGTAAAGCAAAGAACTGTACTCTTATCAGTGAAGAATGGGACTTCCACAGTTTACGACATACTCATGCAACAATTCTTTATGAGGCAGGTGTTCCAATGCCACTGATCCAGAAAAGACTCGGGCATATTAATATTCAGACAACAAAACGCTACACAGATCATGTTACTAAGAAAATGCTTTCTATGCTTGATGAAGTAATAAATGGTGACAACATTGACAACAACTTAGAGTAAATGTTGTCAATATGTTGTCAAAACACAAAAATCGGGAGCCGAACGACTCCCGATAAATTTTTGTAAATCTCGTAAAACCTAGAATCTACCTGCCTTAGCAGCCTCTTCTACGCTAACTGCAACGGCAACTGTAGCTCCAACCATAGGGTTGTTACCCATTCCGAATCCGTATAATTATTTTTTAATTTTTTATGCTTTATTATGTTGTAAAATGCTGATAAATAAAGGCTAAACACGAAATGGTCTATGCTATATTTTGTTTTATTATAATCTTTTGAAATATAATATAATTTTCTTAAATGTGTACGTCATGTGTACTTGTGAACGTGTGAAAATCAAAATTACGGAAACAGTATTTATACCATTTCCGTAACAATTTGTATATTATATAGTGTTATTTCAATTCTGTAATGTTGTCCAAATCAGATAAATCCATTCCGTCATATTTTTCTAAAAAGGATTCAAGAGATTTTTTTCTAATTTTTAAACTCCCTAATTTTAGTGCTGGCAATAATCCTTTTTTAATAAGTTCATATACTACATGAACATTCACTCCAAAAGTACTTGCTACATCTTTTACAGTATACAACATTTTATCTTCTTTACTCATAAACTTACCTTTCTATTTTCTCCCTGTACTTCCAATTCCACCTCTGTCCTTTTCACTTAAAAATACAACTTCGTCAAAATGTACCTTTGGCATTTTCTTCATGATACGGAACTGACAGATACGGTCATTTACATTAATCGTAGTATCTTCCATAGCAATCACAGGCATAAACCACTGGTCATTATTTCCACAATAAGATTCATCAATAAGTCCCATATGATTTGTCTGAATAATCTTCCATGTCTTATATGTACTACTTCTTGGAATAACATGAGCTTCATAACCTTTCGGTAACTGCATTGCAACACCTAATGGAATTAATGCGAATTCACCTTTATGTAATTTGAATGTATCAGCCGCACGAAGGTCTACCCAATCAGATTTACCACCAATAAAATCAACTTTATCAATCTTGTCGGTAAAATATTTGATTTTAATAGATAAACAATCATCCTTATTATCGGACATATCTTTTACTTTTGTAGTGACCTTTTTCTTAGACAATCTGTCCATCACTTTGTTATATTCTTCAATTGTTTCCTGCGCCACAATATTATTTTCTACTAACTCAGGGTTATAGAATGGAGCATATAAATTCCCTTTATCATCTGTTACTGTAACTGTTAAACTTAAATCATCTAACATCACGAGGATATTTAAGCTGACGTATTTTTCATACAGGAAATGTTTTAATGTATAACAATCTCCATGCTCTTTTCTGAATCCGCATTTCTTTAAAACAGATTCGTTTACTTTTTTGTTTAGTGTATATTCATTCTTTCTTACCATGCTATTTATCTCCTTTTTTTATCATTTTTTGATTCTAATGAAACACAGATTTCATCGTCAAATTTATTCATTTTCTTGCTTAATATGTCTAAAAATTGGCGGTTTTTCGTTGATTTTTTCAAATAAAGTTACATAAAGAATCCCATTTTTTACCTTCCAATCATAATTTTCATAGATATTTGCATCAATTGGAACTTCTTTGTGAAAAGTTAACTTAGTATCAAGAACTTTTCCTTCGCCTGTAAAAATTAATGAAGCTTCTTTTGTTTTATTTACAAATTTTTCCGCACATTTAATTTTCATACCTGCAACATTAAATCCATATGTGATTTTGGTGTCGTACTGTTTTGTAAAATCAGATGTAAAGTTAAGACTAAGTGTAGAAATAGTTGCATCTCCATATGCACAATCTAATCTTGAAAAGGATGGTTGTCCCATAACTTGAAAATCTTTACTAATTGTATAATCACTATTCATAAAATCCTCCTATAATCTTTTCTCTAATTCTTTCTTCAAATATTCTAAATAGTTACCCCATTCACCAATACAATGAATATACTCTTTACTTTTTAACATCTTTTTTCGCATATCCTGTTTAATATTAATTGCTCTATATTGCTTCTTTTTTTGAAGATATTTAAACAAAAAATCATTTGTAATTTGTGAGAGGGTTAATAACTTATCTTTAGGAACTGTGTCCGTTATTACTTTATATTCTCTTAAATTATCTTCACTTATTTCATATTTTGCTTTGGGTAAATTTTTAGTTGAGAAAGGACTGATGCCTGCACCTGATGTTCTAGGCTTGAGATATTTAGCAATGAAATCAATATTTTTCGCATTAAATTTGAATTCGACTTCACCATCGGTATCATGAATATCTTTAATCGTTCCTTCTTTTTCAAGGTTTGAATATAAGACTTCATAATTTCTATCTTCTGGTACATTCAATTCTTTTGCAATCGCAATTAAAATATTATGTCCTCTTCCTAGAGATGGAATGTATGCCATTAAAGTAGAACGTCCATAATGTGTGATTTGAGAACCACCCATACAATCAATATAAATATCATTCTGTTCTAACATTCCATTTTCATCTCTAGGAAAATCATTTGTAATTTTATCAATAGCTGTTTTCAAACGATATTTACCTTTAAATTTCATTAAATATGCCAATAAATCATTCCTCCTCATATTGATACTTTTTAGGTCTATTTGCTTGTGCATCTAATACAATTTTTAATGCATCTTCTCTGTCAAGGAAAATAAGTTTATTAATATCATTATAAGAAAAAAGATAACGGTGTTTATCTCTCTTATCAGTTGCAGCAAAATATGTATCTCGAACAGATTGTACAACCAAATCACATACATCATATGGTAACTGTATTGTGATGAATACGAGCATAATATACTTTTTCTTTTAGTTTTACTGGTTTGTCTTCCATAGAATTACCTTTCTTTCTCTGAGAGATTTAATCGCAATATAATATTATTTTATTTTGGAATAAAGATTTTTCAACATCAATTACACGTTGGTTTGAACTTCCTCTCCATTTAAGAGTTATATCTTTTTTATTTTCTATATACCTTCCATCAACAATTACATCGCATAGTGAAATGATTTTTTGTCGTTTTTTATTTATATAATTATCATTTTTCCACACATCTTCCCATGTATATCCTGTCCATAACCAAATTGTTTTGTTAGGGAAGAAAGTATGAATTTCATTAATTAAAGATAAAACTTCATCGAGATTATTTTCATGGAGTGGATCTCCACCTGTTAGCGTCAACCCAGATATATAATATTTAGATAATTCATCAAATATTTCTTTTTTTGCTGCTTCATCAAAAAATATGCCATTATTTGGATTCCAAGATTCTTTATTAAAACATCCTGAACACCTATGAGAACAAGAGGTAAGCCAAATCACACATCTTAGTCCAATCCCGTTACATACATCTTCATGTTCTATTTTGAGATAATTCATTTAAATTGCTTCCTTATCATAACTTGCAACAATATCATCACATGTAAAATTATATTTCATCTCGGCTTCTTTTCTAGCTTTTACAGCTTCTTCATATTGAGAAAAATATCCTAAAATTTTTGTTTTATAATTGATAGTTATATATGCACACCATATGCTTCTATCATGCATGAAGCTAACACCAGTTTTACCAGATGTATTTGCTTTACTCAAACCTCTATTGTGTGTATTTTTTTGATTAGATTTCAAAATAATATTACATTTGCGATTATCATCAGTATTACGAGATAAATGGTCTGGCATTAATTTTGAGGATTCATATTCACCATATTTTATTTCTGCAATTAGTTGATGAATTCCTAAAATAGATTTGTTGTATTTATCGTCTATTTTTACATTTGTTATCCAGTATCCTTTATTTATATTGCCTCTCTTATCAACCTTTCTCCAATACCATCTTTTCACAATATCATAGTCTTCTTTATCAATAAGACATTTATTATCATTATCATCTAATAAATAATATGTATTATCATCGTTATCAATAAATTTATTTATTTTACTGGAATATTTTTTATTTCTTTTAGCAATTTGCTCAGACGCATAACAACCACAGGATTGAGTATGTCCAGTTTTTAATAAGCATCCTGAAACGCTTTTAATTTGGGGATTGCCACAATCGCATTTACATAACCAATGTACATTTGTCAAGACTCCATTTTTACGTTTTTCTTCATCGTGTTTTAAATCTCTACCAAGCACAGTCAATCTACCAAACTTTTTACCTGTTAAATCTTCAATTACTAAAGGATTATTGAATTTTAAACAGCCACATGACTTAATATGTCCACATTGGATAGCAGATAATTGATTAGATGACGGAATTACACCACAGTCACATTTTGTTTTAACATAAATTCTATGATATGGTTTATTAAAATAGCTATCATAAGACTTTTCATAATCTATATCTGTAATTGTAAGTTGATTATATTTCTTTCCAATTTCTAATTTTGCTTTTTCTATTGCCTTATTATAGAAAGTAGTGATTCGTTTTTTCTTTGTTTCTTCTGATAAAGTTTTTGCTATAAAATCATCTCCTTTTTTATAAGTAGTAGAGAAAAATCTCTACTACTTTGTTTATTTGAAAGTTTTATGTGAAGTTCTCATCTCAACTTCTTGTTGTTTACCTTTATTAAATGCAGTTTTATAATCTCCTGTTAAATATCCTGTGACCCTACGAAGTCTTCTAATTTTCTTACATCCACACATTGGACACTCATCTGCAATATCATCAGTGTAACCACAATTTGTACACATATCATTTGGAACATTAATCGCAAAATAAGGAATATCTTTGTCCATTGCATAATTCACAATTGTTTCAAGTGCGTCAATATTATTTTTTACACTGCCTCCTAATTCAACATAACTAATACATCCTGCTCTACTGTATCCTGTAAGTTGAGATTCAATATCAATTTTTTGCATTGGATTTATTTTCGTCCATACAGGAACATGTACACTATTTGTAAAAAATTCTTTATCTGATACATTTTTAATTATTCCGTATTTATCTTTGAATTTCTGCATTGATGTATAGCACAAATTTTCAGCAGGGGTGAAATATGTTCCAAAATTTAACTTATATTTATTTTTAAATTCTGAACATCTATCAAAAAATAACTTTTCAATCCTCTTGGCTAATTTCATACCTTCATCTGTAGTATGGTCACAACCAATAAGAATTTGAAGCGTTTCTGCTAACCCAATTTGTCCTAAACCTAAAGTTCCATGTTTTAACGCAGATATAATTCCTTCTTCTGGAATATATCCTTCCATTACACCATTTTCGTACATAAATTTAGCTGAATCTGGAGATTGAGAGCAAATCCATTCAAATCTTTCAAGTAACATATCTTTTGCTTCATGAATTTTTTTATCGAGTAATGGGAAAAAATAATCATCTAATAAATTATTTTCATAATCTAAATCGTCTTTATGTATATTCATTGGCAAAGATTCTATTGCTTCCATTGCCAGTGTAGGTAATATAATGGTGACTGGACAAATGTTTCCTCTTCCATCTTTCAATTGTCCAAATCCATTAATATCCCATCCATTCGCTGTACGACATCCCATTGTACTAAAATATGTTTTAGGATCATTCCTATCGTATCCTTCATTCCCCGACCAATCCACATTAGCGTAGTTTGGATATAATCTTTGAGCTGTTGAACGTAACGCTAATCTAAACAAATCGTAGTTTGGTTCACCAGGTTGTCTATTTACACCTTTCATGCATTGGAAAATTCCACAAGGGAAAATAGATGTTTTATGTAATTTACCAATACCTTTAATAGAAACTTCGAGCAATGCCTTTGTTATCATACGTCCTTCTGGTAAAGTACAAGTACCATAATTAATTGAAGTAAATGGAAGTTGATTTCCACTTCTACTTTGGAGGGTATTGAGATTGTGATATAATCCTTCTACTGCCTGATATACTTCCCTTTCTATCATATCCATTGCATAATCCCATACTTTAGGATGAATCTCTTTAAAATCATAATCATCAAAATGAATCGTCCCATCTGGGTAATTTTTATTATTTTTTAACCATTTGTGAAAACGATTTATTTTATATTCTGATTTGTTTTCTATATAAACTAATCCATCTCCAATATGTTTTGTGAAAGACTTTCGCACATATGGAACCATTGTCCAATCAAGATGAGTTGCGGATACTCCTCCAAATTGCTGTAAACTCTGCAATTGGAAAATAACTGCCACAAGTTGCAAAGCTGTACTTACTGACTGAGCAGGTCTTACATCGGTTTGTCTAGTATTAAATCCTTCTTTTAATAATTTATCAAAAGGTATACTCAAGCAGTTATGCATTCCAATCGCATATGAGTTTAAATCATGAATATAAATTTCATTGTTTAAATGATTGTTTCTAGCCATCTGTGACATACAATTATCTAGTGCGTATTGCTTAAGAACCGTATCACTTGCCTCTCCAACTCGTCCACCAAACGATTTTTCGTCAATATTTGCGTTTTGGTTTTGAACATTTGATGCAGTTAGTTTTTCTTTAATGGATTTCATAAGTTTTGTTTTCTGTTCTCGTACTCTCGTTCTGTCATTTCTATATATCACAAATGCTTTTGCAACATCTTTTCTTTTAGTCTCCATGAGTTCTTCTTCGATAATATCTTGAATTTCTTCAACAGAAATAGTTGATTCTAATTCTTCGATGTTCTTTTCAACTCGTGAAACAATTTCCAATGTTTTAAATTTTGCATCAGAAGTAATTTCTTCATCTACTTCTTCAAACGCTGACAAAATGGCTTTAATAATTTTGTCTTTATTAAATTCTACTTTTCTCCCATCTCTCTTAATTACTTTCAATATAATTCCTCCTATTTTACATATCAATATTTTCTTTTACAAAATCTACCACTTCTCCGTTTTCAATTACTGCCATCTCCTTTCTAATCCCATACATATAGATACAATCGCCTAGAGTTATATTCTCTAAAGCGATAATTCTTTCATAATTTGTTTTCATAAATAAAATCCTTTCTTACATATCTTTTATTTTAACTTTAAGTTCCTCTAAATTCTGATATTTTTCATTTTCATAGTTTTTATGATTTTTAAGAATTAAATGAATCTGTTTGCTACAAATCAAGTCAAGAAGAACCTCTTTTTCTTCTTTCGTGAAATAAGATTTTGTTGATTTTTCAGATTCCTCTCTAAGTTTCACTGCCATAGTTTATTCTCCATAATAATCTTCAATATAATAAATTGCATCCTGCATAGAATCTTTACCCTCAAAAACTTTGTCAATTTGTTCATATAACCAAGGATGAACAAAAGTATTATTTGTATTATCTAACTCTGGTAAAAATCCAATAATTGGTAAACCCAAAATATATGCATAAAAAATCTCTTCGATTGTTCCTACAGATGAATCGACATCTTTTAAATTTACTAATAAGATATCTGATGTTTTTAATTGATTTAACTCGTATCTCATGACTTCTTTTCCATCAGAATGTTCATTATAATTGTAATATCTCGTTGGATTGAAAATATTGAAATTAGAATTAGTTAACTGAAATTCTTTTTCTGTTTCTTTTCTCCATGTTTCAGCATAACCTTCTTCTTTTGTTCCCAAATAACATCCCATTGCACCAGACAAATATATTTTCTTTTTCATTCAATCACCTCGTACTTTTCACAAATATTTTTAAAACATTGAAAATCATATGATGAACAACTATGAATCCCAACTCTAATATTTTTGTTACATATTGACATCATCCCAAGAACTGATTTAGCGTCCACAACATATCTTCCAATCATTGCATCTACATCGGCAATTACCATGTTGTTTAAATCATTTACAAAATTCTGTAAATCATTAATATTTGACAGATTAATTAAATACGTTTTCTTTAACATTTATTCTCCTTACTTCTTGATAAATACATCATAATAATCAACTCCATTCTTTGTTGTAAGTTCATGATGGTCTACGTAAATATCTATCTCGTTACCATTAATTCCTCCACCACAATCATCTGCATAGTATTCATTACCATTGATATATACTGTAGTACCATATGGAATTACATCAGGGTCAACAGCGATTGTGTAATCACTATAACAAATATGCCCTGTACTAGTTAATCTTCCATATCCTTCGCTGCACTCATCACAGTTACAATAATATGTGATACGGAATCTGCCTAAATTTTCAAAAGGATTATTCTCTGATAAATATTCATCCCATACAAAACCTTTTGTACCATCTTTAAGCTTTACAATATCCCAACCACAAGATCCATCACCAATACGTTTTAATTTCGTACCGATTTGTACAGTTTTAGCAACTTCACTATCTACAGATGGTGCTTTTCTAATATTTAATGTAACGGTAGTATACATTGTTTTTACATCACGTTTCGCTGAAAAAAGTTTTTCATCTTTTCCATTGAATACATTTAAATAACCATCATGATTGTTTTGAATTTTTACTGTTTTTACTTTAAAATATGTCTGAAAATTTAACGTCCCTGCCCTTACAGGGACGACACTGAGTACAGATGAGAAAGCTCCCACCATGAATAATTTTGTTAACTTGTTCATAATATCCTCCTATTTATTTTATTCTCTAATCATTTTGACAAAATCATCTTCTGAGATAATTGGAATATTTAACTTCTTTGCTTTAGTATTTTTACTACTTGTGGAATTTACATCATTATTAATTAAGAAACTGGTATTGGATGAAATAGAACCAACAACTTTACCACCTAAAGATTCAATCTTTTCTTTTAACGCATCTCTATTTGCAAAATGATGTAATTTACCAGTGGTTACAAAATTCTGACCTTTTAGTTTATCTACATTGATATTATTCTTTATCTTTTTAAATCGAAAATGCCTTTCTAATTCAAGAAATTCTTTAATATTATCAGACCACCAATCAAATAAAGAACGAGCCATTTTATCTCCAAATCCTTCAATTTTAGTGAACTTATATGGAGATTTCCCCATAATTAATTTGAATTTTTCAATATCATAATCACAGAATTTTGCAATATCTTTACTGGCTGTAGTACCAATGAGTGGAATTGATAGAGATGAGATGAATTTATCTAATGTAATATCTTTTGACTTTTCAATATTCTCCATTAACTTCTTGGTAGATTTTGTGCCAAAACCTTCCATGCGAGAAATTTTATCTTTATATAAAGGCAAATGATAAATGTCTCCAACGCATTGTAACCATCCTCTATCAATAAATTTCTGTAATGTTGCTTCTGATAGTCCATCAATATTTAAAGCTTTTTTAGATACTGCATGACAAAGCTTTCCAAGGAGCTTACCTTTACAGTTAGGATTAGTACAAATCATTTCTTCTGTATCATTCTCTTTTTTAAATCTAACAAGTTCTCCACAATAAGGACATTTTAAAGGAGTAGGAATATAAGATTTCTCTATATCTTTATCAAAATCTCCTGAAAGTTTTTCTGCCCATGAAATTTGAGGGATAATCATATTAGATTTAAATACATTGATTTTCTGTCCAACCCAAGGTGTTCCCAGAATATTTGTTAATATAGATAAATTATGTAAAGAAGCTCTGTTAATAATAGTTCCATCAATTTCTACATCATTGAAAACTGCAACGGGAGTTAATGTGCCACTCTTACCCATCGTCCATTCTATATTTTTAAGTGTAGTAGATTTCTCTTCATCGTAAAATTTGAACGCCAATGAATGTTTAGGGTGATGACCCGTGAACCCAAGAGATTTTCCATATTCTACATCATCATAAGTAATTACAAGACCATCAATTGGATATGATTTATCTTCTGCAATAGCTTTTAATTCTTCAATTTTTTTGTCAATATCATCTGTTTTACTGTTATATGTTACATAAGGAACTATTTCAAATCCCATGCTCTGTGCGAAATTAAAACCTTCTGTAAAATGAGTAAATCCAAATGGAATTTTCCATGCTACAAATTTCACATGACGTTCTTTTGCAATCTTATTATCTAATTGCCTTACTGAACCCGATGCTAAATTTCGTGGATTCTTATATTTATTCTCTTCTGATAGTTTAGAATTAATTAACTCAAAGTCATTCTTCGTGATAATTGCTTCTCCTTCAATTTCAAATCTATGAGTATTATTAATTTGAAGAGGTAGATTATCAAATACTTTTGCATTATGAGTAATCAGTTCACCTTCTTCACCATCTCCCCTGGTTTCACTTTGAATCAATTTTCCATTTTTATAAGTATTAAGGACGGTGAGTCCGTCCATTTTAAGAGAAATGATACAATCCTTACCGTTAGAAAATTTTATTAACTCATTAACTGATTTTGTTTTACCAAGAGATAGCATAGGATGTGAATGTTTTACTTTTTCGAGCTGTGATTTAACTTCATATCCTACTGTTTGAGTTGGTGAATTTGAAAGAATAATTCCTGTTTCTTCTTCTAATTTTTGTAATTCATCAAAGAGATTATCATAATCATAATCAGAAATAATTGATTCTCCTCGATTATAATAAGCATCTCTATACTCATTTAGAAGCTTTGTTAATTGTTTTATTCTTTTTGTTTTATCCAATTTTTATTCCTCTTCTCCTGTAATTAATTCACTGTAAGGTAAATTCTCAATCCATTTACAAACTTCTCGCCACTCGTCCAGCTTATGATTTTTCCGCTGTCTGTAAATGTTTGCCAGCACTTCGTAATTCAGCATAACATTACGAGTCTGATTATACGAAGATGGTAATAGCTGAATCATCTGCCACCAGTAATCTTTGTCTTTTGTTCTTATATAATCATTTCTATATCCATTTAACACATCAATTGTGTCTTTTAAGCATCGCTCAGAAATCCATCGGAAATGTTCAGTAGAGAAATCCCCCAACGTAAATTCTTTCTCCGCAATCTTGTGCATTGTACTGCAAGAGTTTGCAACTGTACCTACTTTGTATGTATCCGCTTCTTTCCACCAATATAAAGGTGCTGTAATCCTTACATATACTGGCATCATACGCATATATTTTCGATGTTCTGTACCTGCGTTAGAAAGACGTTGCATAAGTGAGATATCATTCTCACCTAAGCGATAACCGATTTTATTACATTCACATTCCATACAAAAAGAACTATTTTGTTTACAATTATGACTATCACTTTTACCCCATGAGTTCATAGGATTACGCATACCTTCAATAACAAAGTTCATCTGCTCTGGACTTGCCAAAACTACATTTTCTAATTTAATCATTTTTTATTCCTCCAACTCTTTAATTTTTATTTCTACAAAACCATTATCCAGATAAATACCTTCTAACTTATATTCTCTATCTTTATTGTCTTTTACATATATTGGATGATAAGGCTCTGCATTTAATAAGATTCTAATAATTTCAAGATTATTCATCATTTAAAATATTCTCCTTCGCAAAATTATAAACTGCCCAATAAAAATCATCTAACGTCCCATTATTCTCTATTACAAAATCATAATCATAGTCAAATACACCTGCATCTGCCATATTAGAAGTAATGGATTTAACATCATTCCTTTTTATCAGAATAGTTTTTGCACCAAAAGCTTTTTTTGCTTTTTCAATCTCTTTTGGCTCACGAATGTCTATTAATAATATTCTCTTTTCTTTATCTTCTTTAAATTGATCTACTGTGGTTTTTATTGCACGAAACGGCATATTATTGAATTTACTTGTTAAGATTTTTAAATCACTTAGAAATTTTCTTGATTTTTCATCTTTTGTTCCATCCCATCCACATTGCCTTGCAATATCTTTTACTTTATCAATGGATGAATATTTTAACGTAGGAACAAAATCATTTAGATATTCAGCAAAAGTATCCTTGCCTGACCTTGCCATACCATTTGTTATAAAAATTTGTTTTTGATTGGTCATAAATATTTACTTCTTTCTTTATTCTAAAATTTGTAAATCAAAACTTTTTTCCATGCTTGTATGGTCTTGTTTTATTAAATTCCATTTTTTCAATAATTATAGATTCTAAATCAATTTTATAATAATCTGCCATATCAAAACATCTAATTACTACATCTGCCAATTCTGACGGAACTCCTTCTGGTTTTCCATCTTCTCTGTAATATGTTTCAGTTGCTTCTCTTCCGTTTCTAAATTCTTCTAATATTTCAGAAACTTCACTATGTATTAAAGCAACAAAATCTGTTGGTTTTAAAATTGATTCACGAAAACCATGTTTTTCATTATTTTCTCCAACTTCTTTGCAAAATTCTTTTATTTTAAGTTCACTCATATACAATTTCCTTTCATAATCACAAGTATTTATAAATCCCAAAATTTAAAATCTTTATCACAACACATACATTTAACACTTTGTGCTTCTCCGATTGCCGTAGGAATAAATTCATATACAAATTGTTCTCCAGCAGTTTCATTTGAAATGCAACCTTTTTTTCTATGATTTTCTACCCAATCGTCAATTGATTTATCGGTTTTGAATTTCATTTAATTATTCCTTTCTCTTTTAATAATCTTTCAGTGTCTTTATGAGTTAATATAATATCTTTTTCTTCGTGTACTTCTCTCTGTCTCTTACAATATTTTTTAATATTATCTACACATTTTTTACAAATTCTAATTTTGTAATGTCTTTTCACTCTTACTGGGTCATTCCCGAAAAATCCTAACCCGTTCATATCAGAACATGTGAGAGTAATACCGTCTGTATCTGTAACTTCTTTTCTACAAATATCACAAATCTCAATTACTGCCATGATTCATCCTCTGTTTTTTCTTAATATCAAGACCATTCTTTATAATTTTTACACCCGAAGAATCCATGTATACTTCTTCACCTACACAAAAATCTGTAATGGATTTCAACAAATCACACATATCAATGTTACATATTGAATTATATTTACTGCAAATCCAATCATCATTCTTCATTTTTGATAATGGACAATCAAATGGATGTTTCGGCATTTCGTCTACAATAATTTTCATAATTTATTATAATTCCTCTCTTAAACCATAGTAACTGTACGTTTTCCATTACTAATCAATTTATCAATTACTTCATTAATATTATCTACGCCCGCTGCTTCAATTTTTTTACTCATTTCTTCCAGTGACATTTTCTTTGAAATGTCTATTGTCATATCATTTTCTGATATTTTGAAATCATATTCATCCAAATTTTGATATGTTATCAATTTTATTCTCCTAACACTAAAATCGCTTTATAATATTTGCTGTTGCATGAACTTGCTTCAATTTTATAACCTTTAGTTAAATGTTCATTCATCTTATTTTCAAAATCTACTTTATTTTCTATTTCTAAAATCACACATCTTTTTCCTATTAATGACATTCCTTCGGTACATATTCCATTCATAGAACTACCACACATAAATTCATGACATTCTTCATTAGGTCTTGGACAACTCATATCATACTCCTTCCACTATACTATATATTGTATTATTAATTATTTTATATACAATATATAGTAATATTTTTCTAATGAAATCCGTATTTCATCTTAGGAATATATTCACTTATGCAACTATATCCTCAATACTTTTTTCTCCAACTGGAAATACTTCTGGCTCTTCGGCAGCCACAGACTCTACATTTTTCTTTAACTGTTCAAAATAACTATCTTTTAATTCACTTGCAATTCCTCTTCTTCCTAATTTAAGTGCAACATATGGAGTAGAACCAATTCCACCAAACGGATCAAATACAATATCGTTTGGATTCGTCCATAATTCAATACATCTCTGAATTACTTCAAGTTGTAATGGACAAATATGTTTCTCATCCTGTTCAGACCTTGCTGATTTTCTCTGTAATGTATCACTTTGTCTAATGTCCATCCATACAGGTGAAGCGTAATTTTGCCATACATTAACAGGAAATGATTCATTTGTATGTTCAACTCGTTCTGGATTATCACCAGGTTTTCTAACCGTAATCACATAGTCTGGAAGTCCTTGACGACTCATACTACTATCTTTCTTAATCTGTTTATGTAAAAGTCCAAGTGCTTTTGTTCTTTGCATTTCTGTAACAGGATTCTTCCAAATAGTTACTTTACTATGGTAGATGAATCCACAATCCTGAAAGATTTTAAGCATGAGCGCAGGAAAATCTTTTAATCCAATAACACCATCTCTTGATTTCATAAGAGGTAAATCCATACAGTGAAAACTCAGAAGTCGTCCAGGCATTGTAATTCTATATAATTCTTTTGCAAGATATTTGAAATGATTATAGAATTCTTCATCACCTTTACAGTTACCCATATCTCTATCTGAATTAGAGTACACATATAACTGTGAAAATGGTGGTGAAAAGATAGTGTAATGGATGCTATTATCTGGAATCTCCTTAGTAATTTCTACACTATCTCCATGATAAAGTGCATATCTATTTGCTACTGCTTGATCAATTACGTTCATCATTATTTAAATTCCTCCCAGTTTGGTAATTTCATTGTTGTATTTGCTTCATATGGTGTAGTAAGCCTACACGTTGATTTAAGCTCTTTCTTAGTAATCTCTTTAGTTAGATTAATCATTGCATCCCTCATAGTGATAAAATCTAACTGTTTTCTTTCAATATTCTCTTTTACACAACCTTCTTTTGCTGAAATGATTATGTATACATTAACTTCTTGAGTCTGACCAAAACGCCAACATCTTCTTACAGCCTGATAATACTGTTCAAAACTATCCGAAAGACCAGTAAAAATAACATTGTGACAATTCTGCCAATTCATCCCATACCCTGCCAATTTTGGTTTGCTGATAAGACATTTTAATGTTTCATCTGAGAATGATAACATTGTTTCACTTTTGTATTTATTCTTATCACTTCCTTGTACATTTTTACTTTCTTCAATCAGCTCATTTAATCTATCGCCTTCTGCGTTTAAATCACACCAAACTAACCACTGTTCATCTGAACTATTTACCAATTCCGCAGCCTTTTGACATCTTAATTCAAGAGTTTCTTTTCTTGCATTTCTACGTTCTGTTAATGTAAGTGATTCAGTAAATGGTTCATCTCCATCAACTATAATTTCATGAATATTCAAATTAGGTAATTCATAATCTGTACCGTCATATCCTAAATTTGATGGATTATCAATAAATACAGACCAACTTGCCATCCATTGCCAAAATACATCTTTTGCATGACCTTTTAATCTCCACTTAGATGTTTGACCACCATCATGAACAAAGAACATTGATAGCATCTCTGAACGTGTCATAACTCCACAAAATTCAGAATGATTTCCCAACTCCATATAATCATTTGGGGCAGGTGTCGCAGTACAAGCTAATTTATAGGGAACATTTTGAAAATTTTCGATAATAGAAGTCCTCACTTTACCAGTGTAGGATTTAAGAATTGAACTCTCGTCTAAGACTACTCCAACAAATTCATTTGCTACGAATTTGTCTAGCTTTTCATAGTTTGTAATGTTGATTCCATTAATACAATCTTCTTGTTTCTCACATACTTTTGCAATATAATGAAATTTCTCCGCTTCTCTTTTCGTTTGATCTGCAACCGATAATGGTGCAAGAATCAAAACTTTGCCACCTGTATGTAAATGTACTTGATGCGCCCATGATAACTGCATGGCGGTCTTTCCCAAGCCACACTCTGCAAAAATACAAGCTCTACCTTTTGCTAACGCCCACCTCACTACATCTTTCTGGAAGTCAAATAACATTGGATTTAATTTATCTTTATCAATACTAAATCCGCTACTTTCCAGAACGTAATCTTTTTGTTTTAGAAAATCTTCGTAATTCATTAAATCTCCTTTTCATCAAATATATATTTCTCTATAAAATCTAATTCTCCGTTAGGCTTTAATCTTTTATATTCATCAATCCAATATTGTAATTTAACATTATTTTTATCAGTTAATCGCCACAATGCATAATCAAATGGATGATGTGTTTCTTCTATTAGAATCTCTTTACAAAATTGAAACAAATTATGAGCATATTTATTTGATTTGCGCTTATCTTCACCATTCGTTATAAATGCTGATGTATCATCATATTGTTCTCTCAATGAAGATAATTCTCTATCGAATAATTCTGTTTTTGCATTATAATAACAACGCACTTTATAATAGGTATTCTTTAAATTATTTTTGTGTATTGGTTCACACATATAATATTTTTTATACTGTTCTTCTGGCAATAAAATAATCACTTCCTTTTTTATAAAATATGTATAAATTCTGGTATTCTATTCTTATTTCTCATATTGACCTCCCGATAAAAGAAAATTTCATTTTATATTACCATTCATTTTTGCCCTCAATAATGCTTGTAAATATTCTTGAGGATTATCTTTAGCGGCTTGGAATCCTGCTTTTTGTCTTTTAATATCATCAAGTACGATTTTATATTTAGGACTATTGCTTACTTCTTCTCTATATTTTTGTACTTCTTCACGAGTTGCTATCTCTTTATCAACTAAAATTCTCAATACAACTTGTACGTCAATTGCTATTTTAAGAATAGTTTCTTGCACTTGCAATTCGTGCAGAGCTTCTTCTGGTTTATAAAAATTATCATTGCTTACTGGCATTTAATATCTCCCTTCCAATAATTTCAGTTAATGTTCTAGGCGTATAATCCAGATAATTCATTATTCATCATCCACTTTCTCAAATTCATAAATAGAATTTTGCGTTTCAACATTTATATAAGTAACATCTCCATTATTATCTTTAACATATTTAAAAGACTTTACAAAACTTGTTCTCAACAGCATTATCCATCTCATTGGAGTTCCATCGGAATCTCTTACATATTTAATAAGCAATGGAAAGTCAATCAAAATATCATTAATGTCAAGACTAATAATCCTTCCAATTCGTATAGGGTATCCGTTATCCTGCCTATCTAAACCTTTTAACTCCCCCTTTACTATGTTTGATACTTACGATTTTGTATAACATATTTACTCTCTTAATCTTCTACAGGAATCCATTTTTTAACTTTGACTTCTTTAAGTTCTACTTCTGTACATTTAACTTCATCTTCATATTCCCAAGGTCTTTCATTCTGATATTCTGTTGCACCTTCTGAATATGTAGTCATGTAAAACTTTCCATTATCTTCAAATACAATCTCATGAACTATTGACCATCGAGTAGTATCAATGATATCATCTTCAATTAACTCACAATCATATGGTAAACCTAGTTCCTTTGTTAAATATTCTTTGTTAAATACTTTCATTCTTGCCATTGTATTATTCTCCTTTTATACTTCAAAATCTTAACGGTAAATGTTCTCTATCGTAAATAATAATAGTAGAAATTGTATTACATCTAAGTCTCCATCCTCTAGTTATATCTTTTGGACTAATAATCCAAACAGTGGTTACTGTTCCATCTTTCCACGAATTATAATCCTCTTTTTTAATTGCTCCAAAGTGCCAATTATCAGGGGAACTTTCATTGTTTCCCGTTATGGCATTAACCATATAATAATTATCATTATTATAATAAGAGACATTTCTTGATTTTGGATGAGTCCAATAATACATTAAAAATGAAACAAAAATAATCACTACAACAATAAATACGCTATAAAAAATTTTATCTTTTCTTTCTTCTTTGTTCAATTTCTATACCTCGCTTATATCATGCATCTAACACAGCAATCTGGATTATTGTCCAGTACATATTCTGATATTTTACTTAATCTCATATATCTTTTCCTTACATTATTTATTATTATCTCCATTTCCTTATGAAACAACGGTTTCATTTATTTACAATATCATACATTTCAAGTGACTTACTTGTCATAGTTGCTAATTCAACATCTGTCTCCAATAATTCATATAAAACACGAGGTAATTCATCAATTAAAATATGTTCTGGCTTTTCCTTTAAGTAAGTAAATTCTTCGACTGTATACACTTTAATGTATTTTTCTGTTATGCTTTCAAGAAAGTGTTTCTGACATTCTGTTCCTACAAGAATTGGATATCCTGTTTTAATCGCTTTATTAACGATAATTGTAGTTTTACCAGTTCCTCTAGGATTATTTAAAATTTCCATATGTATTTATTCTCCCTTCTAATAACCTTTCACTTCTTCTAAAATACAAGAAATGTCATTATCTAATGTCCCATCATTATTAGTATGACTGTCTACTACTCTGATTACATCTTTCTCTCGTAATAACTTATCTTCATTTTTACTGTAAATACTCGTTATAACATACCATTCTTAATTAATTCATGAACTATATCCAAATAATCTCGTTTGTCTCTATATTTACAATTAGAATTTTTATGTATTCGTGGGTCATCCTTATTCCAATCAAATACATCAAAGCAAATATTACTTACGAATAACATTTTTCGTCCTTTTACAACGCAAAGATAATAGCATTCTGCATCTGGCGGAATACCTTTGCATTTCTTGAATCCATATTTAATAAATTCTTTTACTTTTACTCTAGGAATTAACACTATTCAATTCTCCTTTAATACGTTCACCTTTTCTTTTACGTTTCTTATATAAATCATTTAATTCTCGTTCTAAGTTTTTCTTTTCTATTGGATTCTTACAATATTTTATTCTCTTTTTAAGAGATGAAATTGTATCTTGTTTTGATTGGACTTCATTACAAATCTCATCCAGAACTTCGCTAAGAGAAGGATACGTTCTCATTGATTCTAATAATTCTTTTAGTTTCATATCATAATCATCATAAAAAATACTATCTTGTTTCATTTTTCTTCTCCTTAAGCAATGTTAAAAATTTTATCCACCATTTTTGATAAAATTTAAGTTTCGTTCCCATTGCTTTTTCAATAAACTTCTCAGGATGCTCATTCCAATATTGACATAACTTCCTTATTTCTTCATCAGTCATTGACATATTTTTATTTCTTTCTCCTCATAACCAACTCAAAATCTGTGTTAGGGTATGCAATCTGATATTCTTCTTTTTCAATTTCTTCATCTTTCATATTACTCATAAATCATTCAAACACAGCTGCAATAGCTCCATCCGTTACATCTGTTTTGTTACCCACCCATATATGTTTCTCTGTGTCTTGTAATCCATAGTAAATATGATTTGTAATTGGACTTACACCAAATCCTTTTTCTCTTGCCATGTTGTTCTCCTATCTATTGAAAATATTTTAACTTTATTTAATTGCAATGAATATAATCCATGTCGCAATAATCTGTAAAACATGAATCGACTGATCGTGAATAAGATTAATATTCTTTTTATTCGCTTTACAATTATCGACAATACAATGAATTACCCAATTAAAAATAAAAACAAAAATATACATTTTGTGTGTTATATCATATGGATTAAAATATGTATAAATTGTTGGAATTAACATAATCATGAAAGTCCAACTAAACGCATGTTCACATAATGCCATAATATAATCATTTGAATATAACTTGTCAGGCGCATTTTTCTCCCACCATGATTTCTGTTTGGCAGATGCTAACCATCCTTGCAGATAATAGTCATCTACGATATGACAAAATAACATTGCTAACAATAAAACTATCTTTAAATACATACTACTATTTCCTTTCTATCACTTAAAAATGATTTCTTTTATCTATACTACATTTATTCTCCATCAAATTCACTTGCAATACGTCTAATTGTAGTAATTGCATTTGATGTCATATCATCAATTATTAATGGGTCAGTTGTTTTATCATGAAGTTCTTCATTCCAATACCATTCTTTCATTTCATCCACACATTTCTCAACAAACTTTTTAACAATATCCTTTTTCAATATTCTAAGTTGAACATTATATTCAGAAATAGGAAATGCGATTAATTCTTCTCCATCATCAGATATAAGAAAATTTGAATGTTTTACTTTTTGATGATATGTTTTACTCATAATTTCACTTCACTTTCTATTAAATGAAATTCTGCTTTCATTTAGTTATCTAATTCTCAAACTTTCGCTCTGTGGTTCTAAATGACACCACTCACAATTAAGTGAACCATCTTGTCCTTCTAATCCATTTTCCTTTAAATAATCTCTCAGCTTTTCTCCATCTACAGCATCGGGTTGTTTAATTCTATATTCTTCTGGAATATTCTCTACATCAACATCAATTGTAAGTTTTCTTTTACCACCATTCTTCTGAATATTAAATGAAAATAAATCTGTTGTAAATTTCTTCTTACCTGTTGCTCTCATACACATTTCAAGATTTTGTTTCAACCATTTGATACGATTTTCATATGTTTTTTTACGAGATGTAAGTCGGTTATTTTCTTTCTGAATACCATCTACATCTGCTTCAAGAGCCTTGATAATTTTCGCATATCCATCTGCTTTATCTTCGATTTCGTATTCAATTGATTCAAGAGTATCCATAATCACTTCTTCATCAACTTCCTCGTCTTCTAACATATTGAGAAGTTCTAAAAAGTCATTTGTTAATTCATAAATATTTGCCATATAATTTTATTCTCCTTTTTCGTTTTTTAATCTATAAGCATTTTCAAGTAACATATCTTTTAAAAATGTTTGCTTTGTCTTTACTTCTTTAGTTTGAATAGCCTTTCTAATAGCATAATTATTACCAACTAATACACAATATTTTTTTGCTCTTGTAATGGCTGTATAAAGTAATTCTGAATTATTCATAATATAGCTACTTGTATCCATACCAACAATTGTTGATGTAAAACCAGATCCTTGCATCTTATGTGTGGTACACGCATATGCCAATTCAAGATTTTTTGAATCGCTTTTACTAAATAATACTTCTCCGATACCAATAAAATTAATTGTACAATATCCATTGTCTTCAATTTCCTTAACGATTCCTATATTTCCATTAAACACAGGTGTTATATCACCTTCTGAATTTGTACATTTATAATTATTTTTTGTATTAAGTACCTTATCTCCAACTCTAATCGTATATTTCTTAGCTTCATCATTCTTTTTTTCTAAGAAAATTTCAATCTCATTACCATTGTTGAATTTTGGATTATAAATATTCTGAATTTTAGTATTAAGATTATAACAAGAGAGTTCTCCTTTTAATCTCATAGGAACACATACTTGAACTTCCATAATATTATCAAATTTCTCCATTTCAGTTTGAAAATGTCGAATGATACAATCTGCCATAGATTCTTTTGAATTAGATATATCTAATTCCATATCTTTTAATTCGCCAAGTATAGCACATCCTTCAAATTTATTATTAAAAATTTGTTCTTGATTTGCTACTTTAATTGATGTAGGAATAATACCACTCATAAGAGCCTGTCTATGTGGTTTAGTAAGTTTTACAACAGGAAGTACATTACTATCAAGAATATCAGCAAATACTTGACAATTACCAATAGGTGTTAGCTGTTGAACATCACCCATAATAATTACTTTTGCACCTGTTGGGATTGCTTCAAGCAAGGATAAAAACAATGTACCGTTTATCATAGTTGCTTCATCAATCAAAACAATATCGACTGCTAATTTATTCTCTTTGTTAAACATAAATTCGCCATTTTGATATCCTAAAGCCCTATGAATTGTACTAGCTGGAAGTCCCGTAGCTTCTGTAATTCTTACACTTGCTTTGCCAGATAATGCACAAGCTAAAATATTATAGTTATCATATAATGAGCAAATACCATTAGCTGTGCTGGTTTTTCCCGCTCCTGCTAATCCAGTTAAAGCCATTACATGATTATCTAAACTTAATTTAATAGCAGCTATTTGTTCTTCTGTAAAATTAAAACCTTGTTCTTCTTCTACTTTCTTAACAATTGTTTCCCAATTACCAATATTAAATGATTTTGGAATATAATCATCATGAAGACCTATTCCATATGAATCATTTTCTACAACTTCTATAAGCCCGATTTGAAGTCTTATTAATTCATTCATTATATTTTTTTCTAAATTGTAAAATTTTTTGAGTGCAATTTTTGAACCATTATTAAGAACTACAACATCATTATCATCCATCATTTGTTTCGCTGTAGTATTTATAACTTCTTCTGGAATATATCCTAATGTATCATATAATGCTTTCATCAATTCTTGATAATTAATATAACTCTTTCCTGCTTCTCCTTGCTCATTTAAACAATGTAATAAAAATCCTTTAACTCGTCTAATATCATATTGACCAATCCCTACTTTACAAGCTACTTCATCTGCTTTTTTAAATCCCACACCATCCATACGCACTAAGTCATATGGATTATTTCTTACAACGTCAATTACTGTATCTGGTGAATGATAAAAGTCTACTAATTTTTTGATAAATGTATGTGTTAACCCTAACTGTCCAAGTTCCATATAAATAGAACTATAATCTTTTGATTCTTCATATTCATCAATCATTTTTAAAGCTACCTGATTGCCAATTCCTTTGATTTTCATAAGAGATTTTATGTCTCTATTCTCTAAAAGTTGAATTACATCATCATATTCATCGAATAGTTTATCAACAAGATTTTCATTTAATACATTTTTAAGGAATTCTTTCTGTTTATCTTTACTTGAAATATCAATACATTTACTAATATATACAATTTCGTATGTGTCTCCGTATTGCTCATTAACTTCTGAAAGTTTACAATATACTTTATATGTTGTTCCATATTCTACACTTGGGCATATTCCTTTTAATTTAATTTGAGGTTTATCATAATTTGTAAATTCAAGTAATTTCGTTATATTTACTTTAAAAATTCCAAACTCTCCACTTTTTATTTTTTTTGAATATTTAGGATAGAATATTCTATCCAAAACACATTCAAATTTTAAAATTTTTTCTTCAATCATTAACATACCTCGCAATCTGTTATAAGTGAATTTCCTTTACCATACTTTCTATAAACAATGTCATATTGAGTAATTACGTCATATTCTTTATCTATATCAGCAACCACAATATTCTTTCCTTCATCATCTTTCCCTATAATTTTCATGGCAAATTGTTTCTCAGAATTTTTAACATCAATAATATCTCCGTCTTGTAAAGGAAGAATTTTAAATATTTCTTTTTTAATCTTCCTATACTGTATTTCTCCATTTCCCATATTATAAAGAATTAAGTTAGGTGCAATAACATTTCTTGTATTTAAAACAAAATATCTATTAACAAACAATGGATTTTTATATCTCACTGTTCCAAATTTATTAACCTGCATCTCCATAATTTCATATGGATTAATATGTTCATCTGGAATAATATTGAATATTTCTAAAAGAGCTTTTTTAGAGTTAAGATTATTATAAGATTTACCTGTTTTTGATAATTCAGCATTTGAAATCACAATAGATTTGATAATTTCATCAGAGATTTTTTTATTTAATGTAGTTATTGTTATTTTATTTTTCCCATGCAGCATATAAAAATAATCTCTAAATAACAATAATTTTTTTGTTTTTCCATAATTTGAACAACAATCAGCAATAAGATATTGTTCTAAAATTTTCTTCGTTATTTTATTCTCTAAACACTTTTCTAAAAAATCATAAAATGTAGAACTCTCACACATACATTTAAATAAAATGTTTGGAGTTTCATCCATTTTTTCTTCATCTTTAGTTAAAAACATTTCAATTCGTTTCTTTGCTTCATTAATGTAATACTCTTTATCTAAATGTTTGGGAATGCTTTTTTCATGAATATCTTCATTATCTATAAATAAATGTTTAGGTGTATTTGCAAACTGTTCATAAGATTTAACACCTTTCTCAATTTTTAATTTATAAATAGAACCATCAGACACTCTTTTACTAGCAAATACTCTATGTACTTTACCTTTTAATAATTCCCCGTCTATTGATGTGATCTTATTATCTTTTGCAGCTATACCATTTCCATACCAAATTTCTTTATATTTTGCAGACAACTTAATAACTTTTTGGAATTTGATATATTCTGTACATTCATTGATAGTTTGTTCAACTGGAATACTATAAGCTAAATAATTTCTAACTGCATCATTAAGGATAGGTAAATCATTATCAATGGGTTTATTGAATTTAACCATTGCTCCTTTACATTCCAGTTTTCCATTTTTCATAACAGCAATGTAATTATTTACATCTTTTTGAATGAGTTTTGTATATTCATCAATTTCAAATTCCATTCGAAGTCGTTTCCCAACCTCATTTGTAATCTCAATTACCTTATTCTTCATGTCTTCATTCTCACAAAGAACAAAAATACCATCTGTATTTGTCTGTAATAATCTACAATAAGGTTCAAGTTTATCAATCAAATCAAGAATAAACATTTGTCCAAATATACAAGTTAAATTAGCCATTAATGGATCATATGCTGGATTATTTCTATCTTTAGTTGCTCCATATACACCATTAATCATAGGTTTGAGAGCTTTATTTTTAGAATTTCCTTCGTCTTTTAATTTCAATCTAAAGTTTTTCATTTGTTTAAAATCATCAGGATTTTTGAATTTTCTACTCAACAAATCATATTCGATATCTGTTGTAGGATACATTGAAGCTACGTCAGCATGTAGAATAATTCCTTCAAATACAGCTTCTTTGTCATCAGCACCATGACACCCTCCCCATGCAAATACATGAGGAATTCCTGCAACATTGCAGCATAACTGATTATTATGCTGATTGTCTTCTGACCGAAGATGTTCTTTATATCTCCAATTTTTAGGATTCATATACCATTCTGGAATAAATTTGTATTTATCAGATAATTGAATTGTTTCTGGAAGGCGAATATCAAATTCATCATCGAGAGTATGTTGGTTTACGGCATTTAGAATTTTAGAAGCTAATTGAACTTTTGTCTTTGTGAAGTATGACATATCAAGACCATATAATTCAATGATATCTAATTGACCTTCAAAATCATCCCAACAGTAATCAAGAACTCTTAATACTTCAATTACATCATGTTCATTATAATATAATGTCTGTTCTATTTCTTCATCTGTAAGTTCTCTATCAATATTAAAGTCAACTTCTGTTTCTCTAATATCATCTCCCATAAAAGCTTCTAACTGCTTCAACGATTTATCTTTTAAAATAGTATCATAATCATTTAATGGATATTTCTTTGCATTTTTTACAACTTGAAAAGGTTTTTTACCCTCTTTAATGAGCTTATCATTTACATATCCAACATTAATTCCATCAAGAATTCCTTTAAAAATTCCCGTATCATACTGTCTGCCATTATATGAAATAAAAATATCATCTTTATGGTTATTATAAAATCCTGTTAATTTTACTCTATCATTTATTATAACTATTTTATTTTTTCTATCTTCATAATTTATAAATGTAACACAAAACCAACCTCCTCCTGGTATAGCTGAGTATACTTCGAAATCATAACCCCAAATTATACTTTTATCTATTATATCAATCACCATCCTTATCCAAATGTAAATCCAGAAACTTTTTCACTCTTATAAAACATCCAATCCTCAACTATTACTTGTGCTACTTTACCTGATTTATAATCAATAGAAAATCTTCCTACAATATCAAATTCAAAATTATCTCCAATAGAAATAATTTCTTTATATAAAGAAGCTAATGAACTACCTCTTGTCTGTTTTACAAATTTTATATTATGATACGCAAATTCAATTTTGTTCTGTTTTGCACCTAACAAATAAAGACTATATTTATTACATGGAACATTCTTGATAAGAAAAATAGGTTCAGATACAGTGTTACCCCAAATTCCATCCCATTTAGCAACATTTTTAATTATTTGATCGTGAATTTGATTTGCTTCATATACGTTATATACATGATATGTAGGTTCATCAATTTTTCTCATTGTTGACAGCAACGAAAATAATTTATTTGTATTTTCAAAATAAATTTCACATCCAAATGCGTTTGGATGTCCTTCTACTTTATTAAACAATCCTGTATCTTTACACCATTGATTAAAATTTAAAATTTCACATTTATCACTTCCTCTACCACTTCCTCTACATACATCACCTTTTCTTCTCATTAATAAACATGGACGTTGATATTGGTCTGCAAGTCTATTAGCAATAAGACCAGTAGAATTACTGTCAACATTATCTTTTGCATTACATACAAGAATAGGCAATTTATTCAAATTAAATTGTTTGATTTCTTCAGATAAAGCAGCGGCACTATTTTCTGTTATTTTTTTCTGCTTTCTATTTGATGATTGACAAGCTTTAAGAACGTACTCTTGAATAGTCATGTTTACTACTCCTTTTCCTCGTACTTTTCTATCAAGCATCTTATCTGAATTACACAATGCTTCAAACATATAACATTTATCTTCATATTCTCCTAATCGAATCATTGAGTTCATAAGAGGGCAAATATAAAATCCAATACCATTTATTGTGATTTTATTATTCATTGAATACATTTGAGCATCCACCAAAACAGATATAAGTTTATTTTTACTTACTTTATTTCGTATCTGTTCTAATCCTTTTAAAATTAAATATCTTGTTTGAAGATTAACTACATCTGCTCTATCCCCAATCATACCTAATGCAACTAAATCTAAATAATCATCTGCATATTTTACACCATAATATTCATCTAATAATTTTGTAAATTTATATGTAATTCCAACTCCTGTCATAGCTTTATCAGTTACTTTATTTGAAAGTTGATTGTTAACTACTATTGCAGGATTATCAGAAGCATCAATACTATGATGATCTAAAATAATAACATCTTTTCCACTCTTAATTAATTTTTCACATTCTTTTGAATCTCCTGAACCTGCATCTGGAATAATGATAAGTTTTGAATCATCTTCACACATCACATCTACAAATTCAGATAATCCATGTGCTTTACCTTTGTGAATAAAACATCTTATTTCAATATTAGGATTTATTTGTTTTGTATATTGATAAATGTTAGATGCTGATGTAAAACCATCAACATCACAATCTACTAACAAATCTATAATGCTCTTATTTTCAACATGATTTACAAATACATCTCTTGCTTCTTCAATATTATCAAAGAGTAATTCACTCTCTGTATTTTTAATAGTAGGATGTAAAAACGAATTAATATCTTTGATACCTTTCAATGTTAAAATATCATTTAATTCATATCCAAACCTCACATGTCCAAGTACATCATATTTAAAACTCACTTTACACCACCTTATTTATTGATTAGTTCCCACATATATTTTATTCTCCATTAGTTGAATTAAAATTTCTTTTCCTCTATCTGTTGGGCTATCCTTATATCTAAGTAAATCATTTGTGTCCCAAAGAACCGAAACAGTTACAAACGGACTCAATTTATCAATAATTTTATCTTTTATGTGTTTAGCCCACTTTTTACATTCATCAGAATCAATGATTTCGTATTGTTTGTCCAATGCAATTATCACTTCCCTTACACCTAACATTAAAATCAATCCTTTTTGATAATCTGTTAAATTACTTCCACATAATGCAACAGTAAAATTATCTTCTCCAAACATAGTGTCTGTTTGTAGAACTGATTTTTCAGCTTCTACAAGCATGATTTTTCTTTTTTTTTGGATAGTTTTTATATTATGATTTAACCCAAATAAATTCATTCCAAGTGAATGATTGTAAAATTTTCTTCCGATTTTAAATGGGGTATATTTGCCAAACAATTCAATATCTTCGTTTATTAATGATCTTCCACGGACACCTATTAATTGGTTATTTATATCAAAATGAGGAATTATAATTTTTTGCTGCCATGTAGAATATAAAATGTTATATTTTTTCATGGTCTTTACGGATATTCCCTCTTTAATCCATTCTTCTGTATACATTTCTTGAAAAATATTTAAAATTCTCTTATCATATGGAACTAATAATCTTTCTTTTGATTCTTTTTTACTACTCTTTTTATACTTTCTAATGAATTCCCAATCAGAAATTTGTTCCTGTTTACCAAATCCATATTCATAATTATCAAGATTGAGTTTTACGCATATCCAATTTATAGCTTTTTGAAATTCTTCTTGTTCGTAGTCTTTATATCCCATTACCACACCAATGATATCCAATTGACCACATTCTGTATAGCAGTGAAAAGACATCGAATCTTTATAATAATATAATTTAGGTTTTGTGCCATGATGACATATAGTGTCTGTAATCCATATATCATCATCTTCATAATAAAAAGTTGCATCCATTTCTATGAGCAATTTTCTAATATCTTCTTCTTTTAATTTCTCTTTTAATTCTTGGGCGGTCATCATATACCTCCCTACTTAGATACTTTTTGATAATTCCATAGCCAAATCTGACCCTGAGATATCTACATCCGTTTCAATAATTCCAACATCACCTACATCATCAAGCTTAAAATCAATAAGTGTTTGTTCAATATCAGTTATAAGTTCATAATTATAATTTGTTACAAAACAATCAACTTCTCTCATTGTTCCCATATTAAGTTTTGTCCAAATAATGATATTGTGCCACTTACCGCCACGATTTTTGAAAATATAATATGACATATTTGGAATTAACTTTCCAAAACTTCCATTACTTTCAAGAATTGGTTTGAGTTTTTTTAAATCCTTATGAGTTACTGGAAGTGCTAAAATACCACCATCTGCTTTTTCAATAATAGCCTTAGAACCTTTTAATGCTCCTGCATCTTTATTACCATCTTCTTTATAATTGTCATTCAACTGCGTTGAAGAACCTAAATATATATTAAATTTATTACATACCAATTTTAATGACTCACTAAATAAGAAGAGAATTTGATCCGTTCTAAGTCTTGTGTGAGTTTTATTGTAATAATATTCATACAATGAAGGGGAATCATTAATGTAATCAAAAAAACAAGCAACTATTTTATAATTCAAAATATATTTTTCAATAGTTTCTGAAATAAGGTCAATTGTAAAATCAGGCATATATTCAACATAATATTCATATGTCTCAATATATTTTGCCGATTCATTGAGAATTTTTTCTTCTTCTGGTGTAATATCATCCCAAATTTCAATTCTTTCTTGTTCAATACCACTTACATGTGCAAGAATAATATCTTGAATTTCTTCTTTTTCTAATTCTGTAGAAATAAATAATACTGGTTGACTATCACCTGTGGAAATCCATTCTTTTTTATTCCAATCATATATTCGATCGGATACCATATTGCATCCATCTGCAAGTGAATTTCTTGTTTTGCCACCACCTGATACAGAACTCCTCAATATGTATTTTTTAGGTCGCATACCTCTATATACAGTTGTTAAATACCTTGATTGAAAAGGATAACCATATACATTCTGTTGTTCTTTGTGTTCATTTAATCTATTTGTAATTCCATCTCCCACTTTGAATGAATAGTTATCACTAAATCTATTTTTCCACATAGATTTAAAGTCCATAAATTTATTATTTATTGCATTGAGAACATCCATACTTGTTAATCTATTAAATGCTTCTAACTTTTCATCGTCATTTTCATCATATAAAAAACTAATATCCATTTTCAATGATTCTGCGGCATTTCTAACAATAGAATATTTACGAACATCATCATAATATTTTCCAATGTTCATAGTCTTATCAGATGACATATCAATAGCTGATTCAATATATCCCCAACCATCATTATTCTTCCAAAGCGAAATAGCTGTATTAAATTGGGAAATTTCATTTTCTATATCAATAGGGGTAATTTTTTTGACATTTCCTTTCTTGGCAATGTTTACAATCGCACCCCAAATCATTTTATGAAAATTTTCAGGATAATCATTTTCATTTGTTGAGTATTTTTCATCTAATACATATCTTGGATTTAAACAGTAACACCCAAATAACAAAAAAATAGCTTTTTTATCTACCTGCTGATTAATATTAATTTAAATCACCACCTTTTAACAAATCCTCCAAATCTATCAAAGATGTTGATTCTTTTTTGGAGTTCATAGAAGTTTTTTTGACAATCTTAGTCTTGATTTTTATATCTGATAATTTATTGATTTGCTCTTTCAATTTTTCCTGTTGTGAATAATAATTTTTAGCATCATTATAATAATATTTAATTAATGATATACCATATTTTTCAATAAAAGATTTATTCAACACTTCTTTACAATACCAAAGTGTATAAGTCATTGCTGCGTATGAATACTCATATTCAGTTTTAAACTCTTTAATTTGTTTAAGAATATATCCAGTTGGCTTATCTAATTTATAATTATTACAAATAAATTCAATCAACTGTTTATATTCAATAGATTCTCTTTCAATTTTCTCATAGCACTTTTCACAATATGTTTTCGAAGCATGTGTATATTTTTCTTCTGGTTGTAGTTTTTTACCACAACTTTTACATGTTGATAATCTAGCCATATACATCTCACTTTAAAATAAGAGGGATGGAAATTCCATCCCCATGTTTATAGTTTTAATATTTATGCTTTAATTTCATATTTTTTAATTAAATCTTCAAGTTCCATTACAATTACTTTTGTTAAATCTAACTGTGTATCTCTAAGCGTATCAAACATTTTTACATGTCCATTATCATCAAGACCAAGATTTCTCTGAAGAACAGCCGTTGCTTCTGCAAGATGACCATTTGATGCAAGTATTCCACCAAGTTCAACTCCTCTTGCTTTAATTGCATTAAAATCTTCAACTGGCATAGCCTTATCAATTGTCTTTTCTTTAGTTGTAAAATCTCCACCCAAATCTTCAACAGCTTTTATCCAAGTTGTTTTTAAATCTTTAACATTGATTTTATCTGGAAGATTAAATGTGTCCTTTAAATCTGGATATTTGTCTGTTTTCTTAAATGTAATAAATCTTTCATCTTTTTCTCTATACATATATCCAACAAGATAAGCAGCCTCTCTACAATATGAAAATGTATTTTTATTAAGCTTTAATGTATCGCTTTCTTTTTTTGTATCAAAATCTTTGCTATGTGTTGATTGTGCAATGAAATGTACTGTATATCCAAGACTCTGAATAATACCAATATTTCTTAATGCACTTTTAAAGCGAAGTGAACCTTCTCCAAATGCACCAACATCCTTTAAAATTTCTGCATCTCTATTTTCAAGTACATATCTTTCACAACTTTCTTCAAATTTATCAAGTGTATCAATTACAATACATGAAAATCTCTTTTTAAATTCAGGATTTCTTAACTGACTAATGACTGATTTCAAATCTGCCATTGTATCAATTTTTACAGCCATAATTCCTGGAATATTCTGAAATCTATCTTCAAATTCCAAAAATAGCGGATCTTTATCAGATACAAGTTCTTTTAAAAATTTCATAAAAGTTGTTGTTTTACCAACACCTGTATCTCCCATCCAAACTGTAGAATACTGAGTCAAATCAACTGATACTTTATTTGGTTTTAAATCTAACAAATTTCCAATCATTAATAATTTATCTCCTTTATCTCTCAAATGTTTTATTATTTACCTACTTAAGAATGATTCTTAAGTAGGTTATTTTATTTTTTATCGCTTATTACTGTGCAAATGGATTATATGTAGTCTGTGGAATAGGTGTGCTAGTATTCTTCTGGAATCCTTCGGCGATCTGAGAAGATGCTTTTCCTGCTTTAATTTCAGCTAATTTAGCCTTTCTCTTAGATTTTAATGTGTCAATAATATCCTGTGTAAGCTCATGCTCAAATACTGTACTAACCGCAGTTCCAGACTTAATTAAATTCTTTTTAACGGTCTTTTTTACTTTCTTTACAATATCTGTACCAAATGCTGCTTTTTCTGTAACTTCTTCATAACTAACAGTATTGATAACTGTTCCAACAAATTTTGCAAATCCACCTTCATAATAACCTGCACTTCTAAATGCATCTGCCATTGATTTGTCAACAGTCATTCTAATTGGAATAAATGAATCTACCTCATAAGAATTAGAATCTTTAAAATCTTTCTGATTCTGTCTAATTGCATCCATGACAACGATTAGATTTCCAGTTAATCCATTTTTTGTCATTTCATCTGAAATTGATTCGATAACTCCTTCAACTTCAAATTTTGCTTCTAATACTGATGAATCATAATCTTTTGGTTCAACTTTATTAATAAATTTTGCATATACTTTATTTGTTGAAACAATATTACCATCATTACCCTTAAAATCATTTACTGAAAATGAACCGTCTGTAATGGAAATAATATCGGGTTTTTCTCCTTCTTTACAATGCTCAAGATCTTTCAAGTTGTTCATTGCATCTAAATATTTTTTATAAAAATAACTTTCTTCGGATGTGAAGTTTTTATTTTCATCTTTCTTATATTTTGGAGAAGAAAAATTAATCTCATGTTCACTATCATCTGCTGTTCTAAGTACAAGAATTCCACCAATTTTTTCTACTCCTTCATGTTCAAATTCTTCAATGCCATTTTTTACAAGTTCACCAGTTACAGTTACTAAATCCATAAGTTTTTTCATTAATAATATCCTCCTATAAGTAAAAAATATAAAATAATAATTAATCTATATAAGCGTCATTTCAGACGTAACATGAAGTAAATCTATGTAAAATTTTATATAAAACAGTGGTTTATAGCTTTTCCAAAGTACATAAAGCTAAAGGTATGCTGTTACCACCTATATATTTATTCTCTATTCTATTTTTATTTGAAAGTTTGATTCGATTGAATCTATAAGATTTATTTTTATGATGAAATCAGAGTTTCATTTGTTACATAATCCTCTTCTTCCTGGCAATTGATATGTATTTCTCTGTGTATTCTTATAATTATTTTGAATTACTTTTATGCTCTATTCCTCCATTCATTCCGTAACCTAAAGAAAAGCATTTTTCAATTAACTTTTCATTGATATATTCTCCATGAGATAATTTAATTAATTTATCTCCTAACGGTTCTTTATATTTCATTTCATGATGCCATCCATTAATTCGATTTCTAATAATAAAATCACTATAGTCACACAAATACATTCGTCCAATCCATTCTTGCAAACAACTACTCCAAGGATAAACTGTTACAAATTTAATTTTTGCTTCGTTAAGCAATTGTCTAACTTTGATATCGCTGTCTACAATTATGACATCTACCTTACCTATATTCTCTTTTATATAGTTGATATAGTTATTTGGAAAATCTGGATTATCGAGATAGATAATCTGTTGTTTGAATTGTTTTAGATACACTTCGACAGGCGCAAGATGTGAACTTGATTTCCACCGTTTACGTTCTTCTTCGATTTCCTCTTCATTTGGTAATCGTCTTATTGTCTTAAAACCACAGAAATTCACATCCAAGATATCATAATCTTTCATATGCTCACTCGCGTATGTCTTACCACAACACGCATAGGCACAGATAACTAATGTATTTTTCATAATCAAGCTTCTCCTATATAAATCCATTCTAATTTCTTGTAAATATCTATATCATCAATTGGAAAATAAATTACGCATGGGTATTTATCTGGTATATTAGCAAATTCTCCACCATGTTCATAATATTCTCTAATTGTTTCTAAAACTTCTCCTGTATCATCATCTGCATTTGGGCTAAATCCAAAATATTCTTCACAATACTCAGGACAGTCAAAATATTGTTGAACCATTTCTATGAAGTTAATCATTTCTCTTTTATCATGAATGATATTGAGATATTCTATTGGTTCATATGCATCGCAATTAGCAACATAATTTACGGGAATTTTAGTAGATGAATCTTCAAGATTTGTTCTTAATAAACAATAATTAAATGGATGACCTGTTTCACAATACTTGCATTTATAACAATTATGTTCAAATTCATTATAATTGTGCACCCCTGTGTCTACAAATTTAACATAGCTATCATTATCACCAGAAATACAACGATGTGCTAATCTAAATGAACCATCATCATTTTTTACTATATCTTTGTATTTGTTTAACAGAAAAGATATATTATTTTGTCTTGTCGAATTCATACATCTTCATCCTCTTTGTGTAACCCAATCAATTCTTCAAACATATGTAGTCCACCACATGCTGCATTAATAGCATCGTTTCCTTCATTTTCAGCAATATCATAAAAAACATTTCTAACAGCTATACCACTGTTATAATAAAACTTAGGATTATGTTCATATGTTTTAACTCGACTTAACACTTCATCAAATGGAATGTCAAAATTCGTACTAAATTTATCAGACATAATCCTGTCTATCTCCCTACACATTTGTTTGTATGAAATTTCTGGACAACCCATAATATCGTTTCTCCCTTCCATGAAATGAAAATTTTTTCTTTTATATTAATATAGATAAATATAAATCTGACATCCTATTATTCTCTCCTTCTAAAGAAATGTACGTTTCATACTTTACAATTCATCCATCAAATTACTAAACTCATCTGAATGTTGGATTTCTACTAATGGACACCAATCTGGCTTAGAACACAATTCGCAATATTCATCAACTTCCATATATTCAATTCCACAGAATTTATCACCACAAATTTTATAACGATTATCATATGAAGATTCATGACAAAATTCACATTCAAAACAAGTTGTAGGCATATCTATAACTATTGCACCTTTTTTATTCATAACATGTATTCTCTTTTCCGCAATGAAACCCATCTTTCATCTTATTTGAACTCATAACATTCTTTCTTTGAATTAAAAATTTTAATTACATCTTCAACTTTAGGATATCTAATTTCATTATTTTTACATTTTACATAGAAAAATTTATCGAGATTTGACGCACCAGTTACTCTTCCATGTAACACACTATTTATTCCACTTTGTTTAAAAGCAATCCATTTGTCTGTATACACTTCAAGATTTGTACATACAACATATCCATTTTGATTAAGAAAATTAATAGCTGCTATAATCTGTTCTGCATTATTCATATTCTCCATCACCACTAAACTCAAACATTTTTAAAATAGTCTTATGTTCTTCAATGAAATTTCTAACTAACCCAATACTTTCCAAAACATTTATTGGATGATACTCACATTCCTTTACTTTAAATGAAAATTCACCATTAAAAACTTTAATTGAAAAACAAATATTTTCTATTGTTTCAAAATACATTACTATACCCGATTTACTGATTTCAACATATTCAAGATTAGAATTTCCTTTTAATTGTTCATTTAACTCATTCCATATGCTACTTATATGACACACCATATTCACCTCAAAAATAATTCTTAACTACCATATTTACCGTCCAGAATATTGAAAATGCAACTGCTTCACCTACGAAAAATTTCAAAACAGCTAATAAAATCAACCATATTGTTAATTCTCCGTTCCCATATAAAGTTATACATTTTGCAATCTGACCTAAAAAGAATGTCCAGAGTCCCAAATAGAGACTCAAAATATTCCCTGATACAAATAATAAATGTCCTACTATCTTTTTAATTGATTTCTTCATTTCTTTTCCTTATTTCTTATTCTCTTTGCGTTTTCTAACATTAATTCATTTAATGTTATCTCTGCTGCATTATACAAATGACTTAATTCAGATAAATTATTTGTAGTACACATATCACTAATGCATTTTCTTAGCCTATCTGCATCATTGATAATATGCTGATAATCACTCAAAATCATCACATCCTTTCTAAAACCAATCAAGAATCATCATTTTGCCAATAGTATTCCCTATTCTTATAATCATTTTACATACAGGAATTGCAATGATGCATTTTGCAATCGCTATAATCATAAGTCTTATGCTAAAGGAATTAATACAGGCGATAATTGGGTCTAAAAATAAGAACCATCCACCAAGAATAACACCTAGCATAAAACTAACCACAATAATCAAAACTCCTATTGAAGTTTTAATTAATCCCTTCAATCATTTCACCTCATTTTATAATTTGTTTTTATACTTCTTCATCTTGTGGCATCTGGAAATCAATATGACAATTGATACAAGATTCTTGAATCATATCTAACACTTTAATTGCTTTTTCTTTATTTGTGTAATGTCCTAATCTTACAGAACTGTTTGCGTCTAGTACCTTAATCGCTATTTCTTTATTTGTGTAACGTCCTAATCTCATAGAACTTGCATATGAGATTTTAATATCGTTTACTCCACTCACAACGATTGTTTTACCAGTAATATCTACTAATTTTGTTCTATCTTGACTTCTTATTAACATTATTCTCTCCTTTGAAATGCCAAATTCTTCTACTCGCTCAATTTTTTACCACACATAGGACAATAATTAATTTTAACAACCAATCCATTTGAATCATATCCATGAATATCATATCCGTATGCAATAAGTTTTCTAGGATATTGAATTGCTACACCATAATCATTAGTCTTACCTATTATAAGTGGAACACCTTTATCACAATATTTACAATTACTCATCATTTACCCCTTTCATACTTCATTCTTCTCTCTACTTCTTTATCATTTTCCTTATCATTGAAATACTTGTAAGCTAACATCATAGGATAATCAGAGTCTTTAGCCCTTGGGTATAACATATACTCACACCAATTAACTTCTCCATCATCATTCATCCAACTTGGATTTTCAAATAAATTATTAAAAACATTCTGCCATGAATACTTTTCATTTTTCACACAATAATCTTTGATGATTGTAGACTTATTATATCCACTGATTTTTACAAGAATATTATCAATCATGACTCTTTTGCCTAATCGTACAAGCCATTTAATAAACTCTCTGTATGTTTTATCAAATTCTCTATCTCTTAATGCAGCATCTACGACTAAGATGTATTCATCTTGTGTACGCAACATCCCTCTACTTCTCGTTTTGTTACCATACCAATCAGTTAAATTATTCGTTCTTTCTCCAAATTCATCACAAGAACAAGAACTATTATGTCCATTCTTTTGAATTACATATACATCCATGTCTTTCTCTGAACCAGAAACTATCGGTAAATGTGGTAAGACGGTATCAAGAATATATCTTTTCTGAGCTTGTGTACGCCCTATGGGAGATACTGTTATCGTTCCCTGTATGTAAGTCCAGTAACTCATTTATTTCACCTTTTCTCTTAAAATATTATAAATATAAATTATTTTTGAGTGCATACATCCATCCAAAATCTTTGATATCATCTGCACAATGGATACCACTTGGACAAATTACATCAATATCATCGTCATCAAGATTAATGCCATCAAAGTCATCATAATATTCTCTTTCATGTGTATTTAAATTACATTTGTATTTTGTATAACCAACATTCGCCATTTCTCGCAAAACAAATAAGTCCACAGCACGTTCAGAATCTTTTTGAATTAAAGTATAAAATTCTTCATCATCAATAGATTTCTTTTCCTTTGCCTTTTTATCAGCAAGTGGTTTATTATCTTTAATAAACTTCCACGCATCGTAACTGCTTGTTGTCCCTCCATAATCAATACACAATATTTCACATATCCATTTAATACAATTATATTGTTTATCAGACATCTGTTTTTCACTCATATGTATTCTCCTTTCTCTGAAAGCAAGATTTCATGTCTTATCTTTTACTCTTACTCTACTCTTAACCATACAATTAATTACATTATCAAGCATTTCTAACATCGCATCATAGTTCCCACTAAATGCAGTTCCAGTTGTCTTTAATTCATATTTCCATTTATCTTTATCATTTGTACAAATAACTGGAATATCCATATATAAAACTGTTCCTTTTGGTATGGTAACTGGACAATATTTGCATTCATAATCTTCTTTTAAAACTTTTAACCAATTCTGACATTTTTCATTATATGTTTTATATTTCGCTTTACTCCCATACACATAAACAAACTCTTTTGTTTGATCCGAATAATCAATAGAAATAAACTTGTTTACAATAAATAAAACACCATCTGTTATCCTATAGATGTCTTGATAATCTGTTTGTGCTACAATCTCCATACTTTCACCTCTATCCATATTGAACAAATACAACTAATGATATTCTTAACAATTATTTATTAACTCCTTGTATGCCTTTAATTTCTCCGCTAACTCAGGATTATCACTTGCATACATTTCATAACGATTTGTCTGATTCATTTCTTCAATCATTTTGTCCATTTGCTTCTTAATTTTATCAGCCTCTTTCTTACGTTTCGCTTTCTCTTTACGTTCCTTAACACGTTTATCATACACTGATGTATCTATCTTGCAGATAACTTCGGCTGTGGGACAAATACTACATTCATCTGGCGCAAGAATATCTGTGATAGTAAGAATATCTCTATTTGCTCCACTAACTAAAACTTTGTCGCCTGTTTTATATATTTCTCAATCATCATAAATTGCATAGAAATATTTCATTCCACAACATCCTTCTTCTATTTCTGCTACTGCATAATATCCGTCTAATTTTGCCATATTTTCACCTTTACTTTCATCTTATTTATTTCTTTTTAATTCCTGTGTTCAACAGCAACATAACCACTAATAAACACAACAAGCCAACAAATAATGTCATTATTTATGCACCTTTCTTTTTAATGAATTTCTCGTTCCACATCATAAATCTTTTTATAATTTCCTCTATCTCTTACAGATACATCTTTGTTTTTCACAAAATTACTCCTTATTTTTCTATATGAAGCAATTTCATGCTATCAATAGCACCCTCTAAATTCCTTAAAGTATTCTAACGAATACCAATCTTTTACATCTTTATCGTTCACAATTTCAATCAAATCACAACATCGTGCCAACACCATATATTTCTTATTTTCTGTAAGATTATGTTCTTCAGCAGCTTTATTAGCTGTAACATCCTTACCTAATGCAATAGTAATTTCTAATACCTCTTTATAACCATTCTTATTTCCTAATACTATTTTCTTTTCCAAATAATTTTCCTGCTTTCTTACATAATTTTAAAAATATTCAGATACTTTATTCTCATTGAACTTCTTAATAAAATTTAGAGTATCTCTTTCTTTGATAATAGTTAATTTATCCATAATAATATATTCTCCTACTTCTTTTTAATTTTTGCACCAATTAATAATATTACTACAAATAAAACCAATAATCCTACAAATAAAATCATTTAACCATTCCTTTCATATTCATTATCTAACCACTTAATACAATCCTCATAAGCATCTTCATAATCCCCGAATACTCTACCTGATGGTGAAAAATAACTTTCTCTATATCTATATATTTCTAAATAATCTACATATTCGTCAACTGTTCTATAACATTTAATTAATAATGGAGCTAATTCTTCTAAAGACATTGCTCTGATTCTATCAATATTCCTAATTCCCATTAATAAACTTCCCACCATAAATCATAAACTTTTTTATAATTTCCTCTATTTCTTACAGAAATATCTTTACTTCTTCTAACTGCTTTGTTCGATTGTCTTTTATGGTATTTCCTCCCTGTCCCAGTAAACCAATATCTTTTATAATGAGTAATTTCATTTAAGTCTTTTGTATAATGTCCATACTTATCCACAGGAGAAGAAACTAAATGTCCCAATGTATCATACAGATATTTCATTCTCTCTTTATATTTTTTATCTCGTTCTCTTTTTGTACTTCTTCTCTTTTTAGGGTTTCTATTGCAGATTCTTCTGATTTTTTCTGATGGGAATTTATCACACACACCTGTCCAACATAATCTCCCATCTGTTTTTACACAATAACAACATTCTGTTATATCGTCTTCTGAATAATAACCAGGAAAATATTTATCACAATAAGACATTCTCTCTTCATATTCGTCTTTAATATATCCACATTCCTTACAATTCATATAAAAATATCTCCTTTATTGTATTATGTATGAAGTTAATTATCCTTTTCAGAACCTATTTTAATTTTTCAAGATTTCTAATATCTCTTTTTAATCTTCTGAGTACACCCCCACACTTAATATTCTTCTCACTTCTTGATAATCTTGCAAATCTGTCCTTCATTAACGCTAATTTATTTTCTCTGTTCATCATAATATTTTCTCCTTTTTATATATTTAATTTGTTATATACAGCCTATAATTTTAGACTTATAATCTTATATTCTCTCTCTTATTTTTAATAGGGTTCATTCTTTATCTTAAATATTAAAATTGAAATTTGAAGCCATAGAAACGATTTTAATAAGGGTTATTTGCTATTATATTTACAGAAATCTCCATTCACAAAATTAAATTTCCTCACTATGTTTTAACATATATTCGCAACACTTAATAAGATATTCTCCAAACAGTTTCATTTTTTCTTCATATAATCTCAACAACTTTTCCAAAAATATCTTTTCTTCCAATCCAGCCATTAACATGACCATGATTATTAGAAATTTGAAATCTTATATTATTTTTAATTGCAGAAATTTTATGTAAATAATAATGACCTTTTACCTTACATAATACAATGTCATTTTTATTTAATTTTGTTTTATCTGTCACAGGAACACATCTTACTGGCTGACCTGATTTTAATTTAGGTGTCATAGATTGTCCAAATCCTACAACAATACATTCTTCGCCTTTTTGAAGATGTTTTGCCGTTTCTGCATTTTCTTTTCCTTTATACATTTTATCCTTTCTTTATGTAGTATATATTGTATTTTAAATTAATTAAGACACAATATATAGTGATAATTTCTCAATGAAACGTTTGTTTCATGTATTTACATATCCTCCAAACTATCTAAAAATTGTTTCATCCATAGATTCTTTTCCTCTACTCTCTTTAATTCTGCTTGATATTTTTCATATGCCCTATTAACTTGCCTATCCTTTTGATCTTTTAAATCATCAATATATTTCCTAATTGCATCATCAGAAGTATCTAATTCCTTATTTATGTCTTCTTCACACCATTTATATAAAGATGTATTCAATGACATATCAATTTGTTCTAAACAAAATTTCTTTAAATTTTCATGTTCTGGTGTTGGTGGAATCCATTTTTCAACTTCTTCTCGTACTTTTAGATACTTTTTATCTTCATCTTTATAATCTTTAAGACATCTTTTTGCACTAGCTTTATTATTCTTAAATTTAGAAATCATATCTTCTTTTGCTTCTTCAAGATTCATACTATATACTTTTTCTCTTGACACTAAAGAATCTTTGTATGCTTTTTCATAATAAAGATCTGGCTCAAAATGATTTGGTGTTGGAACATCTAAAGATTTATCTTTTAAGTCAACGGCAATTCCAAATGCTCTTGTACATAGTTTTAAAAACTCTTTACCAGTTGTTATTTTCCCATCCTTAATATAAGACGTATATCCTGTTGGCATCTAATCACCTCTCTATTCAATTGTATTTTTTATAGAATCTTGAGCAGAAATGCTCTTAGAAAAATTACATATTATCTAAAGCTTCAACAAATTCGTTACCACAATCACAAAATGTATAAATCATAGATTTCATAAGTCCCCAAGACATTCCTGAGTGACCTTGATTCTTCATTACTTCAATACCTGCTGCAATAGAATCATCCTTAACAGTTTTAATAATATCTAAACATTGACCTAACTCCATTCCCTCGTACAGATCACCTAATCTAATAGGTACACATCTATCCCATTCGTCCCATTTATCTTGTGATAAAACTTTATGTCCTTCTTTAATCCAATATTTTGTTAGTTCTGGGATTTTCTTTTTATGTTCTTCTTCTCTTTTGATTAAATCTTGTCTCCATTTTTCTTGTTCATCTTTAAATTCTTTAGATGTTCTACCAAGACATTCAATATATGCTTCATCTACTGTCATATCAGATGTTAATTTGTGACCATTAAATTCTCCAAAATATTTTTTATCAGTGGCTTCTGCCTTACTATGCAATAATTTAACTGAATCTATAATGGATAATCCACAATCAAGGTCGATTTCAATATACTCCATATATTTATTCCTCTCTTTCCACAAATGAAAGTTTACTCTCAATCATTCATTAATGTATTTTAATATCTTCTCTGTTACATGATATCTCTCAATCAAATCAATATTACATTGAGTTTCACCATTTGCATCACGTAAAGATCCTTTACAATGCGGAGTAAGAAGTTTATTCAACGCAAGCAAAATAATTTTCTGATTTTCGAATAGTTCTTTCTTATAATTCATTCTACAATCTCCTTTAAACAATCATCCCAGCTATTAGCATATCCATCTATCCATTTATTAGGATAATGATTTTCATAATCTTCTTCTGGCAGCGGTTTCAATGGACACCAATCGGGTTTAGATTGACGATATCCGTATATACAGTCAATTAATTTCATGTCATTTTCGCTATCCCCATTAGTCACATAGCAATATGCGTATTCTCTACTTTTTGTCCTGTATTCTTGACAAAATATACAATCTATACAAGTTTCTGGTGTGTCAATCACCAATACTGATTTACTCATCTGATTCCTCCTGTAATAAATCTCGATTGTCGAAAATGTTTCCTCTGACTTCTACTTTATTGTTCCAATATCCTAATTCATGTCTCAGATAAGTTTTAACTGAAAAATCAACATAAAAGCCTTGATTACATTCTTCAAGTGCAAATCCTGTAGTGTATAACCCGAATTTGACATGTGCATAAATATCCGAAACAGTCTTTACAATATCATTTTCCCAAATCTTCTTGCCGTTTTTATCGCAAAGTCCTGTGAACTGGCAGAGTGTTTTGGAATCAATTTCAATCTGTACTATCTGATTTGGTAATCCCCAGTCAGTCATTCTCTCTTGCAAAATATAGTGATGTTCTGGTACTGGTTTCCGTTCATAGTCCTCTTTAAAACAATAGGTTGTTTCAGACATTTTATAATAATATCCTTCAACCCATTCTCCATTATCAATCCGCTTTCCCTTGAAAAGAATCTCTCTCATTCAACTCACCATCTTTCACAATTTCATAAATAATATCATCATGATAATTCCCGTTTTTATCTCTTATTGAATCTTTTAATATATGTTTTTGACCATTATGTAACTTACAAAACTTATCATAATGCTTTTCAACTCTATTACCACCAATCATTCTCCATTCAATACGATGAAAATGAAAGACAAGTTCTTCTAACTTTTTGTATAAGTCATTACCTATAATTGGATTCCCTCTATCAAAAGAAACTAATCCAAAATTATAGACTTTTGAAGAATAATAATCTACTCTATACGAAAGATAACCAATGAGTTTATCAGCATTATTTACGATTACATAATCAAATTCACCATCGCCAGGAATATCCTTAATATTAGGATACCATTGTGCCAAACATCCAGTATAATAAAACATATCTTCCGTATAATATAATTTCCGAAATTCATTTTCGATTTGATCTTTATATAATATTGCAGGCACTAGCATCTAAATTCCACCACCTTTTATAATTTCGATTAATCCATCAATAAGTGCATCTGAACAATCTTCACTACATATTGTTTTTTCATCATCATTGTATTTGCATAATTTACAATCAAAATTTGCCCTTCTATATTCAATCTGTTCCATAACCTTGTCCGAATTAAAAGCTATCGGCTGTTCTTGAATCATTCTTCTAACAGTTGCACACATTATATTCTCTTCTTCGGTATTTGCTTTTGCATAATTGAACTTTTTTATAAAATCGTCTGCATCTATCAGTCTACTCATTATTTATTCTCCATGTCGTTAAGTAACTTCTCACATCGTTTGATATGATATATTAGCTTTCTATTTGTCCCTTTATCCATATTCCCATAATGAAAACATCTATTATAACCAAGAATATCTTCTGCTAATCCCTTTGAGTATTCTACAAATTGCTTTGTAACTTTTACATTATTCATCCATTTACCACCTTATATGTGCCTTTTAAGACATATTTTTGTCAAAAATACACCTCAAAAAGACGTAATTTTTACTATGAAAGGGAACTTTCATCTGCTCTTAATTTTCCCATATATCAATTAAATCTTCATAAATATATATCGCTTCCTTTATTCTCCCCAAGTCTTCTGCACCATATAAAGATAATGATTCTATTTGTTCTAAATTTTCTTGTCTTCTTTTTAATCTTTCTACTTTTCGTTTAAGTCTTCGTAATCCATATTCACAATCATTAATAGATATACTTTTCATATTTAATCTATTACCCTTCCTTGTCATGATTATTAATTCATCTGTTCTAAATTTCTCCCTTTGCTCCATAATTATCAGCAATAGTCCAATCATCACACGCCATATTCTCAATTGTATATGTAATATCTTCTGAATCTCTGATATTGATAACTCTACCATCGTAACAGTGCATCATAACTTCATTACTATCCAGTTCCCACCAACCTGTCCAATGTTTTCTCTTGATTTTGTGTCCTCTTTTAAGTGAAAATAATGCGCTTGCAAAATTCATAGTTTATTTATCCTTTCTTATAATTATCTATTAATATATTCATCAAGATCTTTATAATCTTTTAACATCACAATTGCTCTACATAGTATTCCTTCTATCTCACAATATTCAGCACTATCAGCAATTTCTGAGAGCTTATTAATTACTTGCGAGATTGTCATATTTCTATGAGATGGTTCTTTGTATTCTCCCATAATTTACCTTCCAATTTTTTCTAAAAATTTTAACCATAATTTCTGATACCAGTACAAATGTAAATCATGTCCCATTAGCTCAAAAAACTCTTCTGGATGTTTCTGATAATATAAAATCTGTTTCTTCATTACTTCTTCTGAATTTTCTTGTGCTGTAGTTTCCCATTCTCCAAATTTAATTCTAATAGGGCTATTACGTTTACTATTTTCTGATTCTATACTCTCTATTTTACTTCCATTTTTGAATTTAATTTCCATGTAGTATTACCTCAATTTTTCTAGTGTCGCTAAATATTCAATTTCATTATCCTCATACTTAAAATATGAGTGTTTCCATCTACACTACATTCATCTTCGCCAAAACGATTTTTATAAAATTTTGTGATTTTTCCTGTCTCTAATCCAGCGTATGAATTTTTACCATAAATATAAACAACTTCATCACCGATATTTAATTCATTTCCTTTACAATCTGTCATTTTTGTTCATCCTTTCTTTCTCTTTCATCTGTTTACAAAATTCTCTATATCTTCTTGTATACTCATAAGATTCTCCAAATATATTATTCACACCTTGAAAAAATAATTTCATATAGTTATTTAATGTATTCTTCACAAATATCTACAATATGCTCACACAATTTCTGTGGTATTTTACTTCTCTCAACGCTACCTTTTAGTCCTTGTGTCCCAGTTCTACTACCTCTTGGAGCAGAAACATGACATGAATCACCATTTTTACACATAGGTAAGAATTTAGGATCAGGATGATTTGTCCAAATATCAGTAGGTTTCATCCTGTCATCTCCATATTTGCAATAAGTCACCGTATAGCGTGGTAAATCTTGCATCCATGTCATCTTTCGCATACCACCTCTAGGATTTTCAATAAAATAAAATGTTGGATTTAGTTCCTTGATTAAGGATAGAACGTGTTGATCAGTTTTATCACAGAATTTTGCATAATCACTTACTGGATCAAGATTGCCTGTTTCTGGATTCTTTCTTCTGTGATGGCTAATAGCCGCAATAGAGAATGTGGTACAGTCAGGACTCGCCCACACCACATCTGGATGTCCAAATTTCGTCAATATATCTTTCGCTGTAATATTATTAACATCATCATATAAATCAATATTTTCAAAATCTTTATTCCATTCTACACTAAAAACTTCATGTCCTCTAGCTTCAAATGCATTTCCAATAGATCTTGTACCTGCAAATAATTCTAATACTTTCACAGTCTCGCACCATAATAGTGCTGCGCAGCTTACCTCATGAGACTATGTATTCCTTTCTTCTATCAATTATTTCTTTCATGTGATGTTCTAAATCACTAATATTTATGCGGTTTCAGCGTCCCAAAACCACATGATTCTATGTATTCTTGTTACGTTATCTCTTTCAAATGTCAGTAAAAAAGACTACGATGAAAGAAATATTTTATGCTATTCCTCAGTAATACAAGTATTTATTACTTTCTTATACACATCTTCATAAAGTTCCTGCTTATCACCATTGTATGTATACTCAACATAGATTCCATCACCAGGAACTGTAGTAGAAACAAGACATTTATAATTCTGTAAAGTCTTACATGACCAGACTATAAACACATCATCAAAATCAAACTCTACATCAGGATAATTTTTTGTATACCATTCTACTAATTTCTTTAAACATACTCTCTGAAAGTGATTCATTCCTGTAATAATCATAATTTTTAATCCTCCGCTGGTTCAAATTTTTCCTTATATTTGGATTGACCTTTAGTTACTCAACATATATTCTTTACACAGTCTTTTTACCCTTGCTACTGTTCCGACAGGACAATTAATTATTTCTGCAATCTTCTGATGAGTGTAACCTTTCTGAAATAAATCAAGAATCTCTCTATCTCTATCTTTTCGTAAGCCCTTATAATAATCCTCATAGATTAACTTTGCTAACACATCATCCTGAGATTCTCCACTATATCTTTTCTTCATATAAATCTCAAAACATGGTGCAGTATCACTTTCATCTGAAATTGATTTGTCATAATATAATATTAGTGCATCTGGAATATATTCTTTCACGTTCTTATATCTCCAATTATCTTTCCACATTTCGTTATACATACATCTATATGCATATGTAGAAAACTCATATTTATCGGAGTTATAATTATTTGCTGCTTTACATAATCCAATTGCAGCCACATCATACCAATCATCTTCTAAATTGTAATTTCGTAGAAATTTATAAATCAAATTATGATTATCTTCTACCAACCTTTGTGCTTTTCTTGTCATTCGTATTTCTCCTTTCTAATTTTATAAATGAACTGACTGGCTATGACCCACAGTCAGCTCTACAAATTAATAATTAATTTGATTTATATATTTATTCTCTAACTTGCCATTAACATATTTAGATTCAATCTCCACAGATATTTTATCTCCTTCTTCCAATCCATAATCTATAAAAGAAGGTCTATTAAAAACACCATTTGCTTGTTGTTCATCTGTATATGTCATATCATCATACTTTACAGATATTACCCAATGCCATCGAGGACAAGTAGCAAACCAATATCTAACATCTAATTTAGTGATAGTTACATCAACATTTTCATGTGTATATTGAACATCTTGAACTGGTTCATTACTGTCATATTGTTTACAACCCGTTAGAAAAAATAAGCAAATTAAAAGTATAAATACTCTTTTCATGTTAAAATACGTCATTTACCTCCTTAAAATAAATCATTTATTTTATCTGGTGGATATAAGTATATTCGACTTCTCCATTTATACAATCCAAACATTAATCAATTCTCCTACTTGTATTTAGTCATCTGGATCAAATTTTAATCCTTCATATAGCTCATCATTCGCAACCAATCTTAAAGCAAGATCACTAAACTTATCTCTACATGAAGAACACAACAAAACTGCTTTTGAAAGATATTTAGAACCAAACGACACATGTATTTTGATTGGTATGCAATAAGACGTATCATTTGTTTCTTTGCCACATAAATCACAATAGTATTTAATCATTTATGTAATCCTCCTTGAAATAAATTTTTCAACCCTTATGTACAACTAATAAAATATTACTCAAATATAAAGCATATAAAATCAAGTATGTACCACTTACTAAATATAATATTTTTATAAAAACATTAATCCAATTTCCCTTAGACCAGACGATTCCCATGATTGACATAAAAATTCCTATAAGTAATAAATAGACATTTAATATATTCATTGTTTCTCCTTTTTACCCAAATGTAATTACTCCACATGGATATTTTCTAAAAAATTCCGATATTCTTTCTAATTGTTCATTTGTTAATTTAAAATATCTTTTACCCATCCATCGTCTGAGATTTTTTCTACTTGTTATAATTTTCTTGGGATAATTTTTTATTCTAAATAAATCATTATATTCTGGAACATTTACAAATAGTTGATTATAACCTCGAATTTCACGAGTAAATGAAATTTCTAAATCAGGATTTCCTTGTCCATATCCAAGCTGCCACCAATACTTCCCATATACACATGAAATATTTTCATTGCATGATTTCATAAGGAGATTATATAAATTCTTATCGTATAATCCATTTTCAATATTCTCTTGCGAATCACCTGTAAAATAATATATTTCTTTTGATGCATATTCTTTCATTTTTTCAAACTCTTCATCTGTAATTGGTCTACTAAACCATGTGTGACATCCCACTTTTTACACCTCCCTTGAAAGATTTCATTCAACTGTTATCACAGCTTTTATATTTCTTCTCTATTCCACATTTTTTACAACGATAAGTTTTCATACGATATAATGGATATTCGTAAGATGTTCCATATAAACCATATGCATAAGTATCAAAAATCAATTCCCAGTCATGTTTACAAAAGCAACTTCGTATATAATTAATTAACCTTTTCATTTGAAATCAACCTTTCATTGCCAAGCAACACATCAATATCGTTATAATTATTGAAACTGTACATGAGATAATTACATTCTCTAATTTATTTCGATTAGCATACCATTTTGCTCCAAACAAATTTAAAATAATTAACGCACCCATTATACAATAACTAATATCATTCATCGTTATTCCCTTTCATCTCATCATTCCTCTAAATTTTCCTGCCTATTTACTTGTAATTCCCATAGTATCGTCTCTTTTATTCTCTTCCTCTATTTTTATTTCTTCATAAAACTAAATATCCAAGCTATCATATCAACAGTCCAACCGTTACCAATAGCTTCAAATCTTCTTGTCTTTGGCATTTTTACAATACTTCCATCTTCGTTCAACCCAAACTCTGTATATCCATCTGGTAATGTTTGAAGTCTTTCTATCTCAACAGGACAAGTTTTCTTATATGTTTCTCCACCTAACCAAACATTAAATTTAGTTTCAGTCCTACATCTCGGAACTGTTGGTGCTTTATTATCCAGAAAATACATCCTATCTTGCTGAGAAAAATGTCCTTTACCACTTAAATCATACTTTATGTAATTCTCACATTTAACTAATGTGTTTCTAATACGATCATCAAACTGTCTAATCAGTTCGGAATCATTTACAATCACATCCTTTACTAAAATCCCTTTATCTTCTGGTTCTCCTTTTATTGGAATATTCGTCCAATATAATCTCTTGCGCCTCTGAGCTGAAACTAATTGACTGTCTAAAAGCACAGGTTCAACACCAAGTTCTTTTGTGATAGCAGCTTGAATCTCTTCACCAATTCCATAATTATTCTCATATAGAAAATATTTTGGTTTTGATTCATGTAATGCTCTTACATATTGCATGAACAAATTCCATCCTTCACCATCGGGTTTAACTTCTCTTTTCTTCTTAGCAGTTTTAGAACACTTTGAAGAAGCCCAGAACTGGCATGGCGATCCACCAATTAACAAATCAATACCTTTATATTTACTAAAATCTTCATCAAAAACATCACCACATTGATAAATGGATGGATAATTATATCTACTTATCTTAATTGCATTCTGTTCAATCTCATAAGCGTAGTAATCTTTAACCTTAAACCCAGCTCTATCTAATGCAATTCTGCCACATGATATACCATCAAATAGACTTAATACTCTTAATCCATTCTCCGATAAAATATTATTTTCAACTAAATGACTCAAATTCCCTTATTTTATAGGGAGTTGTACAACTACTTTATCCTAGAATTTACCTAAAACTCCTTTCTATAAATCTTATAATGCTGCGTAAATCGGACATTCATGACTATCCGACAAAAATAATATTTCTTTGTTCTTGGAATAACTTGGGTGATCACCCATAGAAATTTACTTGATATGTATTAATCGTCCCATGAATTAGGATTCATAGGACACTCAGGGCATCTACAAATTAATTCTCCATCTTTGTCCATATAATAATCGTCACCATAACCACTACATTCATAGCAGTAGTCATATGGATTTTCTTCGTAATCATCACACATAATCACTCACCTGTATATAACTCTGGCAATGGCATCCATGCGACAACTTTACTCATTACTTTCATTTTTCTTCCACCTGTACCATATGTATACCAATTTATCTTTTCCTTAAATTTCATATCTTTGTATACTGTTTTTACACAATAAGCTGAATATATTTCATCTCGTTTTGTTTGGATAAGAACATTTTTTGATTCATAGTTATTGTTAAATGATGATTCATATACTAATTCCATACATGGTAGACTATTATTAATCGAATTCCATTTTGGAACATAATGCTCAAGAGCTTGTTCTGCCCTGAATGTAGGAATCAATAAACTTCCATTTGTATATATTCTTTCTCTATCTAAAAATGAATATTTGTCTAAAAATTGTTTCTTATTATTTGGAAACTGCATCATTTCTCCGCTCATTCTTTCACCTCTAATTTCTTTAAGTCTTCGATACTCCAAGGTTTTTTATCTTCCCATTTGATAAAATCAAAATTAATATCTTTTAATGAATCAGGTACTTTTCTAATGTTATTAGAATTTTCTACTTCCCATTCAGTAAAACTATTATTTATATATGGCATTTCAGAATATATAAAAATTAATCCATTTTTATCTCTTGCGATATACATATAATCTGGTTTTATCATATCAAGATATAATTTTTCATTCTTTGTAAGAGTAGATCTTTCGACATATTCCGATTCACACCATTTTTTAATCTTATCGGAACATTCTTCATATTCTCTTACTTTAAAAATACATTTTTCACATTCAATACTTTCACATGGAACAATTTCATTATTTGCTATAGTAATAGCAATACTATCTCCTCTACAAGCAATGTCAAATATTTCTTTGGCAAATTTTTCTTTGTTTTTCATTCATTCTTCCTCATTTTTTCTCTTTGTTTCCTCTAAACCTAATTCTCGTTGTTTCTCTGCAATTCTTAATGGAATATATAATTTATGATAACCCCCTTTTACATACATCACAATTACCATATCCATGCCCCCAACAATAATCACAGAATTGTTCAAATTGATTCTTTAATGCATCAGAAGAATCTGTATTTACAAATCCTTCCCAGACTATTTCTGTTATAAAACTTATATTACTCACCCTTTCTTCACAAATGAAAGACGCAATTCAATTCTTAATCACTTTTATATTTTTATTCTGTACAAATATTTATCTCTTCCCTTTCTTGAAAGCATGATTTAGCACATTGTAAATTCCTTATAATCTACGTCATTCATTTCCTTGTTTTCTTTCTAATTCTATTTACTTTCATACATAACCATTCAAAAAATAATTCATATATTTTTCGTTTTCTACTTCTATAAACCTTATTTAATTTCATTAGGAATCCTTCTAATATATTTACTTAACCATAATAATCTAAGCTTATTGGCTGTATCGTAATTACACCCTCTAATGTATTTACTTAACATATCTATGACAACATCATAAGATTTAATATTATACAATCTCATAACATCCATTCGTGAATTTCTTGGAATATGAGTAATTAAATTATTTCTTTCTTTTTCTAATTGCATAATTAAAATTTCATTCATAATATTCATCTCCATCTTCCATAAACTATTCTCCTTTTATCTAATGTCATATTACATAAAATTCTTGAAAGATAAACAATAATCCACTGGATATCTTCATCTATATCTTTCTCATATTCCTTGATTTTCTTCTTGATTTCATCTTTGCTTAAATGTTCTCTTTCGATTTTATCCTTTAAATCTTCTTTATTTTCTTCTATCGCATAGTCTCGCCAATATCCTTTAAAATCCCATGTTGACACAATAAAATGATATAATAGAACAGCAATTCCATTTCTTGTTATTTTCCAATTACCGTCCTTCATAGGAATAAACAAACCACATTCTTTAAATTGAGGATTACATTCTAACTCTTTGATTGCATTAATCAAAATTCCTGATTTTTGTTTACTACTCTGATATTCATTATCAATTTCGAAATAACTTCCCATTATCATCACCTCAAATTACATCTTCCTTGTATTCAGACATATCAATAATCCAATATGGTTCTTTCGTAATTTCATCTATATCTCTAATAGCTAGTGAGAATAAAAAATTAACCATTCCATCAAATAAGACAGCAAGATAAGAAGTATTTGCTTTTCGTGTTCTATATAACCTATCTGTTATTAACTTAAAATAAACTTCACAACTTTCGTACTTATTTTCAAAAACCCAATTCATAGTAGGAATTAGAAAATTTTCTATTACTGTATCATAAGTTAAATCAGAAACGCTTGTATAATGTTTATGATAATATGCATTTAACGCTGCAAAAGAACAATTATATTTTTCTTCGTTATACCAACCTTTGATAATCATTATTACATCTTTATATAACTTTTCACTCACAAATTATTCCTTTCTTCTTTATGAAAACAACATTTCAGCTTATCTTAAATCTACATCATTTCGGGTTTCTCCATCAGAATAATAAATATTCCAATCATTAAATAAATTTATAAGCAAATCATTATTCCATTTGTCATATTCGTTACAATGGGTAATTGCAATTGATTTTGTGTTTCCAAAATCTCCAATATCATCAGAACATCTATTATATAGTTCTCTTAGATTAAGATGTCCATATCTTAATCTATCTTGAAAAGGATTTGGAACATTTGTTTTATCATACATATATTCGTTAATAAAATTTTTATTGCATTCTGATGGGAATTTCCCTGCGCCATGTCTTGTTAAATAAGTACGAGATACATAACAAGTTTCAATATTTATATCATCATTCCATTCAATATTTTCAATTATTTTCTTGGGATTTTTAATTCCAGTATTAGATGGGGTAAGATGTGGAAAATAATCAATATTATTTTGATCAAGTAAAAGCCCTTGTGCTGCTTCAAAAATAATATTGTCATACTGATTTAAGAAATATTCATCTGAAATACACAATGAATGGCTATTCATAAAATCCAAGTCTTCTAAGAAATGTTCAAATATACCATTATCAAAAAAGATTTTCAACCATTCGCCTGATAATTCAATGTCCTCCTTTTTAAATTGTTCCAAATAGTATTCTTTAATATTGTAATCTAAATCAGTTACACCAGATCTATATCTTTTAATTGTCTCAAAAACCCCTAATCCACAACTACCATGTTTATTTTTACCACGGCTTTCCTCAACGATTTGATTAGCTATCATATCAAATGGAGTTGTTATCATGCAATTTTGATTAATATATACATTTGGATTATGATTAAGTTTTACTAACTCATCATATTCTTGTTTAAAAATAATTGGATTAAGAATAAAATCCTCAGATAAATATGTACTTGCGTTATTAAATGTACCTGATCCAAAATGATGAAAGACATGTCTAATTGCAGTTGGCGTTGTTACAGTATGTCCTCTTTGCGCTCCACCATTTGAACACACAACAATGCTATTGGATTTTTGCGAAAAATAATCTGTCATCAAGCCCTTTCCTTCATCCCCAAAATTTGCTCCAATTACAATCTTAATGTCTTTCATCTTTTAATTCTCCTATTCTACCATGTAATTTCTTCTAAACCAGAAGATGTTGTAACTGAATTTACTATATTATTTTCTGCTTCATTAATGATAATGTCTACAATTTCATTCGTAATACTATCCATAGTCACTTTTCTAAAATGAACATCATCAAGATATTTTCTATAAGATGGTTCAATCTCATCTTCGTCCCATCTACGACCATGATTTACATCTAAATGATAAATATTAAATTTTTTAGAAACTTCATTATATAAATCTTTTGTTTCTACATCATCTTGAAGATTATCCCCTGTTGCTTCAATCAATCCACTGTGACGACCTCTTAACGGAAGATATGGATTAAGCTGTTCATCTCCCATAGTGATGATAATTCCTTTTCTTCCACGATTTAAACAATCAAGTTTTGTATGACGAGAACCAAAATACCATGCTGCGGTATAAGACTCGTAATTATTTCCACCACCACCAAATTCAAAATAAATTTTATCAAGCTGTTCAGCAATACGAATATCTGATTCAAACTGAGAAGCTTGAATAGGACAAATGTCACATGCTAAATCTCCAATCCCCATAATGAGAAATTCAACATCTGTTACTTTCTCATATAATTTAGTCATAATAACATTGAGTTTCTTTGCTACTTCAACGGCAGCTTGTCCCATAGATCCAGTAACATCTAATGCTAAAATAACTGGAACTGTATTTGGATGTTCTTCTGTGTCGCAACATTCCCTGATTACATTTTTGGGATCAAGTGCAGGATCAATATTTGTAGCTTTGAACATATCCTGATTAGAATAAGAACCACTAATTGTTCCATCTTTTGAAACACTTCTTCCTACTGATTTTGAATAACTTGTATAGCTATCTCTTGTCCATGATCCACATCCCATATTATGCTTCCTCCTCTTCTTCTACATCTGTATCATTGTCTGCATCAAAATCAAACATTCCATCAAACATTTCTCCCATATTTCCACCCATCATCATAAATGGTAACATAGCACTCATTCCTCCACTATTTCCATTTAGCATTCCAGAAGAATTGTTTTCACCTTTCATCATTTGTGAAAGCATCATATATTTAAAAATATTGTTTGTGCCTTTCTTTCCTTTTAAAATATCACTTCCAAACATTGAAACAATTTTCCCATAAAAATATGTATTGCCCATAAATACATGTCTCTCAGGTAAAATAGTCTCTACTGTTGAATCTTCATAATTGATTACAGTAATTTTAGTTTTATCAGATTCAATGACACATTTTGGTTTATTATTAACTAAAATAATATCACCTTTTTCTACTTTATTTGTTGGAATTACAAAGAAAAATTCTTCTCCAATATCAAACACAAAATTGCTACAATTAGTAAGTTTACTTGTTTTAACATTGTAACTTTTATAACCGTTTGATGTTTTTACTGCAATTCCTCCATTCATTGAAAGCCTACACTTTCCACTTCCAACTTTCCCAAACATCCCGTTTAAAAAATTGTTCATCATTTTTTATTCCTCCTATTTTATATATTATTTATTGTTATGTGCTTTATTTCTCCAAATGAAACTGCCGTTTCAAAATATTACTCCCAATCAAATTTCTGTCCACATTTATCACAATATAAATCTGACTTAGAAACTCTTTCTCTCCCACACATTGGACAATTTCCTCTTGAAGTATAATAATTTCCAGAAAAATCAAGAATATCTTTTATATTATTTGGCTTCATTGGAATCTGTTTTCTTAATGCTTTGATTGCTAATACTAAAGCTTTTTTATAATTCAATACCGATAGATCAGATCGAAATCTAAGACAATTAAAACATTCATGTAATTCAACCATTGCTTCTTCATTATTCATCATTTTCATCTCCATCATCTCCTTTCTCAATCCATTTCCACCAAAGAACGACATATACAGTTCTTTTAAAAAATAATCCGTAACACTCTTTATGGATTGAATCAAAATTCTTTCGTCCAATCTCCATTACTCGTTTTCGTGCTTTATCTAATGTTTTATATGACTCTTGACATAAAAACCACATATTATTTCTCCTTTAATCTCTTAATTATAATTTCTAAAGCATTTACAATATCTTTATCAAGTGTTTTGTGTGAATTCTGAATAAAATTTTCAATACGTTTAATCTCTTTTTCTTCTATTATCATATCACTAATTATTTCAATAAGTTCATCTACATTATTTTTCCAATTGGATGAGATACATAAACTACGTTTACATTTTGTATTATCTTTACCTAATTTACATTTTTTACATTGCAGACATTTACAATTTACAGAAATTTTATAGAATTCTTCAATAAATTCTCTTGCCGTCAATTCCTTTTCCCTAATCAATTCAGATGCTTCATAACATTTATAGTCTATAAAATTTATTTCTGAACTTATACGGAAAACGTCAATAAAATAATCAGGTTTAAATTGCAAAATATATGGAAGTGAAATTGAAGAAGTAAATGGACGGATATCTTGAAATCTTTGCTTCTCTGCCTCTTTGAGAATATTTTTGCGTTCTTCTTGTGTTCTAATTACAACATATGTATTTTTTAAATCAATCATTTTCTATTACCTTTCTTCATATATGAAATTTTTATTGTCACAAAAATGTTATTTTATCTGTGAACAATCTTGAATATTTACATTTTGTGAACGGAATAAAGATGCATTCTCTTAATTTCTCTCCACGAAATGAACAGAAATTATAATCACTTTTGTTTTCATATTTTCACATTGACTACACATAATCTCTCTTAATATTCCTCAACTAAATTTTCATGATCTGAATCTATAAGAACAGTATTGTTATAATCCTGAACTTCTAAATTTGTAACTTCATATTCTCCGTTTATAAAAGTATCCTCATTAGGAATAACGACTATAGAATCAGGGTTACACTTTTCTAATTTTTTCATTAATTCTTTAACTGTCATATCTATATTCTCCTTATAAAATTTCGATTTCATTAAAATTCTGATGATATATTTTTTCTATTTACATCAATACAATAATTTATAGCTTCTTGTTCTGTCTTGAACAACATAGACTCATTACGATGCTTAATATTAATGTTGAACCAATTATTTCCTATAGGTTCAACATTGTATCTTATATCTATTTCGTTTTCACCTATCGAAGCTATAACTCTCTTTATCTTTACTTTACATTGAATTAATGCATATTTTGAACTTTCTTCAAATCCCTTTCCATCACAAGCAGGACATGGAACTCTATATCCCTTATAAACAATCTCTGTTTTACCATTGCAAATTGGACATTTATATACTGTTTTTTCTCTATATGTACTCCAACATTCTTCTCCTAATTCAAACTTATTATTTATCGTATACATTTTTCTCTTCCTTTCACTTGCTCACAACTCTAATCATTTTTACTATTTCTTCTTTTTACGCTTGATATATTTCAAATATAAACTAGATAAGATTTCACCAACTATATTTCCTATTAAAGCTCCTATTGCTGTTAATACTAAAACCTCGATTACATTCATCTTATTATTTCTCCATAATCTCCATTATCTGTCCATTTTCATATTTACACAACTTTCCGTTTTTTGAATAGTATGGACACATATAACCTGTTTTATAATCCGCTACTCCTAAATCAAATAAAAAATACACTATACCTGTCTCATCATCATAATACAAATCTTCTCTGTCACTTTCAATTTGATGTAAATGAACTAATTTGTCTTTTGAATAATAATTTACATTTGTATTATTACTTTCATCATTACATCCCACTATTCCAAATAACATCATCACCGACATTCCCAATAATAAAATTTTCTTTCGCATTTCTTCACCTTTAATCTATCACAATATTGTATAAATAATCATCCAGATACTCTTTTAATAACTCTTCGTTATTAAGTCCAGTTCCATGATAAAATTCTTCCGCAATTCCACCACCTATAGCACACAAAGTATCCATGTCACATCTCAACGAAAATACATTTCTAAGAAAACTTTCATAAGATTCGCTTTCCAGAAAACATCTGATTGCAACAGGTACACTTCCCTGACAATTTGCATTCCAGTGATAAGAATTTCTATAGTCGGAAATGCTCTTTTCAACACTGTACTGATAATCTTCTAATGGATACTGAAGTTTTACATACTGAAAAATCTCATCTTTTGTAGCTCCTGTCCTTGCCATGTAAACACACATTGCCGTTGTAACTGCACCTTTAATTCCCTCTGGATGATTATGTGTACATTCAGCAGATTTAATAGCCCATTCTTTCACTTCTTTTTCAGAATTAAAATACTCTCCAATATAAGAACATCTCATAGCAGAACCATTTCCAAAACTATTGTAAGCTTTTTCATCATCGTGAAATAACCACATATCAAACATTTCACCATATCCTACATTTTGATATTTTCTTCCGAATTCTCTATATAATTCTTCAAAAGATTTATTATTTTTAATTGCTGATTTGGCAGCCAATGTCATTACTGTATCATCTGTAAAATTACATTTGTCTGTGAATAACCCACAATATTTCCAATCTAATTTTGTTGGTCTTTTACTAGGAAACTCATATTGAGAACCTGCAATGTCACCTAAAATTGCTCCAATAATCGCCATATTTCATTCTCCTTATATTATCTTAATAATTTCATCTATACAAATTCCAAGCCAACACACAGCCATTCCTACCCATGTAAACTTTTGAAATTCGTCTTTCATCCTGCTTGCGTTTAATCCACTTTTTTGTACCTATGTTATTTTATACACCTCTTAAACCTCAAATCTATAGATACGAATAACATAGATTTTAGTGAGTGCTTTTAAAACCTCACTTTTCAGGTGCAAAACCACCTGTAGCCTTTCAACTAATTATCCCCATGTATAAAACTTCGTATATAATACTGGCAAAGGAGTGTTACCCGATTTTATTTTTATTCTAACCCTTTTCCATTTCGTATAATTTTCTTACTCAGAACCTTCTTAACTGGAAATTCAACTGGACATTTATCCACTGTTTGAATCGCTTGTACTATCACAGGTGAGCAACCAAATTTTGTTTTACAGAAAATCAAATCATCTGGAAGAACCGTTTCAGAAAACTTCATCCAATTCTCTTTATTAGGGATTCTCCATATATAAATCTTCTCTGATTTATTATTAGGATGTTTTCCATAGATATATGTTGTCCTTGTATTTCTATATGATTCAAGGACATTACTGTTATCATTCTTTTTAATATCTACAATATTAACTTCTGCATCTTCTACATTATTTTCTTTCAAGATAAGATAATTAATATAACCATTAATCAGAAATCCATCTGGATTAATTGTTATGGCTCGTAGCTTTCCTTTTTTATATTTCTTCCTTTTTGTTCTTACTTTCTTTTCTGATGGAATAGTTGCTGCATATGATTTTGGAATCTTAATACTTGATAATTTAACTGTTGTTCTCATGATTTATATTCTCTCCTTTCTAAAAGCCAATGAAAGGCATAATTTATCAACTATAAAGTTGTTTATATTATTTTCCTAAAACAAGTTAGGTTAATAATTATTGGGTGTAAACCTGCACCCTCTATTCCTTTGCTAAAAGCATCAGGAATTACCTTCTTTAGTATCTGATATGCTCCATTTACATCTGCGTTTATCTTTTTTCCACAATCCGCAATAAATAACCCTCTATGAACTCTGCGTTCCTTATTGTAATTCTCTTTTACAGGATTTTCATTATCAAGAAATGATGTCCCAGAAGTATATGCTTCTTCATTCCCTATAAACTTGATTCCATTATTCTCACATTTATATGCAAGCATTTGAATAAATAATTCATAAGGAATGTAAGTAAAATTTTGCATACCTTGTTTCTTTTGTTTCCATTTGTCATTATGTCCTACAATCAATGTATCAATTTCATATAAGACACACCAATTAACTACATACTTACTTATACAATGCATCTGATATTTAATCATTTCATATCTCTTGTCTGTAAGTTTTTGTAATTTCTTCGACCAATCTTTTCCGTTGACTTTTTTCAACTCTGATTGAATATTTACTTTCTGTTTATTATAAAACTGATTTATTGACTTAATAATTTCACCTTTAACAGCTATTGGATTTTCACCAATGTTGTTTACCATAGTTATGAAATTATCAACTCCAATATCAATAGCAGCAACTCTATCAGAACTTTCTGAAATATCTGGCACTTCAATTTCATAGACGATTTCCATTACATATTTTCTACATCTTGGAACAAATCTACATTGTAATATTCTCTCTTGTATATTTGTCTTAAACATATTGTTATAAGGCTTAAATGGTTTCCATGCAAAATACACATATCCATCTTTTAATTTCACTTTATTACTATCGAGAGAAAGAATAAATCTTCCATTCTTTGCTCTATATTTTGGAATTTTAGGTCTTCCTAAATATTTATTAGAATTTTTCTTCCAATCTTTAACTGCTTTAAAGAAAGATTTCCAATTCTTATCAAGAATACGTAATGTACCTTGTCCCACATTACTTCCAATATCTTTATATGAATTGGATTCCTTCACAAGTTGAAATAATTGATTATATTTAATCCAATTTCCATTATTTATAAATTCTTGCCGAATAATGTAATTTGCATAATTATATAAATTTTTTGATTTAAAACACATTTCATCAACAAATTTATAAAAATCTGTTCCATATTTTATATTGTGTTGTTCTGTTCTTTTGATTTTTATATAAAATTTCACCTACAATTCATTAAAAATTTAATTTCAAACATTTTATATATTCTCCTTACGCTTTTCTCTTTGAGAAATTAATGATATCTTCTTTATGTTTCTTAATCATCTGTAATCCTTCATCAGTAATTCCAATCTGATTATGCACTTTGTCTAAAGAATAGATTTTAAAATATCTCTCTCCAATTTTATTGACTTCTGTTTGTGTCTTATGTAAATATCCACAGGCTTTAGCCCATCTAGTAATTTGTCCTCTCTTAAAATTAAGAGATTTAGTAACATCTGTTAGTGAGAAACAACCTTTTAACTCTATTCTTTCTTCTGCTACATCAGCCAAAGGCTGCAATTCTTCTACCTTATTCTCTGCTACTTTTCTTGCTTCTTGTTCATTTTTTAATTTAGTTGCTAACTGAATAAGGAAATCTGGTGATTCTAATGCTCTTTCTAATGTCTTTTCTGTCATATAAGCTCCATGCTTTCTAATAGAAGGAAGGACTTCATCTGTTACCCAATTTGAAAATCTCTCTGCTTCTGGTTTTCGACTTTTGAAAATCAACTTATAAACACCACTTTCAGTAAGGAAATTCTCACCTGCATTATTTAATTTTCGGATGTCAGTATTATTGACATCCGAGTTTTTCAATTTTAAAACCTGCTTTTCATTCATTGTACTAATTGCCATTCTTATAGTACTGTCACCCATATCTAAGCATTTTCCAACATCTCTTGGATTGAACAATACCTGTCCATTGAGTTCAAACACTTCCACATTATTTCCTTCAAAAATCATCATATTATCCATACAATTACCTCCTAATATTAATTATTGTTTAAATTACCACTGCTCTATTATTCTCTTGTTTCTCTGTCCATTCATCGAAATCTTCTTTCATATATAAGAAATTCTCTTTCTGGTCTGTAAAATAATCATTATTCCTACTAAAATAATCTGGGAACCATTTATCCAGGTCTTCATCTTTTTTAAATGAGTACGCCACCATGGCAAGTAATGATTTTATATTACTTGACTCAAGTAACTTTGAATTGTTATCTACTTCTATAGTAAGATCGTCTAATGTATCCTCAAAACATTCTAAATCTCTTTCGTCAATATCATCTGATACATTCTCCTTAATAAAACTCAACACTGAATTTGTTGTATTTTCTTTATCTACATTATTCTCTTCAATAACTTCTGTATTATCATTTACATTTTCTTTCTCTGATTTAGATTCTTCTATGTATTCTTTTAAATAATCTTCCATAAGGGATTTCATAATATGTATTTTTGTAGATATATATCCTTTATCTTTTGAAGATCGCTCTGCATCTAAATCATTAAATGAACATTCATTTACTAATTTTCTTGAAATTTTTGTAGGCTTTGGAATACTTACAAGTTTCTCATTTAAACCATTTTCAAAAGCTGTTAAAAATTCATCGAATCTACTATTATCAAGATTATATTTCTTAAACTCTTTAAAAAGTGAAATCCATAAGAATGAATTCTTCTTCTTAAATAACTCCAAATGTCTATCTTCGACTACTTCTTGTAATTCATCTAATAAAGAATTTAATTTTTCAAAATCTTCTTTTTTAGAATTCGTATCAAGAAACATTCCTTGCCTTTTAGCATCTTTTTTCCAAGAATCAAAATGATTTAAAAACATCAAACTTTCAATTACAATTCTTTCACTTGTACCATTGATTCTATCTTTTCCTTTAAATGACATACAATCTTTAAAAAATCTATGAGCAGCTACTTTCTTAATATCTCCTGCTACTGTATTAATGTATGTAATGGCTTTCTGATTACCATTCATATTTACCTGTCTATTATATCTACGGATATGATAACCAATTTCATCATCTGTACAATCTAAATGTTTTACAACTAAAACATTGTAATTATCAAAAATCAATTTTAATTCTGGTGGTAAATCTGTATAACCCTTACCTCTTAAATCAAATTCTTTTATTTTTTGAATAGGATTTCCCTCATCATCTACTGTATTTTCAAGATACTTTATTATTGGATTTTCTATGTTTTGTCCCAAACAAAACCCACCCATCACAAAAGACTGTATAGTTGTCAGCCTTTGTTTTCCATCTATCAACCAGTTAACTACACCCATTTCTGTTATTTGTTCACATAATTTTATTGGATCAAAATCTTCATTTTTTACAATAGTTGATATAAAACCATCTCTATAGTCATCGGAAAACTGATCTGGATCTCTTTGTTGTTTATGGTCATCTCTAATTTGCTTTAACCTCACAGCTTCCAATAAGCTTGATATTGTATAGGTGTCTCTTTTTGTCTTATCTCTTCCTACTAATACGCTCATTTCACTCTTCCTCGTCTTTCAATAATATACTTATGTTTTCGTACAGTCGGAATTCAGAAATTGCATCACGATATTGAGAATAGGATATTCCACATACTTCTGTAATATTTGCCACGTTCCTACCATCCATTATCATTTCTGCAACTCTTCTATTCTTCTTAGATATATTCTCTAAGAATTTTTTTACACGCTTATTTTTTTTCTCGTCTATCATTTCTTCCTTTAAATCTAATTTCTCATCCAAATCAAAATTTGATTTAATTTTACTATGTCCAGAGACTTCATCGTCATAAATCTCATCTAAAGACATATCAGGAATCACAATAGCCCTTTTCTGTTTTTCATCGTAAAGAATTTTACCATTCTTTACTAATACATTTGCTCTCACTCCCCTGTGTCTATCTCTTGACCATTCCCAAAAAGAACGATTCAAATTTGAATATAAAAATGTTTTAAATTGTGCATTGCTATCGGGATTGTAAGAAATCACTGTTTCTAAAAGAACTTTAATTGCATTATCGTAAATATCATCTAAATCCTTTTGAAATACATCTGGTTTATGGCAAGTGATTTTGTGACATATTTTTTTTAATTTTCGTAAATTATTGTCACAATATGTATGTATAAGTTTCATCTGCTCGTCTGATAAATTTTCTAATTGGTATTTCATCTTTTCAGTAGATGCTTTATGTAATTCTTCTCTTGTCATGCTGTCTTCTTATCCTTTCTTTTCATCTTCTCTTTATAATAGGCTTCAAATTTCCCAAAGATTTTTGTTCTTGGTTTGTACTTTTTATATTCTCTTTCCTTTATTTCAAAGATTAATTGATGAAACGGATAATTTTTCTCGTAAGCTTTAATCAAACCATCTATATAATTAATATCCTGTTTGACCCTTGCTCTATCTCTGATGATTTTATAAAGCTCTACACCGACAAATGGATACATCCACACGGGCGGATTCCGAATTAAAATCCAATGTTTGATGTCTTCTAATTCGTTATCAAATTCCATGACATTTGATTTAAAATTCTGTTTCATACAAATTAGTTTCTCACGACTAATTTCTGGCAGCGAAGATAAGGATGAAATGTAGGTTTCAAGAGTCTCTAAATCTTCCTTTTTTAACGGAACATCTTTGAAAGAACGCTTTTCAAATTCTTCCTCATGTAAATGTTGTTTGATTGTCTCATTATCTAAGACAATCAAATCATCTACACCTTCAAGATAAAATTCTTTCTTCCAATCTTTAGGAAGATTATTTTCAAGAATTTTCTGTGCTTCTCTGAAACTCCATGTCCCTGCCATCATAGGTGTAGTACATGTTGTATACTTACCCGAAATTTTACGAATATATTTTTTACCATTCGTAATTCTAAAGCTTTGCATCACAAACACCTCCAATATTTAATTTTGGGTAAACTTAATAGACCTAGAGTCTATATAAATATTCTCTAAGAACTATTTGCTTTTAATTTTTATAAACTGGAAATAAATGGATTAGCTATTTTACTTTCAAGACTTGCTTTTTATTGCTAGAAGTGCGATAATAAAGAAAGTGTTATATGAAAATATAGCACATTATATGTATTTTGCCGCCCAGAGATGTTACCAGCATCGTTTGTATGGGTGGCATTTTTGATTTTATTTCCTTTTTATGTCTCATATTATACTCCGAACGAATGTTCTTGTCAATATGTTTTGGGGAATTAACACTTCCATCTTTTTCCTGCAATATAACAAATGTTAATCTATTCTATTTTTCTTTTTAGTAAGATAGTATTAAGTTCCCCCTTTCGTTTGGGTTTATGAATATTCTGCGGAACTGAGAACGCTCTCAGTCTATTAGTGCAACCACCATCTTCTAATTTCGCAAAAGTTTTACAGTTTTGAATAATTTCTAATGTTTCTACTTTTGTTTTCTTCCTAAATGGAATATCCTCTTCATTTCTCTCTAAATTTTGTGTTAAAACTAACGCTTTTGTATTTGGATCAATTAATCCTGCTTTAACATATCTTATAGCTTCTTCTAATGTCATTTCAATATATGGCATATTCTCCTCCTTTTCTATCCTTCAAAATTAGCAAGATAAATTTCTTTGATTTTATCTCGCATCTTCTTATTTTCAATAGTTCCCATCTTTTTAATGATTCTTTTTTCTGATACTTGTCTAAGACATTCAGCTAAAATCATTGAGTTATATGGTAATCCATTTTCTTTGTTTCTTTTTAATAAAGCATGTGTAGGCTGGTACAAATGCTTTATATTAGAAGTACAAGGCATTACAATCGTAGTATTTGAAAATAAATTGCCTTTATTATTTTGTATAATAATTGCTGGTCTGATGCCGCCTTGTTCAGAACCAATTGTATTTTCTCCAAAGTCAATTAATACGACATCATATCTTTTGTATTCTCCTATCATCTAAAGCATCCTCCTTTCTCCACTTGCTTTTGTTTTTCATGGTTTTATTATATACTTTTTAGAGTATACTGTCAAGAGTATATTCTAAAAAATATATCTTTAAAAATATATTTATTTTTATGAAAAATTATGCTATTATCATTTTAACAATATATTCTCAAAGATATATTTTTAAGGAGTGAAAAAATGTTATTTTTAAATATAAAAGATCGTGTTAATAAGTATTTTGAAAACAAAAATCAATTTGCTAAAGCTATTGGTGTGGGATTTCCTGCTGCTTGTAAATTATACGAAGGTGAAACTTCTCGTATAGCATTTGATACATTGGAATCTTTATGTCGAGAACTTCACTGTTCCCCTAACGATTTATTCATTTCTGATAATCCAGAGATAATGAATTATATTAAAGGCGATACGGAATAGTACCGCCTTATTTTTATACATTCCAGTTTCCATCCTTATCATATAAGAAACTCATCTTATCTTTTGTCTTCTGCATCCTTTCTTTTTCAAGACAAATATAGATCATGGTGGTATGTAAATCCGCATGATTAAAATAATCTTTTAAGTCTACCAACGCTTCTGTTTTATCTTCTGACATCTTATAGTATCTATTACCCATAGTTTTTCTAAGACCATGGACACCGATTCTTCTTTTAATACCAACAGCTCTTGTTGCTTTGTTCATGATGTTTTCAAATCTATCCAGGCTTATATGTCCATGTGGAGATATAAAGATATAATCATTCAAAGAAACTTCATTTGATATGCGTAACCACTGTAACCAATCTTCTAGTGCGAATTTTAAATCTTTATTCCACAACAATTCTACTCGTTTTCCAATACCACCAACATGACGAGTCTTTTCAGGAATAAAATCTTTGGTTAATCTCCATTCCCAATCATCATCAAAAAACGTACTCCATGTAAGCTTGCAAAGATCTCCACCTCGTAATCCTATATTAATTCCACATATAAACATAGCAAGGTTTCTTCTAGCCATTGTTTCTTTCTTAAAGGTTGTACATTCTTCAATACACGATTTAAAATAATTGGCAACCGCTGAGATTTCTTCTTCTGTATGAAGCGCATCTGTCTTTGTAGACTCTCTATGCTTTATCTCTTTCTGTCGTGTAGGGAAATTATACATCCTACACTCCTTGACAATATTTAATGCTACTAATCCACTCATAATTTCATCTTCCTTTCTATGCTACATTATCTTGCTTTGCGGATTCCGTCCCTTTTAATAAGAAATTTTCCCAACTATGTTTAATCTCTTCATCTCTAATCTTAACAGCTTCTTTTCTGCCAGAACCACTTCCCGCTGCGGAATTATATTTTACACTTCTCGTTGCTTTTCCACTTGGTCTAAAAAATGTGATAGCCCAATTTGCTAATTGTTCTACACTTACATTTGATTCAATCGTTTTTTCAACAATAGGAACTAAACTAATCATATGTGTTTTTGTATAAATTCTCTTAGCTGTCTTTTTATCCTCTATCAAATCATGAACTTCAATAAGCCTGTCAAATACATTGTTTAATGTTTTTTGTTGCTCTGGTGAAATTAATACATCTTTCATGTACGGTCTGAACCAAGATACATTCATACATGGTTCTTCTTCTGAATATAACATTGCATGAGCTTTAACCGCTAAATCATCATTTGTATGACCGTCTAATGCTTTTTGAGATAATGCTTTCTTAAATAATTCATGTTCTCCTAATTCAAAAATCTGTTCTTTTGATTTTGCTTTAACACGATTCATTACGGCTGCACTAATAGCCTGTCCGCTATTAAGATTGAAGAAAGTGTTTGATACTTCTTCTGCATCTGCACCATAAGTGAATGAAAATTGAAGATTATATCCTAAAATTGCTTCCTGAAATTCATCCTTTAATTCAGAAAACTTTAATCCATTAATATCTATTTCTCCACATTCTCCATTTGGATATTCTACTTGAATAGGTTCTAACTTATCAAGTTTCCATCCGTCATTAATAAAGCGAATAATTGTTAACAATCTTTGCTTTCCATCTTCGAGATCGTATATATCTTTCCCTTCTGAATTTGGTACTACATTAAAATAAAATGGAGGAATAACCATATCAAGAATTAAAGAATTAATCAGATTAGACTTTTTCTCAATATCTTTCCAGACGTATCCTCTCTGAATGTTAAGATTATCGTTGATTTCTTTAAACTCATACATTTGTTTTGCTTCTCTTACTGTATAGTTTTTATCATATCTTCTTGATGCTTTTATAATTCTAAATTCTGACATTTTTATTCCTCCATTCTAAGAATTAAGCAATTTTTTTAATACCTAATTCTTTTATCAACAAATCTTCTAAATATAATTTACAAATCTTTCTCGTATCTTTTCTCATTGGATAACAAGTCCTTGCTCTTGAACTGAATAAACTTGGGTCAATTTTTCTAAATTCTTCTGAAAGATAATTATAAATTCTTTCTCTATCACAAGGGAATTTACTCCAAATATCCTTTAATGATTCTGTTACAAATGTTGCATATCCATTTGGTTCTTCGTCCCAACCTGCATTTTTAATAATAGAGAAAATAAATTCTAAACACTTTCTTCCGTTCCTTTTTACAATCTCGTATGTAGTGGGATAACTTCCGAGAACACCTGCTTCTCTTGCACCTCTGGAATTTGTATATGTAATATGATAACTTTTAAATAAATCTTCTAAGATTAATGCTGTTTCATCTCCAATAATTACTCTAGCAGGATGTTTCTCTAAAGGCTTTACATGTTCAATTTCTTCATCCTGATTAATAAAATATGTTGCTTCAAATTTCAATCTCTCATTTGTATCTGTCGGAGCATCTAATAATACTAAAGCCTGCAAAGATTTATATTTCAATTTATGTGCTGCCATTAATCTTCCCTGTCCATCTACAACAGCAAATCTATATTCTTCTGGATGTGGAACAACAGTTATCGGAGCAAGCTTTCTTTCATCCCAATTATCGACAAGTTTATTAATTCTTTTATGGTTTCTCAATCCCTGATATTGTTCATCTACATATAAAAGGGATAAATTAATTGCTACGATTCCAATATTATTTTTCCTTGATTTAGAAGTAGAGAATGCTCTTATATTATCCACAACAGAATTGTAGAGATTAATTTGTGCTTCTGGAATAAGCTCATTATCCTTTACGATACCTACTACAGTTGCGTTGTTTTCCATTGCTTTTGTTTTTGTTGTCATAATTTTTCTCCTCGTTTCTTTTAAAATTGCGTAAAAATATGTATCAAAATAAGACACTAATAGAATAGTGTTTATTATTAAAAACCGATAACCTTGCAGCAGTCATTATTTAATTTTCAAAGTACAAATTTCTTTTTGGAATTTCTAACTTGAATAAGTCATAAGAAAGTGATATAATATAGAAACACTTTGACTTAGTTCAAGTGTTTGTTTTTAGGAGTAGATTTTGGTTTGGTCGCTGTGAATCTGCTCCTATTTTGTTACAAGGCTTTAGGTGTTACTTTATATTTAGTTTCAATCGCAACATTTATGTCGCCATTTACATATGCTTGTAACAACGCTTCTGCTACTTCACTATATTTCAAGTTTTCGCTTTTGCATTTATTCCTAAAAGCATCTTGTAAGGATTCTTCAATCTGGATTGACATTGATTTTCTTGCCATTTCGTTTTATCCTCCTTACATTAATCATATTATCATTTCATTTATGTTTTGTCAATCATTATTTTTATGATTTACTTATGTTTCTATAAAAATAACCGCTAGTATTTAACTAACGGTTATTCTTTATTCTACATTTAATTTTCTTCACACTATTGCCTATATTCTTCTGTAAATTCGCTAAGTTCTTCCCAATCTTCCCGATTTCCAGTTCTTCTCAAATAAGAATTACCACCATCTACCGCAACATATCCGCATTTACAGGTTACGAAATCATGTCTATTTTTACTTTCTATTATATCTCCACACTTTTTGCATTTTATTCTATTACACAAAATTTTCTGCAAAATCGTCCTCCGTTATTTTAAAATAATATTTTATTCATTTATTTTAAACTTTCAATGAGTTTCTTAACCCTATTAATTTCTCCTGTTGTATGTGGCGTTCCACCTGCGTTCATATCTACATACCACTGTAATACTTCTCGTTCTGTTTTGAGATCATTTATATTCAATTTTACAGTATGACTATTTAACATTGCTAAATCCGTATACTCATTGAAATATGATCCAAATACTTTGATTTCGTTATTAATAAATCTGTAAATAGCAGTCAATCTTTGCAATCCATCTACACATACAAACTCATTGTATACTCCATCTGGAACTGAACAATGCCACGATGGACAATTAAAGTATATAATATTTCCACTTTTACCACCTTTAAGAAAGAACTCCAACCATGCGATCTGCTGTTCCTCTGTCCATACATGTCCTCTCTGGAAATCTGGGTTAAGCTGCAAGTTCATATCTTCTTCCATGTCTTTTATCCATCTAGGAACTCTACTGATATTTACATCACATTGATAGTTGCCATCTCTTGTGAACTGTGGTATATCTTTAAATTTTGTATACTTCATAATATAATCCTTTCATAAGACTCTTTCTGATTTTAAAGTTGTTTCAATCGCAATAGCGGTACACCCAATAACATCTGCTATCTCTTCAAACGATTTACCATCTTTATACATTTTCTTAATGCTTTCAATATCATTATAAGTAAACCAATTTCCCAATTGCATCACCTAACTTAGTTATTTTGGCAATTCATCCAAATTATTTCTTTCCATAAAATCATGGATATTTTCACAACATGGAGTATGTAACAGACATTCATTTTTAGTTCTTGTATCTAAGTTATTTTTATAAATATAACAATCTTTGCATTCATGTGTCTCGCAATATCTAACTGCATATCTCCATCTATCCATATTAATCACCTCACTTGAAATCAGTCTTTCATCTAATCATAATCATATTCGTTATAATCACAGTCTACACAAAAAGTACAACTTATTCCATCACCATAATTTGTAACTAAAATACCACCACACTTAGGACATTTTCCAGCTTCTGGGTTACTATATAAATCTTCTGTGAATGTCTCACTTCTTCCTAATTTGATTTCACTTTTCTTTTTATGCTTCATAAACTAAATCCCCTTTGTCATTTCATTTATATTATCACACCATCTCTAAATACTTTACAGGAGCTTCTTTCGTTAACCAAACTCCGTTCTCAGATAGATAAAATTTATATCCATCCCGATACATTTGTCTGCTATCAATACAATATACAACTTCTTTTCCATGCCTTTTCCCAACATTTTCAGCAGTTTTTATATCTTTAGACAAATGTACATATAGTCTACTCTTAGGAATTAAACCATCCTGATTAATAGATTTTACATACTTTTCTCCTGTTCCATGATATAAATATTCTGGCGGTTCTTTTTCTTTTAATTCTACATCTACGTTAACGGAATGTCCTTGATTTGCACGAATAAGCGATTTATCGTCATTAAAAGAATAACGCTGCTTACTATCAATTCTCACAATTTGTTCTAAAATATCCATATTGAATCCTGGATTATTCTTTTCAATACCACAAATCAAATCGTTTACACTCGCCCATCCATGTTCATCTAAAGTGATTCCAATTACTTCTGGCTTATGCCGTAAAATAAGACTCATATATCTACTCAAATTTGTTAAAATCATATAATCACATCCAATTATTCATCTTCATATTCAACCAACGGTTCTTCTACTTTATTCATAATAATATTATCCTATCCTTTCCAACATCATTTCTACTTTATCAAGATGCTCTTCAACATAATGAAAACAATCTTTCATTGCCAAATATTTTCTTTATCATATTCAATATTTAGTTTTACAAAATCTGTTCTCATCTTGTCTCTCATTTGAGCCATCATATCAAGTTGTGTATACGAAATTACTTGTCGTGTTTGTTCTAATACCATGTCCATTTTAGGAATATAATACAAATACACTATTGTATCTTTATATCCATTAAATTTCGCCCACAATTCTATTTTACTTTCAGAATTTTGAGTGCATACATGTTTATATCCTTTATCAATCAAATCTTGTTTGTTCAAATTATCATCTCCATTTACCACTTGAAAGCAATTTTTCATCTATTCTCAATTATTGTATGTTTCCCATTATGCTTACAATCTTTTCTGTCACACTGTAAGCATCTCTCTTCATGCGGATTCATCCTTGCATAGTTACAATACATCCAATTATTAGGTTCTTTTAATGATGGAACTAAATATATATTATTCATACAATCACCATCTATTAAAACATTTTCAACTCTGGCATATTTTCTTGAAGTGCCTTGAGTCCAACTCTTTCCCAGTCAATTTTTGTGCTAGAATCAAATAAGATATCTCTAAGTACACCTGCCGCTGCTTGGTCATCCATTTTCTTTAAAATTTCTGTTGATATAATAACTTTTACTTCCTGTTCTCTCATTTCCTTATACCTCTTCTAACATCTTTTCTACTTTATCAAGTTGCTCTCTGTTCATAGTATTTCCAGTTTTATTCACTTCACTTTGCTCTCAAAATAGTAAATATCTTTAAATTTACATCCTTTTAAATCATTAATATTCAAATAATTATACTCACAATTATCAATATGATTTTCTTGAATATAATTCCATTCCGCTACAATTCGTAGTATTCCTTCATTGACTATCTGTTCATCTGACCAAAAATAATTACACCAATTTGTAAATCCCATCGTTAATTCATTTGTATCTGAGCTAAGATTCCCGTGTAGGATTTCTTTACTTTTATAATTGGGACATTTTAATCTTCCATATCTATCTCCACCGTCTATAATAGGTAATTCACCACAAATTGAACATGGAACAACCTTTGGTTTTACCATTTCATTAATTTTATTTCTAAACATTTACTGCCTCCTAAATTATTCATTTTCATATGCAACTAACGGTTCTTCCACTTTTCCTCCATGAATTAATTCCATTAGTTGATATACTCTCTTTAAAACTTCTTCTCCATCTACAGACCAACCATATCTTTCTGTATACTGGTCTTCGATATACATTCTTAATTCAAATAATTCCTGTTTCATTTCATCCATTTTTTATTCTCTTCTACTTTATCAAGCTGTATACAATCGTTTTCTCTGATAAAATGGCTGTTTCTTTCATTCTTTTAAAATCTCTTTATCGTCTAAATTAACTTCAAAGGAGTATTTCTCTGATTCTGAAATTGATTCAGATATAAAATCCATCAACTCTCGCTTATCAAAATAAAATAAAGTATTCTTTGAATCAAAAACTTTTTTCATCTCATTTTTGAACTTTCTAAAAATTTCAAAAATATTTTTTGTTATATCTATGTATTCCTGATTAAGATTCTTTGATAAAGTATACTTTATATGACCATCTTGTTTTATAACTCCAAATTTCTTTAATGCACTAAAAAGATTTTTAATATCCAACTCTGAATATTCTATCATATTTTCGGACAATTTTTCTTTAAAATCTTGTTCCGTTATTTCGTCTCCGCATTCATAGTATTCTAATAAATTTTCATATAACATATTTATACCTCTCTTTATGTGTCTATAATACAAAAATATACCAAAAGATTATTTTATGCAAGTTTTTAATTTAAATACTTTTTGACATGAAAACTTGGTTTCATCGTTAATCTTCTATAAAACACATTCCAATACACTGAAGAACATCATAGACTTCATCACCTATACGCTTAGTACAAACATACCTTGTTTCTTTCCAATCAATTCGATTATCTTTTCCAGAATCTTCACTGATACTTAAATCTTCGTAAGAAATGAACCCATTCCAATTAATCACAATTGCTTTAAACATATCCTCTTTTGAATTAAATATTTTCATTTCATTCATTGCCTCTGCAAGACTACCTCTATGCGGTCTATATTTAATCATAATGTTCTCACCTCATAAATCTATTAATTCTTTCTACATCTGAATTTTACATTCACCAGTCATATACTTTACAATACTGGGTATTCTCTGTTCACTCACATAACAAATAATATCCATATTATTTCCACTATAATCGTAATAGTACGGAAAGCTTATAGTATTATTCTCATCTTCATGTTCATAATGCAACCCATCATCCTGTTTTACATTCCAAGTTTCATAATTATTTTTATCTTCAAAATACCATTCAGAACCTACACATTCCACAAACACCCTTGTACCATTAGGTAGTTCTCTGACTTCACTTAAATCTACCTGTACCATAATATTTCATCCTTTCTTTTATATTTTTCCAAAATGTATCTATTAAATTCAATCACTTAATTATTTTCTTGCTATTTCTACTTCATCCATTTCCCAAGTTCTTTTAAATGATTCTGTAAATGAATCAACTCCTTCGTCATAATTTCAACCTTTTCTTCATCTGATATTTCTTCCTTTGATGCACAAAGATCTAATAAGTCTGGCATTGGTTCGTTTAATTCTGTATAAATTACAATTACAGCATTTAAAAACCCTTCCCAGTCATGTGAATTCATTGCCATTTGTGCCTTGTAATATTGTGTCATCATAGATACATCCTCCTTATTATATATTTAATATAATTATATCATATTACAATTGTCAGCTCCATATCATTTCATCGTTAACCTAAACTTCCCATCTCCACTTTTCTTCACGGCTTGCCATGTCATTGTATTCTTAACAATAATTCTCTTCTTTCTTCCATTAAATGTTCTTTTCGGAATTAAGAACACATTCTTTCCTAGATATATAGTTCTTATCCTCTTTAACTTGAAAGCCTTTCTTTTTACTCCAATAATTCTTACATTGTATCCATCCACAACAACTTGATCGGGTACTCTAACTATTCTCTGATTTCTTACAGGCTTGATATAAATAGCCGTATCAGGGTCATACAATTCTATGTATCCATACTTTGTTTTAATTCCCTGATGTGCAGCCTGTGTAGGTACTCCAAATCCAATCAATAAGCATCCAAGCATTAACCATGTAATTAATTTTTTCATTGTTTTGTTCCTTTCTTTGTACAAAAATAAGAGGTATATTCCACCCTCTTATATTCTCTATATGCAATTTAGTAATCTAACTTCGTTCTTTTCTATATCTATTATTCAGTTCTTCCATCACTTCTGGAATATCAGTGATATATCCATTCCAAATAACTTTCATATCATCATTATAAATTTTCATTTTTCCATCAAGGTTTCTTGTTACAGTGATTCCAATAATTTCATTATATTTTTCCATAGATGAAAGTAAGAATTTTACATTATAAAACTGTAATTCTCCAATATCTATATCATCCCATTCTTCCCACTCAAATATTTTTATTCCACAAAATTTTTCTACATTCATCACTTATTCTCCTATTATTCTGTATTTCTTAGTCATCTCTAACTTCTTTCTTAACTCATTTACTTCCTTTTTTAATTCATTATTTTGTACTATAATATCTTCCAACCAACCATTTGTTTCTCTAATCACATCTTTTTCATATAATAAAATATCCCATATAGATGTTCTTTTCATATGATCTGTCATTTCAAAATATTTATCTATTAACTCATTAAAAATGAGATGCGTTGTTTCACTCCCTTCTAAACGATTCAGGGCATCTTTACACAATTCTTTGGAAAATCTAAAAGGTCTCATTCTTTCTCACCTGCCTTTTCTACCATTCATCGTCATACTCGTTAAATTCACATTGAAAAATTCCATCACAAGTATAAATATCATCTACTTTTTCTAATTTATTCTGTTCCAATAAATAATTTTCTTCCAATAAACTATCCGCTAATTCTTTTAAAATTTCATCATAATCACTCACTGTCTTACATTCTGAAATTTCATTTAAAACTTCTGCCCTATCTGTATATTTTACTAACCAGTTTGCATAAGTAGATAAATCGTTGGCAAAACCAGAAAGATAATGAGTATTATCATATACATCGCCATCATTATACCACTTGTATACCAATCCACTAACTGCCGTTACAATCTGTGTAGCTTTTGTTTCACCTTGTCCAATATCTGGTAAATACTTTTTACTTATATTATTAAACTTATTAAAATAATCCCAATCTACTCTCATAATAATTCTCCTCTCAATTCTATATATGTATTATATCAAATAAACAAACCATTTTCTATAGCAGAAATGATTTGCTTGAAATGCGGTTTTCATTTTGTTATTTAAATAAATCATTCTTTATATTTTTCAATTCAAATATAGCAGAATTAATTCTTTCAATATATGCATCATTAATTCCATATCTATTATACTTTTCTGCTTCAATTTTAGAATTAATTAAAACCGTAATGATTATTTCAAAAGTCTCTTCTGTCATATTCCCACCTCAAAAAATGTACTTACTTACTCAATATGCTCATTTTCCATTCCATGATTTCTATATCAATTTTATGGGCACAATCTTTACAAAAATCAATTCCAAACATTGACAAATTTTTTCCTACTGAATGCAGTGCTTCTAAATGTCCACTTTGTAAATATTCTCTTTCTATTCCAAGAATATCTTTCTTTTTAATGACTGGGATTTCTTTTCCGCAACAATCACATACATAAATTTCTTTTCTACTCATGATATATTCTAATTCCTTTCTTTCCTTCTCTGCTTTCCATGCTCTCTAATATGTTCAACGGTTTCTTCTGATGCACCGTTTTGTTTACTTCTTCTAGCCAACCTTTCCCACATATCTAAATTTTTCCAACGTGGTTTATTTTTCTTCGCCATGTTTTTACCTAACCTTTCTTATTCTGAAATGTGCTTTTTATTATATCTTTGTTATAATCCCAGATTTTCTATTTCTTCTTTTGAAAATCCAGATTCTACAAATAAATTCTTTAATAATTCATTGTTAAATTTTTCATTTTTATCACAATTAATTTTCTTTCTAAAATGTAAATACTGATTAACAGAAGTTGGCTTGATTTCACAGTATGAATAATAATCTTCATCTACAAAATCGTAATCATATTCATCTTCTGGCATTTTTCTTGCGTAATAAGAATGATTCTCCTCATTTAATTTATCTACAAATGACTTAATTCGTCTTTCTGTGTCACAAAAAATTCCAATAGTTACTCTCTTTGCTTCTTTTCCATAATACGAATCGGGACATATATCCCCATAAATATAATGATATACTTCATACATCATACCAAATACACCTCTTCTTTTGAATTTTCCGTTTCAATCTTAATCTTCCTTTAATACATTCTGTAGAGCAATGATAATTCTCAATGCTTTTATTGCTTCGTTTAATTCCAATCTACCTACTTCAATTACTGTAGAATTTGATACAGCTTCTACTTTTGCTTTTCGTAACTTTTCTAATGCTTTTTCTTTCTTCATAATTTACCTACCAATCATTAATAAATTCCTGAACCTTTTCCATTGTATTTTCCTCTGGATTATCATAGAAGTTTTCAGAATATTCTTCGTTATACCAGACTTCGAATTCTCCCGTATCATCGTTATAAAACACAATCAAATTCTTTTCCGCTGCTCCCGTGAATTCATCCGTAATATTTTTTCTCATAATATGTACCTTTTTTACAGATTCAATGCTTCCCCATTTTCATCGTATTTAATCGCTTCCATTTTTACAATATAACCAATCTGTTTTTTCTTATCAAAGATTTCCATTTTAGCAAATTCTCCACCAACACCCCATTCAAAATTGAATCTCTTATTGTTATTCTCCACTAAGTCAATAAGATAACTTAACAATTCGTTAGTGTTTTCTGCTGCACGTTTTTGTTCCTCAATGGTTTTATAATCATTAAAATATTCTCTTGGCATAATTAACCTCCATTCTATTAAAATCGCTGTTTTATCCTATTTGTTTCTTCATCCCATAATTTTATAGCTTCATTTTCTGTTTCAGAAAACGCTAAATTTCCATAAGTTTCACCAAATTCTAAACTTCCATAAATAAAACAACCAATATTATGTATATGTCCCTTTACACTACATTCACCCCAATATCCCAATGGAGTTTTTCTCACCTGTGCCATATTACCACAATAAGGACATCTATTCATAACTTATTTCCTCCTCTTCTAAAATCATCGTTTCATTGTGCCAATTCTATCAAATAGTGTATTTTTTACAATGTCATGGATTTCTTTCAATATAATCTCGTTATATTTTGAGTGTGTGTTATACATTTTAATTCCAAGAAGATTACATACTTCTGAAACAAATCCATCTAAACACCATGAAATCCAATCATATTTTGCAATTTCTAAATCCGTATCAGATAAATTTTTAAAATCTTCTGCTGTTTCAAAGTATATTTCTGTCTCAAAATCATCTTTCCACCAGTTATCAAAATCACAAACCGAATTACTCATTACATCCTTAATAGCATTTGTTATGGTATTATTTAATCGTGTATACATAACATTTATTCCTTCTTTCCGTTTCTAAATAAATTACTCCTTTCGGTTCACTCGTTTCAAAATAATTTCTGTATCTGTATAGGCAGTACAATATGCAATATTATTGTTTTTATCATAATAATTTACATAATACATATTATCGTCAAATGTTCTATTGACTCCAATAAAACCACCTCTTCTTTTGCCGTTTAAATAAACATCATACTTTACTTCTTTTAATGTATCTGCCCAATAATCTTGAGGATTTTTCACTCTCCATATAAAATCATGTGGTGTTGTTCTTAATTCATCCATTATTTTACCTCCAATTGTCAAAAGAAACTCTTGTTTTATCTTGATCTGTCTTCTAAAAAGAAATATGCATATAACTGTTTAACTTCAATTTCTGACAGGATGTTCATGTCCTTCATACAATCTAAATATCCTCGTAAGTGTCCCGCTTCTTTTGTTTGTAAACTTTCTCTACCTTTTTCTGTAGCATAAGCAATAACACCACTAGCAACCTTACAATAACCAAGTTGTTCCCTATTTAACTTCTTTAATGCGTTCTCAGTGATTCCCATATATTTTCCTCCAATCTTCAATTTGAAATATCTCTTTCATCCGTTATTCATTAAATATTTCCGCTATCAATTCATCTGGAATAACATCAACAAGCAATTCCTGGGCTATCCAGTTTGTCTTACACTTATTATTTGCTACCGCATAAGCAACTACGTTACGCACTAGATTTTCAAACTGTTCTGTATTTTTCATATTTTCCAACACTTTTCTAATATCACATGAGTATCTCGCAAATTCCATATCGTCCATAATTATTTAATCCTTTCTTTCGAAATAGCTATACACCTTCTATATTACCAAAATATGTAAACACATTTAACAACACTTTATATTTCCGTGGATGATTCATAATCTCTATGATTTCTTTTTCCAATCCATTTGTATCTCTAATTAATTCTTTATGTGTCAATTTGAATCCGTACAAGTTTGGAATATCATTTTTCTCATATGTTTCCATAATCTGTTTTCTAATATTCTTTGTTATATTAATAGCTGCATTTCTCTGTAAATTTTCTTTTCCCATCGTTACGACCTTTCTATCCGAAAAAATCATCGAATCTATCAATTCTAATACCTAAACGTCTTTTGCTTATCAATTTACGTTTCCATAAATCTTCCACCCTGTCATAATAACTATTCTCCATAACAGGCTTTTCTTCCTTTTCTAGTTCTCTAAGGTATACGTTTATACCTTTGTTCATTAGAATCCGTCTATCGTCCTGCATAGCTTTTAAATTCTCTCTCCATATAACCACCATTTCTTAGTTGTGATAAGCTTTAAACCAAACAGAATCATTGGTAAACAAATTACCCAGGCTCTTATATCTTTTCCTGCGTAGCATCCAATGTAAGACATTAAACAAACTATAGACATTCCTAAGAACTTCTGTGTAAAAGACACTAACAGTTCTTCCTTTGTGATTTTCCGTTCTTTCTTTCCGTCAACAACCTTAAAATCCCTCTTCTCTTTAGTTTCCGTTACCTGAATCTTCCTTGCTGTATTTTTCATGATATAATCCTCTCTTTCTTCTAAATTTAATAAGGACTATGTTTCCTTTGCGGATACGGCTGCTCCGACATAGCCCGATGTGTTATTATTTACCCATTAATGATGGCATAAATGATAATTCCTATAATTAAGTAGAATAAACAAAACCCAACGATATATCCCATTGATTTCACCTGCTTTCTTTTTATTTTCTCCTGTTTTTGAGTATAAAAATAGCCTTATAGATATATTCTCTACAAGGCTATAAAAGATACATTTCATCTATAATTATGCTGCTTCCATTAATTCATTAATTCTTTCATCTACTCTATCATCATTGATATAATAAGGTAATACCAGATAGGTAAAATCTCCATCGTATACCATAACAGGTGATTTAGCATTATAAAATCCCATTCTTACATATTCTGTATCAATTTCAGAACATAATTCTTTAATAAATAATGGATTAAACGCAATCATAAATTCTTCCGATACCGAATTGTCTGATACTGAAATTTTATCGAATGATTCTCCCGATTCTGTACACATATAAGACATAATGTTGTTTCCAATAAATTTCATGACCATTGGTTTTTTAGAACCTTTTCCATGAAAAGAAATGTTATATTCTGCTGATTCATTTAATTCTAATGTATTTACATCTACCATCATTAAATCTGATTCCGATAAAAGGATTTTATCAACATCAAAATACATTATATCTGATTCTCTAACGATCATTTTAAAATCATTTCCCGTAATGTATGTTTTCTTATCTTTACTTGCGATAGATATGATATTCTGTTCACCTTTAGATTCTTTTGTAATACAGTTCTTTAATTTAATCCAAACGTCACGATTTAAATTAACTTCTTTAACATCTGACTTACTGTTAAAAGTTCCTACTTCATTTGACGGTTTACATATTCCAAGTCTATGACCATCAAGTGCCGTAATGCGATTCTTATTAACATTAAAATTATAGTAAGTCATTACTTTTTTGTACTCATCTGAATCTTTAAGATAGACATATAATTTTTCCATCATATTGAAAAATTCCTGATAATTCGATGTAAAGAATTTTTCTTCTGGTTCTTTAATATCTTTCATTAATGGAAAATCTTTCGCTGCATCCCACATCGAAGGAAACGTTACGATTTTCTTTCCTGTACTGATTAATACCTTTTGATCTTCTTTGTTATATGTAACAATAATATTATCAGCTTTTAATTTTGAGATTTTCTTTAACATATCCAATGAGATACAAAAATAATCATTTCCCGTCATATCAACATCTTTATAAATATGCAATTCTTCATCGCAATTTGTTGCAATAAATGCAAGCTGGTTATTTTCTTGTTTAACAAGTACCGTTTCCAATATTGAAAGACTTGGGCTTTTAGGAATTGATTTTTCAATCTTCTTTATAACATCTTTCATTTCCTTCATAGCAATTTTAAATTCCATCATTGTTCTAATCTCCTTTATGTACATTCTTGTATGTATTTATTCTCTATATGTTTCCACTAAAAAAGGAAGTCTGTAATTGACTTCCTTTTGATATTCTCTATTCTGTTACATTCTCGAATAATTCATCACCAGAAAATTCTTGCATATCTTCAAGTACTGCCTGTGCAAATTCTTTTGAATATTCGTTCCATAATTTATCTTGCAATTCTTCTGCATTAAGATTTTCCAGTTCATAATCTTTTACAAATTTCTTGATTAACCGTTTCATCCTATAATCATAATTTTCTTCTATTGTATGTATACGCATTCTTATTTCCTCCTGTTAAAATGTGCTTTCATCGTGTTATATAAACTACAACACCAGACGGAAGTTCTATATAATTTTCATTATCTCTTAAACTGTTTTCAAATAATTCAAAATCAAAATACGCTTCATTCATATCATTTACAAATCCAAGAGATCTGGCAGTTTCTTCTGCTGCATTTTCAAAATTAATATAAACTGCATTGATCGACATAATTTCATCAGCATATGTATTTGTAATTTCTATGCAATCTTCGTTGCTTAATTCTCTATATTCATCTTGAAGTTCGTTGATATAGTCCTCTAGTGCTGCGTCAACCTTAGTTTTATATTTTGAATAAATATCTTTAAACATATTATTTTCCTCTCTTTCTGCTTTGAAATGTGAATTTCATTTATAATACTTTCCAACCTATACCACATTTACAAACTTTTATGCCGTATTTATCACAAAACTTTTTAACATTACTATTTATAAATTCTGGTTTGTTTTTTAGATTTTCCAACACGTTTACAAGTTCCCTTATATCATAAACAGATAAATTAAATCCTTTAATTTTTTCGCCATTCAATAGCTTATTAACATCATTATTAATTTTATCATGTTGTTTCTTCGTCATGGTTTTATTTCCCCCTTGAAATTGTACTTTCAATTTACTTTATTTATTTCCTTATACGCCTCTTCTAACGTGCAACACAACGCTTGTGCAACTACTAAACATCTAGCCGTCATATCCTGTACAATGGCTTTCTGATTGTCTTTGGGTACGTTCTGAAGCGTTATAGACTTTATAAGATTCTGTTTTGCCCTTATGAGCCGTTCTAGTGATTTGTGCGTGGGTCTGGATTGGTAACAGAGTTATGGCTGCCAAAGTTGTGATTGTAAATATTTTCCATGCTGTTAATTTCTTCATGATATAAACCTCCTTAATATAAAACTTCTAACACTTTGTTATCCTCTAAGAAGATAAAAGTTCCTTCTATAGATAAATCTCTTGCGAAAGCTTCATAATCAAAACATCTAGCTACATTCTCAGGTACATTTCTAAGATAACCACATTCTTCTACAATGTAATAGGCTACATCTATCATATCTTCACAATCATAATAGATAGCATAATTTCCACTTTCTACTTTTTCCATCGCTTCATTTAATGTATATCCACATTCCGACATTAAAGCTTTTGCGATTTCTTTTTCGTTATCTTCTAAAGATTCGACCTGTGAAGCTATCTCATTTAATGTGTCGATATTCTCATACTCACCAATGTTATAATAATCACATTCCCAATCAGTAATAAAGTATTCTTCATAATAGTTACCGTTTGCATCTGGTTTATCACTAATCTTGATACGCTTTAATACGTTTTTAAGATCTTCATTGCTAATTGGTAAACTTACCCATTCACCAATTAAAAAGCCTTCATTGTACTTTCCTAAGTTTGTTAAATAAATGTTCATCATGATATTTTCCTCCTATTCTTCTATGGCTCTTAAAATTTCCTTACAAGCTTCTATATATCCATCTGGTAACACTTCATTTTTCATCGTACCACCTGCAATTCTCCATTTTAAATCATTGATAAAGTTTTCTTTATCATCGTGTAGCCATTCGATGAGTTCTTCATGTTTTGCAATGTCATAATTAATAACGAGCTTGTCTAATGATTTTTCTAACTTGTTTAAAAGCTTTCTTTCTTCTGGTGTGATTGTGTATGCTGTCATGATATTTTCCTCCATCTTTCTTTATATAATTCTCTTTGTTTTCTTTCCTGCATCGCTCTGTATTTATACGGGCTTGTGACCGTTTGCCATGAGGCAAGCTACATTACTACAGAATCATTGCGGTACTCTTTTTTTGCAGTAGTCTTGTACCAAGACTTGACGGATGTTTTGACACATTGACGGCTTTCGTGTTTCCTGTATAACAAACTATTTAGTTATGTTTAATAACTGTTTGGTTATCTTTTATGCTGATAATATCACAACGCATTTTTTCTGTCAATACTTTTCCGTTATATTTTATAACTATTTAGTTATATCGTGCCGTAAAAAAATAGACATTGCTATATAAACAATGCCTATTCAATAACATTTCCGTTTGGATAGTGAAAGCCACTTTTCCATTCACATCCTAAAACGGTTCCCATTCTCACAAGTTCATCCTGTGAAAATTTTCCAACTTTTAACCGCTTAGAAAGATTAGCCTGTGACATTCCCATGCGTTTACTTAGTTCCGTTAACGTAATGCCGGAAACAGCACAAGCAGTTTCTACTTTTTCTTTAATTGTGCGTATCTTTTTCACCTTCTTTCTAAATGATTATAACATCATCATCGGGTAAGGTCAAATTAGAAACGTCTGAATCATCATATAATGATACTGACAATCTATATTGACCGTCTTCCTCTTCTTCATGAATAAAGTCTTCATTTCCTTCATAATCAAGAACAGACTCACCATTGAGAAGTTTTTCTACTTCTTCTTGAGTGTATCTATCCTCTAACACACATACGAAATTGTTTTCGTAGTGTGTGTTTTCTGTTGTAATTGTGTCCATAGTTGCTATATGTTTTAATGTTTTCATTTATAATTCCTCCTATATAATTATAATTCTATCATAAAAAGCACCCTGTTAAAAGAGTGCTTTTTCAGCCTGTAATGCGTTCATCTTGTTGCCTCCTATCTTGTATAATACTTCTGTACGTGGATTGTATCTTCTAAATCACACATTTTGCATCCCTTTACATTATCAAGTTCTGTTTCGATATCTACAGGAAATGCAAGGCTTTCAAAAGTTTCTTTACACTCCTGTAAAATGTGACTTTGTATAGTTTCGGGCAACTGACATACATAAGTATGGGCTGTTATCGTTACCCGTTCAAATACTCCCGACTTAAGCATATCTGAAAACCAGATATCAAAAGTTGGATATTCGTTTTTGTCTGCTAAATCTCGATAGACTTCTTTCATCTGCTTTTCTGTGAAACATTTACCTTTTAAAGGCTCTTCATAAGTAATGTAGAAATTTGTCATATCCTACCTTCTTTCTACCCTATAAGATATACAGGGATTTTTGTTTTGTTTATTGCTTGTTTAATCTCATAAAGATTTATAAACCATAATTTATATTTGATAACTCAAAAAATTATGTTGTTACGTTATCAACAAGGGAAACTTTTTGTTTCTACTACTTTCAACCATCAAGGGAGTGCTTTAAACCCTATTTCACGATTTTGCCCGAAACTCTAAGAATATTGTCAAAGGTGTATCTTATAAGGTTATGAGATTAAATAAACAATAAACCTTATATTTTTATTAGATAGTACCTTGTGTTTGATTAGTTGTAAAATTATGTTTACAAGATACTATCTAAAATCAACCTTATTCTCAACCGTTGCCGTTGTGTGGTCTTACTTTAATATGCCACAATCAAAAATTTGTTTTTATAGGAAACAAATAAACTGTTTTTACTACTTTAAGTAAATAGTATAACTTTTATTTTTAGCGTTAAATTGCTGTCGGCTCTACTTTGAGTATGGTATTTTAACCCTTTACTCTGGATAACCAAACTACCCAATCAACTTCTTTCAAGGCAAGTTGACATGGAGGATTTTAACCCCAACCTTGTTGTAAAATTACAACCAATATTCTGTTCTGCGTGGTTAATATGTTACTAATTGGATATTCTCTTGTCAGACTTGACAAAAGTTTTTAGAAATGATAAACTATACTTGCTGAGGTTTAGTTTATCAAAACTATATCCAATTTTTTAAAGGGACTTGTTAGAGCAAGTCCTTTTTGTTATGTACGGAATTATTAAATAATCCCGATTGACAAGTTGGAATTGAATCCCACGGCTTAACCGCTTGTCTTTGTTTTTCTTAACTTGGTTATATATTATCACATCCAAGTTATATTGTCAACTGTTTTCGTCAACTTTTTTAAAGCTTTTTAATCAACACTTTATCAACTGTATATCCTATACAGTTTAATATCTTGTTAGCATCATCTATACTAAATTGTTTTTTATTTAGCATATGACTTATTTGTTGTCTGCTAACTCCTAGTTTATCAGCAATAAAAGTTTTGTTTATACCGTTGTCTTTTATAGTCTGATTAACTAAATTAGATAACTCTTTATTTGTCAAGGGTGTATACCTCCTATTAAAAAGAGTGTAAAACACCTTATAATAAGGGCTTACACTCTAGTTAGTTAGTTATTTGTTACATTTTCCTTTGGGTCATGTGTCTCGATATATAAAATAATATCAAGTATTTCCTTATCCTCTAACCCTTTTTCTCTAAGTTTTTGGATTAAATTTACAATTTCTTTACCTGTCATGTACTCCATCCTCTCACCGTCCTATCATTATTATAATGATATTATAACGGATTTTGAAAAAAGTGTAAACCCTTATTAATTTATCAAGGTGCTTTACAAGGATTGTAAAATTGTGATACAATAATATAATCCTTATATGATTATGTTATTGATAACCTTGCCAACCTGCTAACTGTCAAGTGCGATTGGCTTGTTATCTTTAACATGGCTTAAGTATACACTAAAACAATGTACTTGTCAATAGTTTTTATGTACTTTTTTATTTTATTTTTATGGGTGATATTATGATATTTGATAATAACTTACAATTAAAGAAAGAATTTGATAAATTGTTAATTGATACAGGTAACAGTAAAGTAAATATTGCAACTGAATTGGAAATATCTAAACAACAATTAAGTAATTTGTTAAATAAGAAGAATTTATCATTTATGGATATGAAAAGAATATTAGATGTAATTGGTTATGATTTGGAAATTGGTTTTAAAAAGAAAGAAAACTAATTGCATTATATAGAAGAAACAAAGGAGGATTATATAAAATGGGTGCGATAACTGGAATTAATAAAGTAATTATAGAATTATTAGAAGAAAACAATACAAAAATGGAAGAACTTGCAAAGTATTTAAAAATAAATAAAGAAACCTTAGAAAAGAAATTAGAGTGTAATGATTTAAAAAATGCAAGAAGTTATAACAACTTTACTGTATCACAATTAGAAAAGATTGCTAGTTTTTTTGGTTATGATTTATGTATAGATTTTAAAAAAGAAGATGTTGTAAAACATTGTAAATCAAGAAAAGAAACTAGGCAAGAGACAGTTAATAAAATGAGTTTTTTATATGACAAGAATGGAAATTGGAATGTATAGGTATATAGCCGTTTAAACGTCTTGTTTTGCCCTATATGGGATTTTATATGCGTAATGTATCTATGTATCCTATTTTAATTTTAAATTGATTTTAGAGTGTTTGTATGCGTGATAATATTATAGTGTGTTTTATTATTATGTATTATGTATTGTTATTTAATAGATGTATTTATTAGTTTGTTATGTGTATAATTAATATGTTTATAGTTGCGTAATGTATAGTGATGTTTTATATTAGTATATAATGTATTGTTATTGTATGGTGTGTATTATTGATATGATAGTATTATTGTATTAGATATTATAGTTATATGGTAGATGTTATATGTTTATATTTAATATTATATATTGATTAATATGTTATATGTATTGTGTAATAGTATATAGTTGCGTTGTATGTGGTAATGTATAATAATAGGTGTTATAGCTATTGTGTGGTGTATTATAGTATGATGTGATATGTTATTATATGATGCGTTATAGTGTGATAGTATTTTGCTATTGCGTATTATATGATGCAATTATATATTAGTTATGTGTGCATATGATAGTTATGTATATGATATATAGTTATATATGTATTGTGATATATTTACCTGGTTAATTATATATTTATGTTTTTGTGTAGTGGTTAACTGGTATTGTATAGTTGTGCAAATTGTACATTTTGATGAGGTTATGAGTGTAATATAGTGTGCAGTTTATTGTTATTTATGATGCAGTTATTATAGTTAGTATAGTTTTTATATGATTGTGTGATATTGTTTTTATATATCTATTGGTTATAAAATGTGGTTGAAACAACATTTTTTATCTCAAAAAACGAACTTTTGTTTTTATATCCCAATAAATATCATCATATGCAGAAATTTTATATCTTGTCATATTATTACATTTTTTATATCCTGCTACCCTTGAATAATCCTTATTTATCCAATATTTAAAATCATTTACACATAGTATCAAAAACCATATCTTCTAGTATGAATATTATAAAACACGGACTTTTCAACAAAACTCCTTGTTTTTTATGATAAAAACTATATGATATAGTATTAAAAACTATGTTGTACAGGGGGGGGTATGTTTACATTTTTTGACATACTGTCAATTCCTGTAAATGCCCTAGGTGTTCAACTCACACCCCACGTTCAAAATTTCAAAATCCCTCTCCCCTACCATTTCACTCAATCCCACACAAAAAATAGCAAAAATACACAAAATGAGTTCGAAAACGAGTTCGAGCAAGCCCTTATAAAATAAACAAAATCTTCACATCAAAAATACCCTAAAATCACAAAAACTCCTCTTAAACCTTCATTTTTGTCAATAAAACCTTATACTTTATCGAAGTCAGTTATAAAATCTACGAAACATAGCCAATTTTATTCCTTGCTGCTCGTACATCTACCTTTAAAATATGTAATAAAAATAAACAAAATCATTCATTTATATCTGCACCAGTAAATCTTATTTTCGAAGTCCTTTGAAATCCACCTTCTATCCTTATTAAAAATATCCTTTGCTCAAATTTACGTTATTCGACCCAAAAATCAATTCTATTCATTTTACTTGTAATTTACCGTCTTTTGCATTAAAATCCAATTTCACCCCTAAAAACTCAAAAATACTCTCGTAATCCAGGGTAACATAATATTCATTACACCCATATCTGAAATATCTAAATGATCTTTTATTCAATTATCATTCATCCTATCTCTCTTCTACTCTTCTACATCTTAAATAATATCATCTCGCACCATTACAAAAGTTTATCTGTAAATATCCTTAGCTTAAATCTCCAAAAAATGACCCTAAAATCAATTTTAACTCTTACCCTTACAACTTACCCTTTATTACACTAAAATCCATTCTAGTCAAAATAGCGTTAAAATTCTCAGCTAATCTAGAGTAAGAAAGTTTCTAGTATATCTCATCCAAACTTGAATCACAAATCTATAACTTTTCTATTATTTAATATCTCAGAAACTCACTTTCTATATATCCCTTAGCTAAATCGGTAAAAATCAACTCTAAAATCCATTTTACTTTTTACATGAGCAATTTATCCTCTCAGCATATAAAATTGATTCTGGTACAAATAGCTTAAATTTCGTCTAACAATCTCAGGTAGAGAATCTTTTAATATATCCCACACCCAATCTCAAAATATATAAACATATAACATTCTCTCTTCTAAAATACAACAACACTTTTTTCAAAAGATAATAAATAAAGAGAATAAAAACTTGTACCTATTCACAATCTCACAAAGAGAATACACAACTAAGAAATTTTGATTATGAAATTAAATTAATCATATCAAAATGCTTCTGATTGGCACATCATGGCTTTACAAGAATGAAAATAACCACAAAGATATTCGATATGTCTTTTAGAGAATATAATGTTGCGCCAGAAGAAAAATATTTTTACTAATTAAACAATAAAGGAGATTAACCACTATGAGAAAATTAAAAGACAACAAAAATAACACAACTACTACTATCACACCATCAACATCTGATAAGACACCTATTGAGATTGCATTACAGATTGATTCGGATGGAATGACAACAGCAAGTAAGTTATATGCTTTTTTAGAATTAAATCCAAGTAATTTTGCATCCTGGTGTAGAAGAAATATCACTAGAAATAAATTTGCCACTGAAAATGAAGATTATATAGTTTTCGTAGTGAGCAACGAAAACTTCAAATTAGGTGGTAGACCAAAAACAGATTATAAACTTACATCTGAATTTGCAAAGAAGCTCTCAATGACAGGTAACACTGAGAAACATGAGCAAGCAAGAGATTATTTTATCGCTTGTGAGCAAGGATTAAAGATTGCTACCGCTAAATTACAAGAAAGAAATGATGATATTCAAGCTTTGGTGCAAAACGTAAATACTCTTGTACAAAAGATTGATAATGTATTTAATTCATTAGAATCAAGAATAGACATGTTAGAGAATAATAATATTACTCAAAAAGCATTACCAAAGAAACGATATACATACTGGTCTTCTAAAATGTTTACAAAATATCAAGCATTGGCAGATTATTTTGAAGAAGCTTAATTTACACATTCTCGTGACTTTAGTCATGAGTTAGTAAATTTAAAAGAGAATATATAAGTGAGGAGGTGATAAGTAAATGTTAAAAGCTTACAAATACAGATTATATCCAAATAAGCAACAAATAGAACAAATTCAAAAAACTTTCGGATGTTGCAGATTTGTTTATAATCAGACACTTGGGTATAGAAAAAATTTGTATGAAATGAAAAAAGAGTCTATAAGTAGAATTGATTGTAATAATTGGAAAAATAAATTTCTTAAAGTGCAATATGAATGGTTAAAAGAAATAGATAAATTTGCTTTGGATAATGCGGTTATTAATATGGACTCTGCATATCGGAAATTTTTTAAAGAACATAGCGGCTATCCAAAGTTCAAAAGCAAACGCAACAATAAGAAATCATATAAAACAAATTATACAAATAAAAATATCGAAGTTTCTTTTGAGAAAAATAAAATCAAACTTCCAAAACTTAAGTGGGTTAAAACTAAAGTTCATAGAGAATTTACAGGGAAGATAAAATCTGCAACTATTTCTCAAGTTCCATCTGGAAAATATTTCGTTTCGATTCTTGTAGAAACAGAACACATTCCTATGAAAGAAAATGATAATTCTGTCGGAATTGATTTAGGTATTAAGGATTTACTTATCACTTCTGCCGGAGAAAAATTTGATAATATTCGCACCACTAAGAAATATGAAGATAAATTAGCAAAAGAGCAAAGAAAATTGTCTCATAAAGTAAAAGGTAGTAAAAATTGGAATAAACAGAGAATTAAAGTAGCAAGAATACATGAAAAGATTCGTAACACTAGAATTGATAACTTACATAAAATATCTCATAAACTCATCAACGAAAACCAAGTGATAGTTTCTGAAAATTTAGCAGTTTCTAATATGATGAAGAATCATAATCTTGCAAAAGCAATATTTGATTGCGGATGGTATGAATTAACAAGACAATTAACATATAAAGCTGAATGGAGTGGACGTACATATATTAAGATTGGTAGATATGTGCCGTCTAGTCAAACTTGTAATGTATGTGGTTTTGTTAATAAGGATACAAAGAGTTTATCGGTAAGAGAATGGATATGTCCTGTTTGTGGAACTGTTCATGACAGAGATATTAATGCTGCAATTAATATTCTAAATGAAGGAATGAAAATGTTAAATGTAGCTTGATAAAATAAAATACGGTAGGAATTACCGAAATTTACGCCTGTGAAGTTAGTAGATTACGAGGACGTTGAAGCAGGAAGCCCACTGGCTTTAGACAATGGGTAATTCACCAATTAGTAGATAATCTTTAGAGAAATATAACTTAGCAACACCAAAAGAGAATTTTGTAGTATCAACTATCTTTGATACGAAATAAAAAATACACCAAGGAGTATGTCCAACAAATATATGAAGATGACATTGAGATTACACAAATAACAAAAATGTAAAATTTCAAGTTTTTAAATTTAATTTTTATGAATGTAATGAATAAAAATTAAATTAGTCTGTCTTATTAAATATTAGTATATCTTCTTTCTGTTCAGTTGACATCCACTGGTGGTAGTCTGCTGAACAGGGGTTGAGAATTTAGACATCCACTGGTGGATGTTTGCTGAACTCTCGTAAGAAAAATTTTTTTAAAAAAGAGGTGAGTAAGAATTAACAATTATAAAGTATATTTGCATACAAATTTATCTAATAATAAAAGATACGTTGGGATTACACAACGTCCTCTAAAAGAAAGATGGAATAATGGTAATGGTTACAATAAAAATGATAAATTTTTTAAAGATATTCAAAAATATGGTTGGGATAATGGATTTTCACATGAGATTATAAAAGATAATTTATCTTATAAAGAAGCAAGGACTTTGGAGAAATATTACATAACAAAGTATAATTCAGTTTCAAAAGGATATAATCAAATAAATTTTGATCTAGGAGAATCTCTTCAATTTGATTTTGATGATTTCATACCTGTTGATAATCCATGTAGAGAAAATAATCATAGAGAATATTTTACTAGAATACCAAATAGTTTTATTCAAATTGATATTCGAAAAAAATATCATTTAAATAGAATTTTTTACTTAGTATATATCTTAATTGATAAACATAAAAGTTATGAAGATCAATCATATATTACTATGTCGGAAATATTTAATTTATGTAATTATAAACAAACCAGACATAAACCAAAAATATTTTATGAAATAATTAAATGTTTACTATTTCTAAATGAAAGCAATATGATTCGTATTACTTCTGATTTTGATATTTATTCTGTTGGATACACTGATTGTATTCAGATGGATATTATTTGTGAGAATTTTGACGCAACAGATAAATTCTCAAAAATTACATCTTCACAACTTGACTTCATAATGATGAGTGAATCAAGTATTAACAAAGAGAATATATTAATGGTATTCCTTTATATCAATTCTTATATTTTTATTCGTCCAAAAAATAAAAATAATGAAGAAATAATAAGTAATCCTAAATCTAAACCAGAAGCATTTTTTCGCAGCATGGAAAGTATGGCAAAAGAATTGGCAATTTCAAAAGATACATTAAATCAATGTATTCAATGTTTAACTTCTTCTAGCAAAAACCAAAAACCTCTTTTGATAAAAAGAGAAGTAGGTAGTATACAACCAGATCCTAAAAAGCCACCACAAAATGTTCCAAATATCTATGTACTTAACAAAGAAGGATATGAACAAGAAATTGAATGGGCTATTTTAAAGATGTTAGAAGTATATAATGTAGATTCATTTGGAGAATTAATAGGTAAAGATATAAATAGAAAGGATGTTGATGCACATGATTAAACAAATAAGAAGAGAATATATACATGAGTAACTATTAATCACCATCTCACAACAAACTGAAACATAAATGAAATTAAAACACATAAAGAAAGGATTTTAAGAAAAATATGACAGATGAAATTTTTGAAACTAGAGGAGCTTGTAGCATTAAAAGTCTTGCGGAGTTTGATACAAATTATAACAATTTAGGACAGCATTACCTATCTTCTATTGCCAATGCTATCATAAGTGATTGGCGATTTGATAGACAATGTAAAAATAATATTCGATATAAAAGAAATAATAAACAGAAAGAGGATGAATAATTATGAGATATGAAAATATGGGACATGTAATCAGTTTTGATTTACAGGATGGATATTCAATTCGATGTAATTACAATTTTGATAAAGAGAAAGATATGTATAGAGTCACATTGTTTTTGACTAGAAATGATTTAGATTACATTGAGAGAATTGATACATATTGGCTTGACGCTGCTAAGACTACAATCAAACATCTTATCACTGAACTGATTGAAAGAAAATGTAAAGAAGGTTTTTTTGATTATTATATTGAGAGAATAATATATACGTTGAAATGCTTTGATAAGGGAAATGATATATTGGAATGTGTGAGATTATATGAAGAAAAATGATATAAAATTTTTTAAAAAAGCTAGAAAAGTCGCATTACTTTCAGATTATAAAAAAGTACATATTGGTTGTGTTGCTGTGTACCAGGGGCAAATAATCGGAATTGGTTGTAATCTTGAAAAAACACATCCTATACAGGCACATTATAATATTTTTAGAAATAAAGATATTTCTCTTTGCTCTTCTCTTCTACCAAAACTCCATGCTGAAATTAACTGTTTAAATGCAATCAGGCATATGAATATCAATTTTTCAAAGGTTAAGTTATATATCTATCGTGCTAGAAAAGATGAACTGATTGGGATATGTAAGCCTTGTCCTTCTTGTATGGCTGCTATTAAAGATTTAGGTATAAAACATATTTATTATACGACTAATGATGGATTTGCTTACGAGAGAATTTGTTATGATGAGGTGGCTTGATGAGATGTGAGATTTGTCAACATGAAAATCATATAGTTGGATGTCCATATTATGAGGGGAAACATTTATCACGTTGTGATGTATGTGGAGAATTTATATATGAGGGTGAAGAGTATTTAGAAAATAATGGTGGTGATCTAATTCATTTAGAATGTATTCAAGGTATCAGATGGCTGATTGGATGGTTAGGATATGAAGTTAAGGAATTTGGAGGAAAATAGAAAATGTTAACTGGAAAAATAGGAAACGAAATTATAAATTGTTATGATGGAACACGTTCAAAAGAACAGTTAAAGAATTGGGCAAAAAAGAAAATTATTTTATGCCCAGCTTGTAATAAACCATACGAATATTGTCATGGTAGAGTTAAAATACCATATTTTAGACATATGGATAAAGCTAAATGTGAGGATAAATATTCTGAATCAGAAACAGAAGAACATCTTTGTGGTAAACGAGATTTATATGAATGGATTATTAAACAAAATGGTGTTAAAAATGCAATATTAGAAGGATGGATACCAGAAACAAAACAACGTCCTGATATTATGTTTGAATATAACAATAAAAAATATGTAATTGAATACCAATGTTCTCCTATTGCTTCTGAATATTTTGAAAGACATGACTTATATCAGGCAGTTGGGATACACGATATTTGGATTTGTGGAACAGAAAAATATTTTGGGTCAAACAAAAGAATGAATACGTTAGAAGCATCATCACATGTTTATTACGATTTTAAAAATAAATTTTTGTATGTTGTTGATAATATTTCTGAGGCAACATTTAAAGAAATAAAAAAACTTGCCTTATGGAGAGAAAACTTAACAACAAAATATAAACAACAAAAATATTCTAAAAGACCATTTCATGTAATGATTAATGCATACGATTATACTGTTGGATATAAAAATTACATTCAAGTTAAAAATACTTCTAATAGTTATTATTGTAGTGGTTCTCACTATCCATCTCCAACAGGTAGACCTTCGAGAAAATATCCATATCCAGTAAAGGATTATGAGTATTTGAGAAATTATTCTTATGCTACTTGTTATAAACTATCTGATGTTAAATTAGAAATGCAATTGGAGGAGAAATAATTTGAGTAAACACTTAACGTCACAAAGATATGTGTTTAAAATTCATTCTTCGAGACTTAGAAGAAAAAAATGGAATTTAAAACTAACACCAAACCAAGCGAGAGAAAACCAAGAACTTATTGCTTTAAGCGAAAGTCAAATAATGAGATTTATTGATGAGATAAATAACATTACTAATGCAGAATTTAAAATTTCAAATATTAAATCTCAAATAAAAAAATTAAAATCTGATAAGAATTTATCCACATCCAGACCAAAAATCAAAAAATTATATAATGATTTGGACAAATATCAGTTCAAAAAAGATTATGTGTGTGTTGTAATTGATAAAATTAAAGATTTTGAATACATTTATGAACATGGGTTTAAAATTAACAATGTTACATATAGGTGGTTACTTGGAACTACAGGTGGAGTAAAAAATAACACAATAGTATTTGTAAATGAGAAATTATTACCAGAATTAAAAAGACGTATTAATAATGGACGAGATTTGCAAAAAGAATTTGCTCCAGCAAAACTCGAAGCCTATATTGCATTGGTATGCAGCTCTTCTACTCCTGTATCAATGCCAAATGGAATTGTGGTTGTTCATGATTGTATTACAAAATTCAAATCAGATGTAATTGAATTAGATGATACTGGGCTTGATCAACCAAGTATGAAATTTATTAAAGATAAAGATGTAGAGCTAAACGATAGTGACGGATATGGACTTGCTATGCCATCCCTTATGGAACGTTGGGGATATGAAATTGGAGAAGATTTTTTATTGCCTGGTTGTGTTATTAGAAATTCATTTTGTAAAGGTGCTGTATTTCCTATTGATTTTCAGAAGTTTGCACAATATCATGGTTTTACAGAAATAACAGATGTGTGGGGGAATACATATAACATTAACGAAATAGAACTCATTTTAACAGAGTCGATGCTAAAATTATGGGACTCATATTCTTCTCTTGAATCATATCTTGAAAATTGTGAAAAGAATCATTATACATTTGCAATTACAAAAGCTTCAGAAGAAGAATTAGAAAATGTAAGAACAATGAATTATCAGTTTTTGCAAAGTTATGATTTTACAGATGAACAAATTGATGAATTAATCGCACCAACTGTAAATGAAATCAAAGAAATTTTAGATGATGATTATAGAAAAACAATATTATATACAAAAGGCATAGGGCTTAATGAGAAAAATATTCAACATTTAGATAGTTCATTTGCAACAGCATTGATGATTGAACCTAAAATGGCTAATGATCCATTTATTAAATCTCAGATTCACTCCATGATTAGAAAGCGTATTGATGAAGCTAAAGTTGGAGTTTTAAAAGTTCCTGCTAATTATTCATTAGTATCAGGAGATCCGTATTCTTTATGTCAATCCATGTTTGGAATGAAAGTTACTGGATTATTAAAAGCTGGACAAGTCTATTCCAAATATTGGGTTGATAAAGGTGTTGATAAAATTGTAAGTTTTCGTGCGCCAATGACTTCGCATAATAATATTAGACTGCTTGAAGTTGTCCATAATGAAATAATGGATGATTTTTATCAATATATGACAACTCCTACTATTTTTAATAGTTGGGATACATGTGCAGAAGCAATGAATGGCTTCGACAAAGATGGAGATGCTGTTATTGATACATCCTTTTCTCTTCTTGTGGAGAATACAAAACAATTACCTGCTATCGTATGTGTACAGAGAAAAGCTCCAAAATGTATTCCTACAGATGATGATATTATGAAATCAAATATCAATAGTTTTGGAAATGCTGTAGGAGGTGTAACAAATAAAATCACATCAATGTTTGAAGTTAAATCTAATTTTGAACAAGGGACTAGAGAATATAATTTACTCGATTATAGAATTAAATGTGGTCAGTTGTATCAACAAAATGCGATTGACAAAACAAAAGGAATCGAAGCCAAGCCAATGCCTGATAATTGGTATAGCTGGATTTCAAATAAACTTACAAAAGCAAAAGATTCTCGTCAAAAAAAGGATTTTTGGGTTAATCGAAAAATCATTGCAGATAAAAAGCCTTATTTTATGCAATATATTTATCCATCAGAACGTGCAGCATTAAATAACTACCGTAAGAAAAATAACGAAAAAAGTTTTATGAGATTTAGAATTTCTCTTGATGAGTTGATGCGTAAAGAGAATAAAACAAAAGAAGAGATTAAATTTATTAAGTGCTATTATGATCGTATGCCACTCGGTATAGGTAAATGTACGATTAACAAAATTTGTTGGAAAATCGAAGAAAAATTTGACAATATTGTTTATTCCTCTAATGACAATTTCGATTATTCTATTATGAAAAGTGATGTAATATATTCCAATGTGGTATATAAAAAAATTAAAAAAATATATGAAGCTTATAGAAAAGAAATATCTAATTATAAGCAATACGCAAAATCAGAAAGGATTAAATCAGATGAACGTCAAATTCAAAAATATATTTTAAAGGAACAATTTAAAAAGAAATGTTTATTAGAATGTCCTAATGAAGATGAGTTATGTAATATTGTTCTGGATTTATGTTATTCAAAATCTAAATATAGCAAACAATTTGCTTGGGACATTTGTGGAGAAACATTTATACAGAATTTATTAAGACGTAATAATTATAGAATTTCATACCCAACACTTGATAATAACGGAGATATTGAGTATTTAGGTATGATGTTTTCTATGAGAGAAGCTGAAATTAAAGTAAATGTAGATTTGGAGGAAGATAAATGCCCGTTGTATTAAATGAAATAAAACAAGCAGAAATGATATTAGAAAAAGGGGAAGTTGGCAACAAGCCAACTTCTACATTATTTCTTCTTTCTAAATATTATCGTCAAAAATTAAAATTATCAGAGAAGAAAACTTCCGAAAAGCTCAATGAGTTTATGAATACCAATTATAAAAATTATAATCCTGTATTATGGGAAAACATAATCGAAGATATTTCTCGAAAAGGTAAAAAATATGAATTAAGAAATGTCGAAAGTATTGGTATTACTCAATCTGAGTTGAATAGGATTAAATCCGCAAAAACAAAAAATCATAAAAAAATATTATTTACAATGTTATGCTTTGCAAAATTATATAATATCACATCGCCTAATAATAATAATTGGGTCAACGCAGATATAAAAGAAATATTTAAAACCGCAAGAGTAATTGTCAAACATCGAGAAGATAAATTTTTATTATTAAATGATCTTGAATCAAATGGATATATTTCTTTTTCTAGCAAGAATGATAATCTTAATATGAAAATTAATTTTATTGATAATATCAATGAGTCGATATTATATATTATGGATTTTAGAGAATTAGGATATGAATATCTTAATTATATTAAAGATGGGAATTTTACAAGATGTAAAATATGCGACAGATTAATAAGGAAAACAAGTAAAAATATTCAATATTGTGCGGAATGTAAAGAAGCAAAAAAACTAGAAAAATACATAAAATATAATCAAAAACGAAATTAACCACTTTTTTAAAACCGTGAAAACCCTTTATTTATAAGGGTTTTGAGCGTTATTGCCAATTTTCTTATTATGTAATAGATATATACGTGAATATTTCAAAATATAAAGATGAATTAAATCTATTGAAGTGTTATACACATCATGGGTCAGTTAGTTAGGCTGTTAAAGAGAATTATAAGGTATCCCCCTTATCTCGCCCTTATAAATATTATAGCAGGATACGTTGGAGATGGTTTCCACGATAGCCTCATAAGCTATGCACACAGGTTCAAATCCTGTTCCTGCTCTCCTCTCCTATTTTGGAGAAATATTGAACGAAAGGATGTTATGATTTTTGGTAAAAATCACAAAAAATGAAGCACAAATACTTAATGTAAAATATGAAATTCCATTTAAAGAATTTGGTGGAATCACTCGCACTTGCTCTTGTCATCATAAAAGGAAAACTTATTATTTGACAGAGAGTAATTATAATCTAAATGCATTAAGCGAAATCAGAAAAAATATTGTTAAATAACAAAATATATAAGAAAGGTGGTACATTACCATCGGAAAGAAAAAGAAAGAAATAAATATAAGTTTTCTTAATAATGGATGTTCCGTAACAGGATCATGTACAATCATTAAGTTTTTAGATAGGACAATTCTCTTTGAATTTGGTGGAATTCAAGAAGGACATACTATTCTTGATAATTATAGATTAAACAAAGAACAAATATCTAAAATTAAAGCAAAAGATGTTGACATGATAATTGGTGGACATTTCATGCACTATGATCATGGTGGTAATATCCCCGCATTAGTTAAACAGAATCCAAACATAAGAATTATTACAGGCAAAAATACTACTAGTATATTAAAGGAAATGTGGTTAGACTCTGCCAACATTACTATTCGTGATTGTGAAACATTATCTTCTCAGTATTCAGATAAAGTGTTTAAACCTTTATATAATATTGATGATGTAGAAAAATCTGTATCTCTTGTTGAGGAATATGATGTTGGGGAAATTCACGAATTAGATGAAAATATATCTATTAGATATACATATTCTGGTCATATTTTTGGCGCAGTACAATGTGAATTATTTATAAAAATCAAGAATCATTGTACCAAATTATTGTTCACAAGTGATCTCGGAAATACAAAGATTCAGGATTTAAAACCATTTGTCCAGAAATTTGAACCTGTAAAATCTGCAAACTATGTATTCGGAGAAACTACATACGGTGCAAGAAACAATAAACAAATAACACAGAAAATAATTAATAAAGATTTAGAAAAAATCAAATCGGTTATTCAACAATTTTGCGGAGATTATAAAAGGCGAGTTCTTATGCCTGTTTTTAGTCTTGATAAATGCCCTGTCGTATTATGGCTTATTTATCAGATGTTTAAAGACGATAAAAATTTCACAACAAAAGTGTTAGTTGATAGTCCATTAACAAACAGACTTCTTGACAGATACAGTGAAGTATTAGAAGGAGAAGCAAAAGAAAAATTCGGTGAAATGCTTGCATGGAAGAATCTAAAAAGAATTGTAACTCCAGAAGATAGTAGATATGCTATGGAAAACATGAAGAATATCTTAATATTGAGTTCTGGTGGAATGTTACAAAGCGGACGTTCTGTTAGATGGGCGAAAGAGTTACTTCCTCATAGCAATGATTGTTTGATTTTGAGTGGTTATTGCGGAGAAAACACGCTTGGATATAAAATCAAAAATTTCAGTGACCAGAAAACCATTTCGATTAATGGCGCACAGGTGAAAAACAAAGCACAGATTGTAAATGTACGAAGTCTTTCGGGTCATATGCAAAGAGATGAATTATTAAAATACTACTCTTCTATTCATACAGAAAAGATTTATCTTCTGCATGGAGAAATGGAAGGAAAAGTTGAATTTTCGCAAGATTTGAAAAGAGAAATCGCAAATAAAAGCATGACTACAAATGTTTGTGTGGTTAATAAAGGAACGAAAATTTCGTTATAAAATATTATGAAAACTGAGGTATTTTAAATTTATGGTTAATAAAGAATTGTTAGAAATTCCATTAAGTGATTTAGGATTAAATGACCCTTTACCTGACCCTGTTACATACCAGTATTATAAGGGATTAAAAGAAAGAAAAATTATTATTAATGAGCAAATTGGTTCAGATATTGTTGAAATGGTCATGCTTCCGTTGTTAGAGATGGATAATGATGGTACTGGTAAACCAATTGATATTATTTTAAATACAATTGGCGGTTCATTATTTGATGGAGCGTCCTTATGTAATATCATTGATAATCTCAAGTGTCCAACAACAATTACAGTTATGACATATGCGTATTCAATGGGAAGTATCATTCTTATGGCAGGATATAATAACCTAAATGTTAAAAAGCGTTGTTATAAATTTTCAACTGCTCTTCTACACGCAGGAAGTAGTTATCTTGAAGGAAATAGTACATCTGTAAAAGATCAGTTTAATTTCTATCAGAAGTTTGAGGACATTATTAAAGATTATACACTTTCTCATAGCAATATCACTCCAGAAGAATATGAAAAAATGGAACGGTATGAATGGTATATGACGAGTGATATTATGCTTGAAAAAGGTCTTGTTGATGAAATTATCTAAGAAGAGTATCTACTACTCTTCTATTTTTATATTTTAGTTAATTGAAAAGGAGTTTTTTATATTATGGCAAAAAATTATTCTTACAAAGAATCAAAAGTAACTACAAAGAAATTAGTTGGTGTATATGACGTTGATACACATACTCTTGAAGTTGATGGCGAAGATAAAGATATTCTTAAAGAATTAGAAGATTTCGATGGTGCCATTTTAGAAGTGACTATGAAAGTTAAAGAAGAAACAGATTTAGCAGACGAATAAAGAGAGTTGGTGTAGTTATAACTGATTTATATAAATTAGATAATGAAACGGATTTTGAGTGGAAACTAAGATGTTGTCTTGCAAAGAAACGTAGAGAAACAGATATGGATTGGGTTGAAATCCGAGATATGCTTGGATTATCTATCACACCAGACCAACTTAGAAAACAAGCTGTTGGATATCTGGAATATGATAATTATATTAACGGATTTGAGGGTGTAGCTACTACTATCCTTTCTATTTCTGACTTACATGTTCCATTTCAGTTACCATATGAATTGTTAAAAGATTATCGCGGAGTTGATATTTTACAAATTAATGGAGATGTTGTAGATTGTCAGGCACTCTCACGCTTTTCAAAACAATATAGAATTTCTCCAATAGAAGAAATGATTCAAGGTAGACAATATCTTATTGATTTGATCGAATACATTCATCCTAAGAAAGTTGTATGTAATTATGGTAATCATGACAGGCGATTTGCTAATTATTTTGCAAAGAATTTAGATACAGATATTTTAGAACTTATGCCAGATACATCTTTGGAGTTAATTTTTGTAGATGGATTTAAGCATTATGATAAACGTAGTAAATCAAAAGTTTGGTATGAACCACTTGTAAATATTTTTGAAGATATTGATATTCAATATGTCGATGATTGGAAATGTAAAATTGGTAAAACTTGGTTTGTTCATCCATTGGCATATAGACAAGCAATTCTTGCTACTGCTGAGAAAGCAAAGGATTATTTACAAGACACTGATAGAGATGGATTTGACTGTGTTACGATGGCTCATACTCATATGATTGGTGACTCAAAGCGTGGTTATGTAAGGCTTCTTGAACAAGGTGCTTTTGCAAATGTTGATAAAATGAATTATATGGATGGCAAATTAACAAAACCTCAAAAAGAAGGATTTGCAGTTATTTGTCAAGACAAATATGGTAATTTGATTGAAAATAAAACGAAGATTATTTCGTTAAATTAAAAATAAGGGTAGTTTCCAGTCATCAAGAAATAAAAATCAAATTTGAGAGTAGTTAGTGTCTAACCACTCTCTTATTTTATTGTTTGAAAGGAATTAAAAATTATGAATAAAAAAGAATATATTGCTGCGACAGCAGAAAAAACAGATGGGATTAGTAAAGCAACTGTAGAAGAAGTGTTAAAAGCTTTTACAGAGACAATCACAGAAGGATTAATCAAAGGTGAAAGAATCCCTATTGTTGGATTAGGTGCTTTTGAAACGGCAGATGTTGAGGAACGTATTGGTAAGAATCCAAAAACTGGTCAGCCAGTCAATATTCCTGCTCATAGAAAACCTAAATTTAAAATCAGTAAAACATTAAAAGAATTAGTCAGAAATCCCATTAGCTTTAGCTGATGGAATGAATGATGGAGAATATATAAATGAAAGGAAGTGATTATAGATGTTAATTGCATATAAATACAGATTATATCCAAATAAAGAACAACAGGAATATTTTGCAAAATGTTTTGGTTGTGTACGTTTCATCTATAATCGTATGCTTTCAGATAAGATTGATTATTACAATGAAACAAAACAGAAATTAAATAATACACCTGCTCAATACAAGAAAGAATTTCCTTGGTTGAAAGAAGTTGATTCTCTTGCATTAGCAAATGCACAGATGAATTTACAAACTGCTTATAATAATTTCTTCAAAAGACCAGAAGTAGGATTTCCTAAATTTAAGAGCAAGAAAAATCATAAATATTCTTACACTACTAATAATCAAGGTGGAAACATTTATGTATCTGATAGACATATTAAACTACCGAAGATTGGATTGATTAGAGTAAAGAAACATAGAAATTTTGATGGTTTAATTAAATCTGTTACTGTGTCGCAGAATCCTTCTGGTAAATATTTTGTTTCTGTGTTAGTAAATCAAGAAGATAAAGAGAAATTACCTGTTAATGATAATGAGATTGGAATTGATCTTGGAATCAAAGAATTTGCTATTACTTCTGATGGTAAAATGATTGAGAATCCGAAATATCTTAGAAAGTCTGAAAAGAAACTAAGAAAATTACAGAAAGATTTGTCTCGTTGTCAAAAAGAAAGTAAGAACAGAGAAAAATGTAGAATAAAAGTTGCAAGACAACATGAAAAGATTGCTAATCAAAGAAAAGATTTTTTACATAAATTGTCTAAGAGACTTATTAGTGAAAACCAAACAATATGTCTTGAAGATTTAAAAGTAAAGAACATGATGAGTAATCATAAATTAGCAAAATCAATAGCAGATGTATCTTGGAGTGAGTTTGTAAGACAATTAGAATATAAAGCAAATTGGTATAGTCGAGAAATTATTAAGATTGACACATGGTTTCCATCCAGTCAGATATGTTCTAATTGTGGGCATAAAGATGGAAATAAGCCATTATCAGTACGAGAATGGACTTGTCCTGTATGTGGAACTCATCATGAAAGAGATATTAATGCTGCAATAAATATTTTTAATGAAGGTTTGAGAATGAGAACCGTAGGAACTACGGAGATAGCCTAGGTAAACTTGTCTCATTAGAGATATTGATTAGGAAGCTCAACGAGCTTTAGCTCGTGGGTAGTTCACAAGATGCTGTTAGATAAGGAGATGACCATTTGAAAACTAATTTTTATTCTGATATTGAAGATTTATGTTTAGATATTGCCCAGAAATATCATGATTCTTCACAAAAAAATGAATTTTATGAAGTTTCTATTTTAACATTCCATGATAAAGCGAAAGAAATTATTGAAGAATTAATTTTTCATGGATTTACATTAAATAATATTGAATTAGAAAGTTATGAACTAACTGGATATAAAGATGAATTCGTTATCACTATTGATGATATAGGATGCATTTGGTGCGAAAGAGCAAAGAGAGAAAAAGGATATTTGAATTTTTATGATAAAATTTTATATATTGATTCTGATGCAAATTCTAAGATTCTAACTTATATCCATGATGCAGAAGAGATTATTGAATTTGATATTCATGATGATTCGTATAAATGTGAAGATGGTGATGTTTCTGCTATTTGTGAATGTGATGGAAATTGTGATTGTAAGGATTGTGAATATTCAGATGGAGTGGATGATGAAATTGAGATCTCTGACTTAAAAGTGTTAACTTTTTCTGGTAGCCACGATGGGAAATATACCTCTTATTGTATCACAAGTAATAATGAAGATAATTTAAATAAATTTCGCAAACTTGTTCAGGAATTAGATATTTAAAATAAATACATTTTTATTCTCGGAACACATAACCTGATATGTGGAGATAAGAATTAAGTCTACGGAGAAAAATGTAATCGAGGATGTAGACAGTTATTTATTTAGGGACTTGCATGATTTTATGTAAGTCCTTTTTTGTATGCAACATAAACTCAGACGGTCTGGGACTTGACTGCTAATCAATGTGTGCCATCTGGCATCTGTTTCGAGTACAGTGTGTTGCGTTTGGTATATTGTCTAAATGTTATTAGAGAATATACATTCTGTAGAATATTTTTATTCCGTCTTGTCTTCGTTGGTGAAACTCATGTATAGGGTACGCTCCTATCGCACTAACTAATGGGATTTGTAGGAGTAGGTGAAATTCCTACTTCTCTCCTACGTCAATGGTGTAAATGGCAAGCATTAAAGACTCCAACTCTTTAGATTTTGGTTCAAGTCCAAATTGGCGTGTTATTAAATGATTTTTATTGGAAGGAAGTGAGCAAATTGTCAAGAGAAAAAATTACAAGAGTGAGATATTTCACTCCTGATAAAGAAAAATTTATATATGAAGAAAATTGGAAAAAATATAAAAAATATTTACAATCTAATATTATTAAAAATAAAGATGTAAAAGATACTACATATAAAAGATATGAAGCTTTATTTCGTCATTTTCTTATGTGGCTTGGGGAAAATTATGGTAATATAGATTTATATTCAGAAGATTTTATGGAAAATGCAGTTGATATTATGGAAGGGTATATGCTTTTCTGTCAAGAAATATTGGGGAATCACAAGAAAATTATCAATATGAAAATATCTGCTGTAAGTTCATTTTTCATTTGGTCTATGAAACGTGGTTTTGTAAAATATCATCCTTTTGATGGGAAACTTGACAGGATGAAAAAAGCAAATGAAGAACAAATTCTTAATCATTATTTTTTATCAAATGAACAAATTGCAGAAATTCGAAAAGATTTATATAAAACGGAAAATAATAAATGGACTTTACAGGATCAATTATTATTTGAGGTTGCTCTATTTTCCGCAAATAGATTAGGAGCTTTAGAGAAACTTACTATCTCTTCTTTGGACTTGGATAACATGGTATTTGAGGGAATTCGTGAAAAAGAAGGATATCGAGTGGAAGTATCTTTTGACGACACATGTAAGGATATGATTGAAACATGGTTATCTATGAGAAAAGATGAATATGACCATCTTGAATGTGATGCGTTATTCATTCATAAGTATAAAAACGAATGGAAACCTTGGACAAAAGGTATGATTTCAGATAGGATGCGTAAATTTGGTAAAATAATTGATATAGATGATTTTCATACTCACTGTATGAGAAAAACATCTATAAATAAGATTTATGAAGATACGGGTGATTTAAATTTAGCTGCACAGTGGGCTAACCACAAAAGCTCTGCGGTAACGCAACAGAGCTATATACGTCCTGTTTCAAAATCTGAATTAAGAGATCGTTTAAAATTATTAAAGCTGAAACAACAAGAGTTAAAAAAAGAAGTAGAAGAAAATATTTAACTCATTTCTTTCAACACCACTCGTCATATTCTCTCATTCTTCGCTGTTTACAAAAATATTAAAATATGATATTGTAAAAATATTAAAATTAGTATTTTTTGGCAAGGAGGATGTGAGAAATGGAAACAACAACAAGACCTCGTGTAGTACATTCTGCAATGAATGACATAAAAAAGGGAAAAATATCATTTAAACATAAGTTACAAAGACGAGAAGGTGTTTGGACAAAGAAACAGAAATCTTTATTAATAGATTCTTTATTAAAACACTATCCAACTAATCCTATTTATCTCGTTGTTGAAGAAGGAGAACCAAAACGAGTGATTGATGGTTTGCAAAGATTAAGCACCATTAAAGATTATACAAATGATGAATTTACTCTTTCTACATTAGATGACATAGAAATAGACGGTGTTCCTAGAAAGTTATCAGGAAAGAAATTTTCTGAACTTGACCCTGCTGTAAAAGAAGAAATATCTGGCGCAGAAATAGTTCTATGTGAACTTCGAGATGCTACAGATAAAGATATTATAGAGTTATTTTCTCGTATTAATAATGGAAAACCACTTAACAGTACACAGAAATTAACTACTTTTATGTCAGTTGAACTTATTGATATAATTTCTTCTATGGTAGAAAATCTGTTTTTTAATAATGTTCTTACGGAAAAACAGCTTAATGATTCTGTTGACGTAGATATTATTATTGAATCTCTTATGATGATTGATTCAAATAAAGATAGAGAACTCAAGAGCTTTACAGCTGGAGAAAAGAGAAAATTCGCACAATATTACAGTGAGAAATTCAAAGAAGAACCTGATAATCAATATGAAAAAATGGATAAAATATCAGAAGGATTAAATAGACTTGGCAATCATTTTGAAAAAGATACGAAAATGCCTAAATTACTTATGCCTTTATGTATTTATGGTATGTATCGTATGATCAAAGATAACAAATCATTTGAGAAATATTTTAATTGGTTGGATGATTTCTTAGCTGGTTATGAAAATAATGAAGAATTCTTACAATATTGTAATTCTGGTACGACAAGTGCCGCTAAAGTACAGGGTCGATTCCAGTATTTTAGAAGTGCTATGCATGATTTGTAATATATAAATAAAGATTATATCTAACAATTAAAAACGAATATTGAATTATCAAGAAGAGTGGATTTTCTACTCTTCTTTTTTGTTGTTTAACTTAATTCATCTCAAGAATTCCCATACTTTTATAGATAGTGGAATGAATTGAGATAGAGAATATTAATTAGGAAGTTCCGACATCTAAATAAAGCGTAGGTCGTGAGTAGTTCGCAACGACTCTTGATGCACAAAAATGGTGTGGAGTTATATAACAGCAAATCTATATGAACCACATAAATATAAATTTTCTATGAAACATCCTGTTACAAAGGAAGAACTATCATGGATGAAATTAAAAGATTATTATTTACAAAGCACTAATTCTTTAGATATTAGTGCTTAATTTTATATCGAAAATAAAGGAGGTGGTGTTCTTGGCTAATAGAAAACCTATACAATCAAGAGAAGAAGCGATTCGTGAGTCAATGAACTCACCAATAAAACTTGACCCAACAATTATATTTAGTATTCCAAGAGCTAATGTGCAATTCGATCCAAAAAAACATAAATATAAATGTTCATGCTGTGGGAAAGGATTTAATAGTTTAAAACAGAACTTTCAAAAATCTGGAAGTCCATTATTTCAGGCAAATGATGGGTATTTACCTTGGTGTAAAGAATGTACTGATAAATATATGAATACATTAGTTGCTTTCTATTGTGGAAATGAAGAACACGCAATTAAACATTTCTGTCAGCAAGTGGATTGGGTATATAATATTGAACCATTAAAAGCAGCGAGAGAAATATCTTCTGATAGAAGTAGAATTTCTCATTATGCAGCAAAGAAGAACTTGAATGTTGGAAGTATGAAAACGTATTTTGATTCTATGATAAATGATTACGAAGAAAAACAAGGTCAACTTATTTTATCCAGAGAACAGACAAAGCAGGATGATGTTAGTATTTCTGCTTCTGCTGTTGATAGATGGGGTGTTGGTTTTACAGAAGCCGATTATAAGAATCTTGACGATCATTACCGTATGTTAAAAAAGAATAATCCAAATGCTGATAATAATCAGGAGATTTTTATTAAATCATTGTGTAATATCAATATGCTAATGGTTAGGGCTTTAACAAAAGGTGATTCTAAAGAATATAGTAATCTTGTTGAACAATATAGTAAAACATTCAAGCAAGCAGGTTTAAAAACTATAGAAGAAAAAGATTCTAGTAATGACGAAGTTGTAGGTGTTACACTTGCAACAATATCTCAATTTACTCCAGAAGAATTTTATAAAGATAAAACTCTTTACGAAGATTGGGACAAAATAGGCGAATATTTTGAACGTCATGTTTGTCGTCCAATGCAGAATATTATGACGGGTAGTGATATCAGGGATAAAGAATATTTCGTACCAGAAAATGGTGATGATGATGAGTAATCTAAATCAATATCCTGTGGATAAAAACCAAAAAGAATTATATAAGAAATTCCCTTCTACTCATTATTTAAGTAATCCTAATAATGTAATTCACATGATTGCATGGTGTTCTTTCTGGCGTAGGAATATGCATCGTTTTGTAAGAGATTATCTAAAAATTTCTTTATATATTTATCAAGAATTAGCAATATATCTCATGGGAGTTTCTAATTTTATATGTATTGTTGCTAGTCGTAATGATGCAAAATCATTTATTATTGCTTTATATGCTTGTTGTAGATGTATCCTTTACCCTGGTACAAAGTTTCGTATAGGATCTTCTACAAAAAAACAAGCTAAATTAATTGTGTCAGATAAAATACTCGATGAACTATGTGAATGGAGTAAACCTTTAAAAGCAGAAATAGCTGATTGGAGTACAAGTGAAAATAATATTTTTGTAAAGTTTAAGAATGGGTCTAAGATTACCGTATTTGTGGCAAATGATAATGCAAGAGGTTTAAGAAGTAATGCAATTTGCAGAGAAGAGTTTCGACAGATAGATAAAAAAATTGAAGATTCTGTTATTTCACCATTCCAAACAATACGAAATCAGCCATATATGCTTAATTCATACTATGGAGAAAATCCTGTTTTACAAGAAGACCCGATAGACGTTTATATCAGTTCTAGTTGGATTGATGATGGACATTGGATGTGGGATATTGTAGACCAAGCATATGAAGGTATGCAAAAGCATGATGGTTCCGTTTTTCTTACATTTGACGAAAGCATTACATTAAAACACCATTTAAAAACCCTGAAGCAATTAATTAATGAAAAAAAGAAACAAGACCCCATTACTTGGAAAATTGAATTTTTAAATCTTAGAGTAAAGGATTCTCTATCTTCTTACTTTACATATTCTATGTTAATTAATAGACAGATTCTAAAGCATGTCTTTTATCCTCGAAATATATTTGATTATAAAATGAATAAAAAAAATAAATATGCTATTCCTAAAATGGATAATGAAATTCGTTTAATATCAAATGATATAGCTTTTGTAGCAGGTAGTCAAAATGATAACTCTGTTTATAGTTGTATAAGAGGAATTCCTGAATCTATTGTTTATACGTCTGAAAACGACAGTTCTGTGGAAGTAAAACAAGGATATCGAAGACAAGTCCCTTATATTGAGTCAAATCAAATAGGAGATACTACCTTACAAGCAATTAGGATTAGGCAGTTATATGAAGATTTTGATGCAGATTATATTGTTATTGATGCCAGAAATGGTGGACTTCAAATAATTTATGCACTTCAAAAAGTTTTATACGATGAAGAAAGATCAGTGGAATATTCTCCACTGCGCTGTATGAATGTTGATGAATACGCAAAAGTATGTCCTGACCCAAATGCCCCAGCATGTATATATGCTATTAACGCAACACAAACTTTAAACAGTGAAATAGCCGTTTCTTTTCGTAAGAATTTAATTGAAAATAAAATAGATTTTTTGGTTAATTATAATACCGCAAAAGAGGATATTTTATCCAATAACAAAGATTACAATTCTAAAATAGATGTTGATACACAAATTGAGTATGAACGTCCGTTTTTAGAAACTCAAGAAATGGTAAGCGAATGTGCAGAATTACAATATGAAAAAATGCCACAAACAGGAATTATTAAAATTTATGAACAAGGGAAAAATCGAAAAGATAGATATACTTCTGTTTCATACGGATCTCATTTCTTTGATCAACTTGAACTTGATATGATGGGTAATTCAAGTGATTATGAATATTGCACTTTAATTAATTAAATAGAAAGGAGGTGTTTTATGTCAGAAGAAGAAAATTTTAAAGAAAAAATATCTGAAACAAATTCAACATCATCTTCTCTTCCACTTTCTAATTTTGATAAAAATTATGAATATAATAGTTGTGTCTCTATAAATCATTTTGATGCAAGTAATTTTCTTTTTTCTTGTGGAGTCTATAATTATTTTCAAAAATCAGAAATTGATAATATTTTAAGAAATCCTATTTTGTTTCATGAAGAAGCAATTCGATTATCAGATTTTATCTATACAAAGAATGGTATAATCTCTAATTCTATTGGTTATATGACTGCTCTACCATGTTTAGATAGTGTAATTACAATTCAAAAGAAAAGTGGGAAAAATAAAATTAAAAAAGTAAAAGATTTGATGAAATCTACCCTTAAAACAATTGATGATAAATCTTTTATTCGTGATGCGTTACATACTGAGATGCGAAGAGGTACTGCTTTTTATTACTTTGATGTAAGAATGGGTTCTTATGACCAAAATCAATTTATGACAGATTATGAGGTTGAAAACATTGTAGAGATAAATGAAATTGGAATCAATGCACGAATTGTTACACTTCCTTGGGAATACACAAAAATTGTAGGTAAGAAAAATGGACGTTATCAGCTTGCTTTTAATTTACGATATTTTGATGATTTTACAGGAGAATCCTTAGAACGAAAGCTTAGAAAATACCCTACTGAAATTTCAGAAGGATATTATAAAAAAAGAAAAGGGTTAGTTAACGGGGATTGGATGCTTCTTAATAATGATAGAACTATGTGTAAAAAAATCAAATGTACTGACTCTGAGCCTTGGGGACGTAGTTTAATTATATCTGCCTTAGAAGATGTTTTATATAAGGATTATTATACAGATACAAAACGAAATCTTTTGGATGAAGTCAATTCTCGTATTGTTTATGAAACATTTCCAGAAGGGCGTGAAAAGGGCTGCTGTGCATTAAGTAAAAAACAGCAAGAAGACCAGCATAATACTGTCAAACAAGCAGTTATGAATAAAAATAGTCGTGGGGGATTAAGTTTCTTTTCTGTTGCAGCAGGAACAAAATTAGATTCTATTAAGGTCGATACAAATTTATTTGATTCAAAAAATGAATCTGATCTAAATAATAATATTTCTTTGGATTTGGGTATTTGTGCTTCATTGATTGGAGCAATGAGTACAGGAAATTTCGCTGTGGGTCAATCAAATCTTCAAATGATCACAGCTCAATTATATACATGGATATATGAATGGCAAAATGAATTAAATTATGTCATAAATAAAAATATCATTAAAGATAATAAAAATAAAGTTGAAGTTTACTACTTCCCTACTTCTTTTGTTAATAAAGATTCTTTCTTTGACCAGATGAAAACTCTTTACAGTGAAGCGTCTGGTTCTTTGAGTTTTCTCGTAGCAAGTGCAGGAATTGATCCAGACGTGTATTTTAATGTTTTAGACCAAGAAATTGAAGATGGTATTTATCAGAAGTATCTTCCACATATGACATCGTATACTCTTTCTAGTAAGGATGAAGGTGGACGAGAATCTATTGATAATCCTACAAATGAAAATACTATTCAATCTAAATCAAATCAAAGCAATCAAATGCCAAAACCATCAACAACATAAAAGGAGGATATATCTATGTTTAATAATGTCCTCGAAATTTCTGAGAAAGTCAATGGGAATGGAAGAGTCCCCGCGAAGATTATATTCCATAAAATTCATGAAGATTCTGAAGAAACAAATAGTAATGGGCTTCATTGGAAGGAAGAATATGTAAGAAATAATATGGCTAGTGCTGTAGGTATGCCTATATGTGCGGAGTTTTCTTCTGATGATAAAACTACTCCTATTGGACATGGTATGACGGGAGGAGAACTCAATCCTGACGGTTCAATTGAACCATTATTTAAAAATTCAGAAGTCGTAGGAGTTTGTGAAAATGCTTACATAGATACCATTAAAGATAAAAATGGAAATGATATTAAAGCATTAATTGGTGATTGTTCATTTTTTAATCAGCGTTATCCTGATTTTGTAAAATGGATTAGAGCTAATTATGTCTTAGATAAAGTAGAAACTTCTATTGAAATTATGGGGTTGAAAGACAATGCAAATACAATTATTTATGAAGAAGGAGAAGATATAACTGATGATTTTAGAACACCTATGATTTATGGGTATTCTGCCGATTGCATTCTTGGTATTACTCCTTCGGATGAAAATGCAATTATTGTAGAAATTTCTCAGAAACAGAAAAACAAGGAGGAAAATAAAAAAATGGAATTTAATATGGATGAAATTAAAAAAACTATTCAGGATGTTATTACAGAAATGAATAACAAGTCTGAGACTTATGAAACTAAGATTTCAGAGTTAAATGAAGCTATTACAGCAAAAGATTCTGAAATTAAAGAAAAGGATGAAAAAATCGTTGAATTAAATGCTTCTGTTGAAAAAATTCAGGCTGCACTCAATAAATTAAAAGAAGACCAGCAGACTTACTGGGCAGAAAGAGAAATCTTAGAAAATGAGCTTGCTAAAGCTAAAGTGGCTGAAAAAATTGGTGAGTTAAATAGTTCTCTTTCAGAATTTAACGATGAAGAAAAATCTGTTGCAAAAGAAGATATTGAAAAACTTACTTCTGAAATCAATGCAGCTACAAAGAAAGAAGATTTAAAGAATGTTACTTCTGAAATTAATTCTATTAAATCTAAAATTTGTATGAATATTGTTGCACAGCAGAAAAAGGCTGAGGAAGAAACTAGAATTGCAGAGCAGAATTCTATGAAAGAACCAAAGGTTGAAGATATTTTCTCTGAAATGTGTTCAAATACTCACACTGAAGAAAAAGAAGATATCAATATTTTCTAATTTAACTAAAAACAATTTTAACACAAAGTCTAAGTTAGTTACTTAGGCTTTTTATTTTATTTAAGGAGGAAAACAATGGCAATTAAATTACATACTATTGGACAGATTGAACATGGAGTTTATCCATATGAAAATGCAGTAGCAAGTGCAGATACATTTAATGGTGCATTTGGCGATGTAAACTCTGGAAAATTCACAGTAGGAGAAAAGAAAGCGAAAGCTATCATGCAGATTGAGCGTGGTGATGATGAATATATGCCTACATATCCAATTAGAAAAGACGAGCAGGTAAGAGTTATTAATCTTGAAAAACTTGATGGAGAGATTATTGAAGTTTATGGCGATGAACTTCCAACTACTGTTGCTGTAGGTAATAAGCTTGAATCTGATGCAACAGGAAATTTAGTTATTGGTGCTTCTGCTGCTCCATATTTAGAAGTAACAAAAGTTATCGGTAATCATCTTGGCGTAGAAGCAAAAGTTGTTGCGAAATAATTAAAAAGGAGGAATATTAAATGGGTTATACATTTGAATTAAATAACGAAAGAAAAGATGCTAACTTTGTTAGTGGAAAGATTGGCAAGAAATCTCCTGTCGTTGAGATTTTCTCAGCAATGAGAGATGGAAAAGATTTAGCTCCATACGGAAAGAAAGCTGATGTAGCCGCAAAATATATTAAGGAATTAAATCAGAAAGCCAGTACAGGAGATTTTACTGCAATTTCAGAATTAAATGAACTTCGTAGATTTGCAATGGAACCTGTACTTTTACAGGAAATTAAGTTACTTGGTATTTATGGTAACTATAAACCAATTGGATATAACGAATCTTGTGAAATTGAGATTACTGAATTTGCAAATCTTCCAGCGAATGAACAGGCATTAGGACAGGATGTTAAATTTCCAGTAATTAGAAAGAAACGTGTTCCTATTGCTACCACTACTATCTCTGGTGGTTATGCTGTTGATTATAGAAAAGCTGCATTAGGTGATATGTCTGATGAAAATGAACTTCAAGATCAGGTAAGAGTTCAAATCAGAAATAAAGCTGCGGTATATGTTGTAAATACTGTATATTCTGCTCTTAAACATGCAGGAGGTGTTAAATATTTCTGGGAAGGTGATGGCGTAACAAAGACTGGTGCAGATGGTGTTATTACTCCAATTAGACGTTTTGGAAAACCTACTATTTCTGGTGACTATGCATTAATTTCTCAGTTTAATAGTTTTGCAGGATATCAGGGGGTGACACCTAATGTCAATGGTATTTCTGAAGCAGTTATGAAAGAAATTCATGATACAGGATTAATGGGAATGTACAATGGTACAATCTTGTCTGAAATTCCAAATCCATATGACCTCACAACTCTTACAAAAGATGGAACAAATTTTGAAACTATGCTTCCTGTTGGATTAGCATTTGTTATGCCTACAGGTGGTAAATCTCCTATTTATACTGTAACTAGAGGTGGACTTACATCCTTCTCTGGAAATGATGTGACAACAGGTCAGTCAATCACAAGATATGATCTTGAAGTTGGTGCGTTAGTTGCTCCTAATAGAGAGTATGAAATCGGTATTATCGCTGATAAGAAACTTTCTCCAGAACTTGAAAATTTATAATAATTTTAAAAACAATAGGTAGGAATAATATTATTCCTACCTTAGTTTGCTGAGGTACCATATGAACAATTATTTTTATTGCTATTCAAAGAAATTATTTCACTTTATAAAGGCTTTTGGAATTAATTATATTTTTATAGGTGTTCATAATACAACAAAAACGAAATATTATATTTTTCCAAAATCAGAAAAATTAGATAAAACAATTTCTTTATACAATAAAGTAAAACATTCAATTTAGTTGAAAGGAAATATATTCATGGCAGGAAGAACAAGAGCTGCTGCAACATCAGAAAAGACTGCTGTTGAAACAGATGTAAAAATTGAAAATTCAAATGAAAATGTTGTTAAAAAAAGCACCATTGAACCATTTTCACCTGAAAAAAAAGTCACCGTAAGAAGTATTGCAGATTGGGATACTGGATTTAAACGTATTGAATCAATTGGGGATGTACAAATTCCAGCTAACGGTAGTGTTCGTTTAACCGCAAGTGAAATTATCGCACAAGTGCAGAACGGTAATACTCTTTTTAGAGGAAGTAATGGTGATGGTTCTCATGCAACTTTATATATTGATGATAAAGCAACAAGAATTGAAGCAGATTTCGAGACAGAAAATACTGTTCAGAAATTTATCACCAATGAATTAGTAAAAGACCTTTTTAAGAAATCGAAAAAAGATTTTGAAGAAGGTTTAAGAGATTTAGTTATTACAAGAGCTGAACGATATAGCATTATTAATATTATTCGCAAAGAAAAATTATTTAATGATTATGAAAAAGTTCGGGCAGTTGAGGATTATACTGGACTTAGAGTATAAAGATGGTGATTGAATGAATACGACTTATACAGAAGTTATTAATAGTTTTCACAGTACATTTCAAGATAAAGTTATTATTCCAGAATCTCTTGAAAAAGAATGGTTTTTGAAAGCAGTTGGAAAATATTCATTCGAAATAGACCCTATTAATTACATAGACGAATTAGAAGAATTTGATTCAGAACTTAATCGTTATACGGTTGATACTCTTGGATTAATGATGAAAAAATCTTATCAGGAAAGAGAATTATCAAAAGTTAATAAACGAATTAGTATTGTTTCCAAAGACCTTTCAATTGATGGATCTAATGGAAGTAAAACTGCCGCAAAAAGTGAATTAGATAAAGTATGTGAAGAATTGAATAATATGATTTATAAGCAAACTCCTTCTGCTTATAGTTAGGAGGTGTCTAAATGCAAGAATGGTATTTAATGACCCCATCCACTCGTCCTAATATCACTGGTGGTTTTGAAAATGATTCTTTTTTAGATTATAAAGAAGATGCATTTATAGAAGCTTTACAAACTGATATTGCAAAAACTGTTACATTATATTATTCAGATTTAACTAAAGTTTGTGAAGTCAGAATGATTATATCGGGTAATTTAGCTAATACACAATTAAAATCGTTAGAACGTGCTGCATTTGCTCAAATTGGAACATTAAAAGCAGGCATGTATGTTGGTTATGAAAATAGATATTGGTTAGTAAGTGGATATCCTGGTAATAATGGCATTTGTGAAAAAGCAACCCTCATTCTTTGTCAATATCAAATTATGTGGCAAGATGAAACAGGAAAAATTATTAAACGATGGGCAAATTTTACCAGTGCATCTAAATACGATGTAGGTGAAAATGGGTATAATATTGTATTGTCATCTAATAACTTTACTATTTGGATACCAGAAGATGATGATGGACAAACATTAGACGGAAAACGAATATTTATCGAAAGACCAAAAAAGGGTGTTTTACCCAAAAAGGTATATAAAATTACTCGAAGCGATGATGTACTTTATTTATATGGTGAAGAACATGGTGGAATATTAAGTTTTATTGCTGACAAAACAGAGCTTAATCTTGAAAAAGATAGACCAGATTTGCAATTATGTGACTATGTCTCTCCTATTACCCCTACCATTCCATCCACTCCATCAGAAAATCCAGACAAAGATAATACTTCTTCAGAACCAAATAATTCAAATATCATTACCACAATCTCTGGTGGTAATACAATCAGATGTAACAGAAAGAAAACATGGTCAGTTAATTTTACAAAAAATAACGAATCTATTACAACTGATTTTGAATGGAAAATCAAATCAGATTTTGAAATTCCATCAGTTGTAAATGAGAATACAATTCAAATAAAAATTGAAGATGAAAATTTAATTGGAGAAACTTTTATATTATGTATCTATCAATCAGATAAATGTCTTACTACACAAGATGTTGAAATCACAGATTCATTCTAGGGGGTGGTTATTAATTGGCAGAATCATTTTTAAAAGATATAGGATTGTATAAAGGTAGGATTTCTGGTCAATTACTTGATTCTCCTGAAATTTGTGAAGTGTTATTAGGAAAGAATTATACAGAAGAACAAGTGGATGAACTATTGTATAGTCAGATGTTTCCTTATTTATATGTAGATGAAACACAGACTGAAACATTACCTTATATATGTTTTGAAGTTACTGTTCCTACAGTCCCTACTCATACTGTTAAATGTTTACAGTTAACGATATGGACATATTGTCATAAAGAATGTATGAAATATTCTAAAAAAGGATATTCAGGTACGAGAGCTGATATTATGGCAGATATGGTGGAACGATGTTTAAGGGATTCTGAAAGATTTGGAATAGGAAAATTAGAATTTAAATACACAGATGTATTTTCACCTGCCAATAAATATTATGGTAGGAAAGTTATATTCTATGCATATGATTTTAAGCTTAAAGAGGTCAAATAATTTATGCAATTAGATTATTTTACTCTCCTTTCAGAAGAACCCGTTAAGCTACAAAATATAGGAAGTATTAAAAGCCCTAAGATAAATGATATTAAAAAAATCACATTTCCTGTCTATCAAACATATATAGATTATTTAATCATAGATATACCAACTTATTTTTCTATGTTGGAAAAGAATATTGAAAATTATCCTAATAATCAAGAGATAAAAGATACGGTTTCTCAATTAAAAAACGATTATATTGAATTATCAGAAGAAGATAAATCTAAATTATCTATTCTTGATATTATAAAAAATGATGAATATTTTATTCAGATATTATCTTTAGCTTTTAATTTTTTCTTTGTAGAAGATGTTATTTTTAATCATGAAAATGCTTGCTTCTATTTATATGACGGGACAGTTGATGATTCTGATGAAAAAGTCCCAACAGGGATTATATTTTCAGGAAATTATACGGCTGTTACTGACCTTATTCTCTCACGAGTTAATGTTAAAAGAAAAAATAACAAAGAAAATAAAATGAAATTTAAAAATAAGAAAGCTGCTGAATTATATGCAAAGATGCATCCAGAAGAAGAAAAAGAGACTAAAGAAGATAAACGCTTTGAATTAGCGAATATTATATCTTCTTTATCTATACATAGTAAAAATTTGAATCTTATCGACATAGGTAATTTGACAGTTTTTCAAGTATATGACCAATTCCAGAAACAACAAATTGAAGATTACTATGAACTTATGAAACGAAGTGTTTCGATATGGGGAGATAGTGACAATAAATTTGATGTTTTGGGATGGCTGAAATTAAACAATGAAGATTAAAGACCTGTTTTGTATAGGTCTTTTTGTTTTGCAACTAAAAATTAAAATTTTGAAATGAGGAGGAAATAATATGCCAAATATTAACAAAGCGAATAGAGAGGTTTGTGACGTAGATATTAGAGATCTTAAAACAATGAAACCTTTTTTATTTTTTGATAAAGCAAATACCACAACTGAAAATATTTCAGCTGAAACAACTTTTGCAAATGCTAAAGGTACAAAAAGTATTGGTTTCGCAAATCCAATTGAAGGTACAATGACAATTGAAGCACAGGTACTTCCGTTTAAGCTTTATGCATTAATGACAGATGGAGTTATTGAATCTACTGCTTCTTATCCTGTAAAGAAAACAATTTCATGTACAACAGGTGGAAAATTGGATATTCAGGAAAAGAATGGAACAATTACCAAAGTGTTTGTTTATGCAGAAAATGATTTTGGAGGAACTGAAATCAAAGGTAGTTATACAGATAATGCATTTACTGCTACAACCACAGGTGATATTGCTGAAGGTACATCTTACGAAGTTGGATATATTGTTACAAAAACTTCTGGGGTTAATAAATTATCATTTAATAATACTAAACTTCCAAAAGCATATTATATTTGTATGAATACTGTTGATAAAGATGAAAATGAAGTTCTCACTCCATTTAAAATTATTGCTCATAAAGCACAGCCACAGAGAAACTTTGAGTTATCTCAGTCTAGTGAAGGGGATGCTATGAGCGTCACATTAACTTTCGATCTGCTCCAGTCAGAAGATAAGCAGTTTGTTGATATGATTGAAATTGAAGACGAGGAATAGTTACACCTCTTTAAAAAATATATAAATGTAGTTTAATCGTTAACAATAATAGGGAAGACATTAAACTACATTTTTAATTTTAATGTCTTCCCTATTTTTTACGAAATTATGATTTGAGGTGAACATTATCAAAAAACAAATTTTTGATTCTTTGGATGAAGTTAAAGAAGCTTTTGGAGAAGATGGAATTATCGCTATTACAGAAATAAAACAAGTTATTTTTTATATTTCCAGATATAATATTCAGCCAGTATGGATATCTCCTTCTGAGAAAAGAACAGGTCGAATGGCTTATTATTTTATAAAGGCAGAAACAAAAAAGCCATATACAGACTGGATGACTAATCGTCCAAAGAAAAATACTTTATAAAGGAAGGATTTTTACATGGATGGATTCAATACAACAATTATTTCAGATTGACTGGAAAGCATTTGGTATTACTATTTTTCTTGTTTTATTAGGACTTCAAACTTGTATTAAATTATTTCAATGGTTTTTATTCGATCTTTTAGGAATTGAAACAAAAAGTATGCGTTTAAAAAAACATGAACACGAATTACTTATTGAAACAGCAAATGAATTAAAAAGATTATCAGAAAAACACAAAGAAGACATGGATTCTTTTTTAAACAATCGTATTCACGATAGAGAACAATCTTTTTCTATACAAAAAGAATTAATTACTTCTCAAGAAAATATTTCAAAATTAATCAATTCTCTTGAAAAAAAACTTACAGAAATGCAAGATAATACAGACAAACGATTTAAGGAAAATGAAGAAAAGGAAAACAGACGTGTTCAGGCAGAATTAAAAGACAAAATTGGGCAATCGTATCGCTATTATCATGAAGTTAAGAAAATAAATGATATTGAAATGGAAACTCTTGAAGGTTTGATTAAAACCTATGAAGATTATGGAGGCAAAAACAGCTTTGTACATTCATTGGTTCAGAAGGAAATGTACACATGGGAACACATTGACAAAATTTAGAAATAACGACTCTCTTCTGCTTTATTTGATAGAGGGTCGTTAAAATAAAATATTTGTATGAGATGGGTTGTGATTTGATACAAATATTTTATAGAAAGGTGGGCGATTTTATATCTAAAAATGCAGGGAAAAAATTTGAAGATTGTTGGAAAGAATCCGCTAATAAATTAGAGAATATATGGATATATCGTTTAAGGGATAATGCGGCTAGTTTTGGAAATAGTTCTAATACTCGTTTTACTTCACACAACATGTGTGACTACATCATGTGGGATGATAATTCAAGGACATTTTATTGCCTAGAATTAAAAAGTACAAAGTCCACTTCTCTCTCACTCTCTTGTATCAGAGATAATCAAATTAAAGAATTGACTGAATCTAGTAAACATAATTTGGTTGCAGGTTTTATTGTAAATTTTAGAAATGAAAATAATGATACATATTTTATAGAGATATGCGATTTTAATAATATGATGAATGAAATTCAAAAAAAATCTTTTAATGTCAAGGACTTAGAAGAACATAATGCAATATACATAGAGTCAAAATTGAAAAAAGTTAATTATAGTTACGATGTGCAAAACTTTGTAGAGAATACACATCTATAGAAATAATAAAAAGGAGTTTTATTTTATGATTAAAGACAATATGAGAATTAAAGAATCTATCACTCTTCAGGACAGAATTAATGCTATCGAAACCATAGTTTCTTTCTATTTTATGGATGGGGATTATACACCTTATTATAAAGATGAAGGAGAAATTTCTGCTGTTATTAGAAATTTTATTGATGGTATTGAGTTTGAAAAAGGTGAAAGTGTTTTTAGTGCTTATTACAATGATGAAAACCTTAGAAAATTAGTTAATATGTTCATTTTAAAACCTGTTGATAAAGAACCAGAAAGTGAAGAAGATGAAAGAATTCAGAATTCTATTAGAGAATTATATGATATGATGAAAACTATCAGAGAATATGTTGCAGACAAAGTAGAATTTGAGAAACAAAAATATCTTCATGCTAACCCTGACTTAGATAAAATTGTTATGGCGGCTGATACTATTATTGATTCTTTTGAAAATTTTTCACGAATGAATTTTGAAATTTTTACACCTGAGAACTTAGAAAAAGCACAGAAAATTTTCAATAAGATTTCTGAGTCTGGATTTGAATTCACAGCAGAGAATATTGTTAATGTGATTAGAGATGCTTCTTCTTTTGATATGGATGAAGCAACTAAGGAAATCGTTGATGCTAAAAATTCAGAAATTCGTGAGTTAAAAGAAAAAATCAAGAAATTAGAAAGTAAGAAAGATAACTTTAAAGTAATTAAATAATTTGATAACAAAATGTTTCTAATTTATAGGAAGATACTCCCGTCTGGAGAATAACGGGAGTAAAGGAAACTACTATCTAAATGATGATATTGAAAATGATGAAGAATTTAAAATAAAATTATTAATGTTTAGACTTTAATGTAAAGTCTTTAAAATGTACTTCGAAGCTTTTTGGTTGGTGTTTATAAACTATGTGCACCATCAAAAATATAAACAACCAAGGAATATTCTTCAAAATTTCCATAACTAAGTTGTATAGTAGTTCTACCATTCTTCACCTCCCTTCCGCAATAATTTGTGTCTGGGAAATAAAGCGTGGAGAACCCACAAGATATTAGAAGTTTTTCCAAGAACTATCGCTCTCTTTCTCCTTTGTAAAAAGGATTTTGCGAAATTGACATGTTACATACAGTAGAATACATGACGTGTAGAGAGTACACACGCAATACTCTCTCATGTATTCCTTGTTATATTATACAGCACTTGGATTATTCTGTAAATTAGGAACATTTGTTTATAAAGGGTAAAATAAATGAAATTATCAGAAATACATAAAGATTGTCAAAGAAAATTAGCTAGTGCAATAAGAGAAACTTATTCTGATGCAGGTAGCATTATTGACTACTCTTTTGCTACTTTTTATGGACAAGGAAATCCAAAAAGACCAAGAACTGGTACTCTAGAAGGTTCAAAAAAAGTTGACCCACCTAGAATAAGTGGAGACACAGCATATTTAAAAGCAGGTTATGAAGGGAATCAAATTAGTTATTCTGATGGAACTTTTAGTGGTGCAGAAGTTTTAGGTGCTACTATGACAGGTACTTATGGAGTTGTTGGTGACCCTTCATACGATGAAGAAGCTTTTAGATTGATTATTGAAACTGCAAAAGCTAATTTTGCATCACAATTTGGGAAATAAAAAGAGAACAGTCAACGTACAACTGTTCTCAAAGGATAAAGAATACTTAATGTCAAAGAGTGAAAGTTTCTTTGACTTGTTTAGTATAACATGTATAATTAAAAATGTAAATATATATTTTATAAAAATTTTAATATTTTAAAAAATAACTCAATTATTTGAGAGGCTGTATTTTTATGCACCTCTCTTTTTTGTTATTAAAAAGGTGGTGATTTAAAAATATGGCTGATTATAGTGTTGATATTCAAGCGAGTTTGAAAGGATTTGAAAAATTAGATGAATATGAACGAAAAATAAATGAGTTAAGTAATAAAAAGGTTCAGGTTCAATTTGATGCCAAGGGAATAGATGGGCTTTTAAAAGGTGTTGGAAGTAATTCTGGTGCTAATATTGGTGTAAAAGTAGGACAACAAATTGGTAGTGGAATCCAAAAAGGAATGAACGCAGTTGATTTTTCAAAAGGTCAACAAAAAATTCGAGATAATATTCAGAAAACATCAAATGAGATTCAGAAAAGTTTTAATAAAATAACACCCGAAAATGCATTTAAGGATGCTTCTAAATATGTACAACAACAAGAAAAGGCTACGTCCAGTTTCTATAAAAAATATAATTCTCTCCAAAATAAATTCAATAATACAAATTCTAATTTCGGGAATTTAAAATCAAATATATCTTCTGCTGGAAAATCTAATCTGGGTGAATATGCTTACGATCAATTAGCTTCTAAAATCAATAAAGCTGAACAAGCTCTTGCAAATTTTAATGCAGAATCTGCAAAAGGTTCTAATGCTAATCTCGATAACATGAACGCAAGTTTAAAAGAATTTAATGCGTTAACTACAAGTGCATCAAAACAATATGAAAAATTGATGCAACCTATAGACAGGCTATCGCAGAATAAAATGTTGAATGATTTTAAGAGTTATTGGAATGAAAATACAAAAGCTCATAAAGATTTTAGTCCTGATTATGAATCTATTGTATCAGAATTAGAAAATACTAAATTAACATCTGGTAGGTCTTCTGAATTAAAAAAACAAATAGCTAGTTTTAAGTCTGAGATTAAAAGTAGTGGAAAAGAAGGAAAGTCATGGATTTCAGACACGAAACGAGCTTTAGGACAAATTGCTCAGTTTACAGGAGTTTATGCTGCATTACAGAATGTTATGGTGGAACTTCCATCGCAGATGATGAATGCGGTAAAAGACGTTGATGCGGCAAAAATCGAATTAACTAAAGTAAGTGATGCTCCAACAAGTCAGTTAAGTGATTATTGGAACAAAGCTGCGGAAAGTGCTAAGAAGTATGGTGCTACAATTAGTGATGTTATTAGTAGCACTGCGGATTGGAACCGTTTGGGTATATTTATTGCTCCCTTATATTGTGAAATATAAGTGAAAATCCTCTCAAATCGGTGAAACTCCTGAGAAGGACAATACCGAGGGTAATGCATAAAACAATTTATTATATAATTTCTTTCTCTTTAAAGAAGGAGGATGAATGGCAAAAGCAAAAAATTTAACAGGAAATACATATGGCGATTTTACAGTAGTAGAAATGCTGTATCAATATAAAATTAAACCATCTATTAAGAAAGCCCGTACATATTGCAGATGTATTGGCGTAGATAATAAGGAATATATAATTCGTGCAGATGCTTTGACAAGTGGTGCAACCAAATTTATAAAAGGTGCAATGAGAGCAGGAAAACCAATTGATATTACAAATCAAAAATTTGGACATTTAACAGCAAAATATCCTACGACTAAACGTGCTGCCAATGGAGGAATTATTTGGCATTGTGAATGTGATTGTGGTAGAGAAACAGACATTGATGTATCTTCTCTTATTAGCGGACATACTCGTTCATGTGGTTGTAATCATAGAAGTAAATACGAAGAATTTATCCATGATTATCTTACATCTCTAAATATTCAATTTGAAGAAGAAAAACGATTTCCAGATTGTAAAAATTCTAAATGTAGTGATATGCTACCATTCGATTTTTATATTCCAAATCTAAATAAAATTATTGAGTTTGATGGTGAACATCATTTCTCTCCAATAAAAAGTTGGGGAGGTGAAGAAAAATTTAAACTCACACAAAAAAATGATGCAATCAAAAATAAATATTGTATGGAGAAAAATATTGATTTATTGAGAATTCCATACACGGATTCTGAAAAAGAAATTATTAATAAAATAAATTGTTTTATGAGTCCCGTAACGATCACAGTCTAGGAAGTAATGACTAGACGTATGGGGACATCTCTTATTGAGATGAAGGTATGATCTGCTCTGCAAATATAATCTAATAATGAAATTGCAGAGGTAGGCAGAAATGACCTACCCTCTTCTATTTATTTAGAAGAAGTAACAAAAAGGTATAATTTACAGGACAGTAAATATTTATCTGATATGACCACTCTCTATCAAAAAGTTGGAGATAACATGACGCAAGAATCAGCGTCAGAAAATTTAATCAGTACACTTCAAGGCTTCAAATTAAAGGCGAAAGATGCTGGTAGTATTGTAGATCGGATAAATGAGGTAAGTAATACACAACCTATCAATACCAGTCAACTAGGCGAAGCATTAAAACGAAGTGCTTCATCATTTAATGCGGCTCATACAGACCTTTCATCGGCAATCGCCTTGATTACAGGAACTTTTTCTGTCACCCAGGATGCGAGTCGTACAGGTAATATGTGGAAAACAGTTTCCATGAGACTTCGTAGTGAAGATACTAGAGATAAAATTTTAGACCTTATCGGTTATGATATTATGAATAAGCAAGGTACAGGTTATAAGGATATTATGAAAATCATCACTGATATTGGTGATAATTTTTCAGGATATTCTGATAAAACCCAAGCCAAGTTGCTTGATGTAATGGGAGGCAAGAATAATGGTAACGCATTGGCAGCCGCCCTTAACAACAGTAACCTTATTAAACAAGCCTACAACACAGCAGAATTTGGTTCAGAAGGTTCTGCTGAAAAAGAATTATCAAATTATCAGAAGTCTATCGAATATCATATAGGACAAATGAAAGCATCATTTCAAGAATTGTCCACAACCGCAGTTAGCTCTGATGTATTTAAAGGATTTATAGATGGTGGTACTACTGCTATCAATGTCCTTACAAAATTCATTAGTGTTGCAAATGGTGTACCTGCTGTATTAACAGCTATCGGTGCAGTAAAAGCATTTAAGAATCTGGATTAGCTAAAATCCTAGCTACAGTTTACTTTTAACTTGGTCTATCCATGCAGAGAATATTATAGAAATGGAATAATAAACAATGTAGGGAGACGAGGATTCTTAGATGTTAGAAATTTTAAATTAGAGGAATAATTCGTTGAAACCACTATTCTGTTATTATAACAGTGAATCGAATGAAAATTTCGTGGCAACGCACGAGCCAACTCAATATACGATTAAGTAATATGCGATACGTCACTGTGACGAGGGAAACATATAAAATATTGAGAAGTGTAGAGAGAACACCCTTCCTCCAAAGTATATATTGCCTTATTATATGTGCTTTGAATGAATGTTCCAGGGTAAACAAAAATCATGGTAAACCATGCGTCAGTTACTATTCTGATGTTTGTTGGATAAAAATAGAACAGAATGTTCTGTATGGTATATTTTTCCTCTTGGATGTATAATAGAGAAAATTATATTAAACAAAGGAGAATATATTATGGGAACAGAGAAAAATAACAATAATAACGAAGACAGAATATTTGAGATTTCTTCTAAGCAAAGACCTGAGATTGAAAATCAATCTCGTTTAGAAGATGAAGAAGTAACGAAAAATAAAAAGGAGTGATAAGTATTAATTGGGTAATTGAACTTATAAATAATATCCCAAATTTGATATCTAATATTGTTTATGGATATATATTTTTATCCGCTTACTATTGGATAAGTTTTGTAAGACAAAATAGTTATAAAAATTTCATTATAAAAAGTGTGATTGCTAATTACATATTGAAAAATTTTTATAAAATAACATTTTTTCAGTTTATTTCTAATAAATATGAAAATCGTCCAATTGTTGTAATTTTACTTTGTGTAATAACATTTGTTATTGCATTAATATTAGGAGAAGTATTACATACAACTTGGTTTAATGATAAGTTAATTAAACTTCATATTTATAGAAGTACAAATGAAAATATTTGGGACGATATTATAAAAACTGGAATGTTTTTACGAATATATATGAAGGATGGTACTTCTTATCTAGGTATATATAGAAAGTCAGAAAATTTTGAAAGAGAACCATTTATTCTATTATCAAGATATCAGGAGTTTAATAAAGATAATAGAATTATTAAAGATTATTTTGATAATACAAATAAATTCATTCTTCTTAATACAAAGGATTTTGAACGCATTAAGATTGATTACTCTCAATGTAAAGAATAAAAAGATGTATATAGCCTACCATCGTTCGTAGACTTATGACTCATACAAATTTTATTTTAAAAAAGAACCAGAGAAAATCTCTAGTTCTTTTTATTATATAGAAATAATAAAAGCAGAAGGCTACTACTCTTCTGTCCTATTATCTTCTTGTATTTTTAAAACAAATCGCTGTAATACATCTAGAACTATATCCACTCTATTCATATATATGGAGTTATTGAGATAATTATTTTCTTCTTTGATTTCTCTACGGATGCTATTACAAATTATATTTAACTCTTTTTCTGAATAATTTTTCATTATTTATACCATCCTCTCTTATTATCTTTTTATTTTATTATAAGTGGAAAATATAATATCATAAAAGAACAGATATGTAAATACTGATAATTTTTAAAAATATTTATTGATTTATAAATGTTTCATACAATAAGAGAAATAATGTATCACAGGAGGAATTTCATGAAAAGAATTATTCGATATATTACATGACATCTTATTGACAAAAGAAGATTTGAGAAAATTTAAAAAAGAGATTGAAGAATTAGAAAAGGAACGGGAACAAAACCCACCTCATTCTGAATTAAAATGAAGTGGGGTTGTATATTATTTTATTATGTTTATAATCTTATTATCATATTAATTTGGGGTAGCGAAAATTAATCCCATAAGTAAAATGATAATAAGAGGTATCATTCCAATAAGACCTGTTCCGTCTCCATCCATAAATGCACATAATCCAAGAATAAAAAATATTAATATAGCTCCAATCATGATTATTCCTCTCCTTTACCATTCGTATTTGCATGAATTACAGTGAAATTGCTTGCGGATTTTAGAACTAAATATACCAAATAATCCTACGCTTACTGCTTTTGAAGTAGTGGATATTTTAGAAATATCGGTAGAACCACAGGTAGGACATTTTGGAATGTTTAATTCTGTTTGAGAGATAACTACATCATTAGCATTAAATTCTGTTATTTTGACAGCACCTCCCACTTCTTCTATTTGTTTTTTAATAGAATTAGCTTCATCTAAAGAGATGTTAGTTTTTATGAGTAAGAGATTATCTACTACGTCTTTTCCTCTTTTTAAATCCAATCCTGTAATCTCACGAATAATTTTGATAAGCTTAACTTTTTGTTCACCACAATGTATCAATCTTATGGAATACGCAGTATTTTTATTATCATTATTAGATTCTTCTAGTGGATAACCACAATGAATACACTGTTTTGATTTATCTGATATTTCTTTCCCACATTCAGGACATTTAATAAGTGCCATGACAAATACCTTCTTTCGTTTAATATTTAGTATATTTTATCATATTTATATAATAAATCCAATAATTATTTATAAATATTAATGCAAGTTAAAGCATATACTGATATTCTCAAAGAATCTATTTTAAATCCTTCAAACGGTAATTTAAAAGAAAGTTTAACATTACCATTTGAGTCTTTAAAGAAATTTGCTGGCACTAATATTGGCAAATTAGGCATCAGCCTTACGTCTATCTTTGCCGCCTATAAAGCATTTAAGGCTGTAGATAGTAAATTCGGATTAACCTATAATGGTGCTTACGGAAATACAAGTAAATCATTAAAGAGTGTTCAAGATACAAAATCGCAAGTTGATGATTTACAGTCTAAGGTTAATGGGTATAAAGAATCTTTACAACAGATTGCCACAAATAATGACATTGATGTTTCTGGTTTAGAATCTGTAGATGCTATTATTCAGAAAATTAATAGCGTAGGTGGAATTTCTTTAGTGGATCAAGCGGAAGTTCAGAAAGTTCAAGTCGCAAATACTCAATTAAAAGGTACTCTGAAAAATAAACAGAATATTCTATCTCAAGAACAAAAAGAAGCTGCGGCAGATGCCGAAAAGAATCTGAAAAAGAAAGTCAGTCCTAATGTTATTCAAAATGAAGATGGTAATTATGAATATATTGGTGCAGGTACAGGTGTAGGAGTCGGTACAAATCCTAGACCTCAAAATGTAATAGATGCGACTGCACAGGATTTGAAAGGATATCAGGAATATTCTGATAAAATCGCAAAACTTCGTGAAAAACAATCAAAGGCTACTTCTGTTTCTGAATCGAAAGCGATTGAAAAACAGATTAAAGAAGCAGAAACAGCAAAAGATAAAATTGGAAGTAGCTTGGATAGTAGACAAGAAGAATTATCTACTATGATGAAAGCTTTATCTGTTAATGGCGAGGGTGTTGAAGCACTTGCTGAACATAGTAAAGGATTTAATAATCTTAAATCAATAGTAAATGCTATTTCTAACAAAGACCTTAATAGCACAGAAAAAGCGTTAAGTTCATTAAATACATTCTTCGATGGCTCTACGGGTAAAAACGCTATTAAAGAAGAATTACAAGATGCTGTTAATTCTGGACAGGATTTACAGACAGCTCTAAGTAGTATTGGATTGTCTTTAAATGATTTAGGAATTGATAAAATTTCACAGCTTAAAGATTACTTAGATAAAGCTTCTGAGTCTGCGAAAAAGACAAATGATTATCTTGATGGTACAGTAGACAGTGTAACCAATGCTTTTGATAATACAGAAAATCAGGATTCTGAATGGAAGAAAATGTCTGATTATTTATCTCAGGCAGATGACCTCTATAAGAGAGGTAAAATCGGTACTGATGATTTTCAAGAATCTACTCAGTATATGTTCTGGGATAAAATCAATCCCGATAAAAAAGGTACTAAATTTGATGCTGATGCATATGCAGAAAAATGGGAAGAAGCAAACAAAAAGAGAAAACGCTATTTCGATGCTGATAATCCAATGGATAGTGTCAATAATTTTATAGATGATTTAAAAGAACACGGATTAGCAAAAGAAAATGACAATGGCGATATAACTTGGACAAAAGCATTTGATAGTTCTGCAAAAGCCGCAAAAGAATTAGACCTTAGTGTTAGTGCTGCTGAAACAGCAATGAAAAATCTTAGTAGTTATGGATTTGAGTTTTCGGGCATGAATTGGAACGGAGAAAATCTAACTACATATAAAAAATCTCTTTCTGGAATCAAAGAAATCTATGATAAATTAGAAGATGATGGAAAAGGTGGATATAAAGAACAACTTGGAACTAAAATTGAAGGTTGGGATAAAAATGTTAAAAAATATAACAAAGATATGTCCGATCTTACAAAAGAAAAAGTTGTAAAAATCAAATTTGAGTATAATTTAGCAGACCTTAAATTGAAGTTACAAGAAGCAAAAAACAGTGCAGAAACTTCAAATACAAATGAATCTTGGGGTCAATATAATGCTGTACAAAAACAAACTTTGAAACAAACTATCCAAGATGCTAAACATTACACCGATAAAAATGGCAAGAATATTCATGCTAAAAAAGCAGAGAAAAATGCAAATTTCCAATTAGCTGGTAATACTGCTGATGCAATAGAACGAGCTACATTGTTAACTAATGATGAAAATAAAAAGACATTATTACAACAACAAGCATCTTCTATTCGGGAACAACAACAAAAATTTATTGAAGATTTTATACATTCTGGTGAAAACTGGGAAAGTTATTCAAAGAGTCATAGAGATGATTTAAATAATCTTAATAAGTATAGTGCTAATGCAAAAAAGACATCTGCAAATACATTGGGTGTTAACGAAGATAAAATTCAAGTTAAAGCACTTGACGAAGCAAAACGAAATAAAAAATCTTCTAAAAAAAATAAAAAAAATACAGAAGAAAAAACCGTAAAATATACTACTAATACAGATGAAGTTGATAAGATTGATAAAAAAATAAAAAGTGACAGTAAGAAACCTATCGAAAAAAAAGTAAACTGTAAAGTAGATTCAAAAGAACTTGATAAAATTGACAAAGACATCAATTCTAAAGATGCTAAACAAAAAATAGTTGAGCTTGTTGGTAAAGACAACGCTACTCCTATCATTGAAAAATGGGATAGTATGGATGCTCCAGATAAGAACACCAGGTTATCTGGTAAAGACCAAGCAACAGCAATCGTAACTTTATGGAACGCCATGAGTGCAAATGATAAATTCTCTAGTTTAAGTGCTGAGGATAAAGCTACTGCCCTTGTTTCTATTTGGAATGGATTAACGGCAGAGCAAAAAACGGCAATTATTAATGGAGATAGTTCTACTGCGGATAAGGCAATTTCAAAAGTTAATGCTCAAAAAATAAAAGATAAGTCATTTTCTATCAACGCAAATGATAATGCTAGTGGAACAGTTAGATCTATTAAAGGTGAAATTGATTCTGTACATGGAAAAACTGTTACAATAACTACAGAACATGTAAATGTAGTTAGAACAAAATCTTATGGGACTAAAGCATATAAATCTGGTGGAAGTCAACGATTCTCTAGTAATGGGCATAAATCTCATCAATTTAACGGTACATTCCATCCTTCTGTTCCTGCGAAAGCACAGGGAACTTTAAACTCATCATCTGTTGGTATACCTAAAAGTGAAAAGACTTTAATTAATGAAGTTGGAACTGAGGGTGTTGTTAGAGATGGTAAATTAAATATCTATAACAATGGTTATCCTGCTCTTGTTGATTTACACAGGGGCGATATTGTGTTCAATCATTTTTTAAAAAGTGCTTATATCTGGTGACAGGTGTAAGAAAATTTTATTTAATTGCTGGGACAAAGGATATATTCGTATCCACCCTAAAGCTATATATACTACAACGTAGATATGAAATAAAATCAAACGTGAATGTTACGAAAGTAGAAAAAAATATATAGATGACATATGGTGAAATAAAAGCACATTTGTTGAAATACAAATGATGTCCTAAGTGTCGTAAAAATGGGAAATCAGCAGCCAAGCCTCGAATAGAGGAAGGTTCAACGACTATCCCTGAAATGGGAGTAGAATTACAAGCGATTGGTAATTCGAAAAAATAAATATGTGAATAATTTTATTTTTTTAATCAAGCATAAAAATCATGCTTGATTTTTTTTATACAGAAAAGGAGGTAACAGTGTTAGCTTCTAATCAATATATAACTATACAATGGGGAAAACGAAATAAAGATTGGTATGAATCAAAAGGTTACATTTTTACAAAATATAATGATGAATTTAATGTAAAAGCCGAAGACTTAACAAAAGGTTCTCATGCAAAGGTAAAGGTAATTTGTGATTATTGTGGCAAAGAGTTATTATGTGTATGGAAAGATTATTATAGAAAACGTAACGAAAAAACATATGCTTGTTTGAAATGTAAGCAACGGAAAACCAGTGATAATAATTTGAAAGAAAGACAACAATATTTATATGATAAAGCATTAGAATATTGTAAAGAAAATGATTATAAAATAATTTCTTTAAAAGATGATATTAAAACTTCTAATACAAGAATAAAATACATATGTCCTAAACATGGAATACAAATTACAAAAATATACGCTTTAACTCTTCGTCATGGATGTAAACAATGTCAATATGAAAATCAAAAATTATCTTCTTCGTATGTTAAAAAGATTATTGAAAAATATGGTGGAAATATTTTAAACCCAGAAGATTACATAGATATTAAATCAAAAAATTTAGAACTTATTTGCCCAAAATGTAATCAAATATTTTTAACATCTTATAATTCTTTTATATCTGTAAAAGGACAATATTGCCCTTCTTGTTCAAAATCACAAAGTAATGGAGAATTTAAAATAAGTAATTTTTTAAATGAACATAAAATAAATTTTATTTCAGAATATTGTTTTAGTGATTGTAAAGATATTAATTCATTACCATTTGATTTTTATTTGCCTGAAATCAATGTATGTATTGAATATCAAGGAAAACAACATTATGAACCAGTTGAATTTTTTGGTGGAGAAGAGAGATTTAAAATTCAACAAAGGCATGATGATATAAAGAAAAAATATTGTAAAAATAATAATATAAAATTTATTTGTATTCCATATACTGAATTAAATAATATTTCTACTATTTTAAAAAGCAAATTATTAATATAAAATTATTCACATACTGATATAGTCTGGACTCATAGGAAACTATGAGGGATAAAATTTTATCCTCTATAATGTAGCGAATTATAGAAAACATATTCGGAACAAATGAAATCTTTGGAAGAAAAGGGATATATTACCAATAGTCATGCAAAAATTGTTGGTGGTATGTCTGCTTTTGCGACAGGTACAGTTGGTGATTTAAGCGATGTATTTGATAATGATTATTTAGATGATGTTACTGCTTATGCTCATGGCAGTCTAAATGGAACAACTGCTAGAGCTAAAACAGGAAAAGGTGGACATAGACCTGGATATTACACATCATCCACATCGACCAATAAGAATAAGAAAACTACGAAATCTACTACTCCTTCTACCACAAAGAAAACTAAATCCAACTCCGATAAATCCAAAAAGAAAACCACAAAAAAAGGTAAAACAGCCTTAGAAAAATTTCAAGATTATCTTGAGAGATTCTTTGATTGGATTGAAGTACGCTTAAAGAGACTTCAAACTCAAACAGAACGGTTTGAAAAGAAAGCTGAAAATTCTCGTACTTTAAGAGGAAGAAATTCTAATTATGAAAACGCCTACAAGAATACAAATAAGGAAGTTTCTACCAATAAAAAGGCTGTTATTAGATATAGAAAACAGGCAAATACTGTTAAGAAACAAGCTGTAAAACGTAAGATTGTTAAGCCAAAACAAGCAAAGAATCTTATTAAAAAGATTAAAAATGGTACGATTAATATTAATTCCTATGGTGAAAAAGCACAAGAGTTTATTAAATCATATCAGGAATACTGGGATAAGGCAGAAGAATGTCGTACAAATCAGCTTGACCTTCAACAACAACTATATGAGTTAGAACAAAAAAAGCTTGATTCTATTACAGATTATTATGATACCGTAAATGACTTATATAAATCTGAACAAGATATCTATAGTTCTGAAAATGAAATGATTAGAGCTAAAGGTGGTTCAGAAGATTTAAATTCAGCATATCATAAAAATTTAATTTCTCAAAGAAGTAAACAGGCATCACAAACGTCCATTCTTCAACAAGAGGCTAATGCCTATGCAAAAGAACTTCAAACTGCCAGAAAACGATTTGGTGCGAATAGTGAAGAAGCTTTAGCAGCACAAACAAAATATAACGAGATTATAAAATCTTTAAATGAATCTAAAACTTCATACGAAGAATTAAATGAGCAAATTAGAGAAGTAACATATAATCTAAAACAGATTGCTATTGATAAATGGACTTCTGCTATGGATAAATTATCTTCTCTCGCATCATTGATTAGTGTAAAGAACATTTCTAATAAAGAACGTGATAGTCGATTAGAACAAACCTATAAGAATCAAATGACTACTGACAATAATATTATCGTAGCCAATCAAGATATGATAAATATTAAGAAACAGCGTTTGGTAGAACTCAAAAATACAGGTGACCCTAATCTTACAGGTGAAAAAGCTGTTCAAATTCGCAAAGAAATTCTTGACTTAGAGAATGATAATTATGACCGTATGCAACATCGTGAAGAAAAATTAAATGATATTATTGAACTTCGTTTTGATAAACTCAAACGTGAAAACGAAATTCTTGACAATAATATCAACGATATGGATCATTTAATTAACCTCATGGGTGATGCAGAAATTGTTGCAGATGATGGAAAAATTACTGATACTGGTAATGCACAAATTCTTCTAAATTCAAATAAAATTCAACAAGCTCAAACAGCTATTGCAAATTATCAAAAGGGTCTTGATGCTTTAGGTAATTCTTATACAGATACTTCAATGTCAGAGGAAGAATGGACAGAAAAGAAACGAGAACTTATTGAGGCTCAACAGAAAGAAGCTTCTACTGTCAAAGAAAGTAGAAATGCAATTCTACAAATTTACAAAAATTCTCTTCAAAAAGAAAATGAACTTCTTCAAAAGAACATTGATAAAAGAAAAGATGCTTTACAAAAGAAAAAGGATTATTACAATTACGATAAGACTTTAAAAGAAAAAAATAAGAATATTAATATTCTTCAAAATGAAATCGCAGCCTTAGAAGGTACTTCTAGTGCCACAGGAGAAGCACGTTTGGAAGAATTGAAAGCACAGCTTAAAGATGCTCAAGATGATTATAATGAAACCGTAAGAGATCATGAAGATGAACTTCGTAGTGAAGGATATGATAAAGTTTCAGAAGACGCATCCAATGCATTAGATAAAACATTAACTGCTTTAGATAGCAATTCTAAAATGCAGACCGATGTTGTTAATAAAATGCTTGACGGTATGGTTGAATCTTATGATGAAGCTTATGCGAAAATCAGAGATATCATTGCATCGTCTGGTACTTCTGTTGATACTTTTACAAAAGATATTACAAATAAAACTCAAACTGAGTTAAGTAATAATATTGAAAATGTTAAAAACGGAACTACTACTTCTACTGTTGATGATATTAATGTAAATAATATCGGAAGAGGAGAAAATGCAGATAAAGCTGATAATATTCTTAAGAAACAAGAACTTAATGATAGCACAGTAAATGGTGCTTCCAAAATTGATTTATCGGAGCAGCAGGCAGAATGGCATCGCCAGCAAACAATTAAAGCGCAACAAGAAGCTGCCAAGAAACAAAAAGCGGCACAACAGGCGAAAAAAGCACAAGATGAAAAAAATAAAAAAATAGAATCTCTTCGGGCTGGATTAGTTAAAGCTAATGAATCATATGCTAACGCATGGGGAAAAACTGAAAGACATGTTCAAAACATGAAGGAAAGCAGTTGGTGGAAGAATTTCGCTGATGCCAAGAAAAAGAAAGTTAAAGCTCATGAATCTATTAGTACGAAAAGTCTTAAAAAGGGAAAAGGTCTTGATGCCGCAAAAACCCATAATAACTTAGTTGAAAAAGAATCTCAAGCTAAAAAAACAGCACAGGGTTATATAAATCAATTAAGTAAATATGGAGTAAGAGAATCTCTCATAAATCCTAGTAAAATAATGGGCAGTATTAAAGCATCTGCTATTAAAGCCAGCATTAAAGGATTTGCAAAAGGTGGAATTGCAAATGAACTTGTTCCTGTAAATGATATTACAAAAGTAATTCCTGCTTTAAGTAATGTTATTACTGCAAATGGGGATGAAGGTTTAATCACTGCACGTTTAGGGGAAATGATTCTCCCTGAGAAACCTGTTAAAAATTTAGTACCAGATTTTATTAGCAATGTTGAGAAAGCAAACGCTATGATGAAAAATGGTGGTATGGGAGATATCAACATTGAAAATAATTTGATTGTCCAAGGAAGTATTGATAAGGACACATTCCCCGGGGTTAAGAAAATGCAAGAAATGTCTTATGATTACATAGTGAAACAACTAACAGACCAAAGACAAAAATCTGGTTATAAAACGAAACTGTAAAATAAATATTTTTATGATTCAGAGTATCAGAATGTCAAAGTTCTGGTACTCTTTTCTATTAAAAAATCAGAAAGGAGGTATAAAACATGGCTATTTTTGGTAAATATTTTGATTTTAATGGAAAGTCGTCCAAAGATTTTGGATTAAAAATAGTATCTTTTGATATGTTAGATTCTATTCCTATGGGGTTGGAAAGAACGATTAATATTGGAGAAATGAATATCTTTAGGCAACGTCCAAATCATTTTGGCGCAACCTACTCTTCTACTCTTCAATTTACTGTTACTGTGGTTAAAGACCCTCTTATTTCTGATAAAAATTTTTTCACTCGTTCAGAAATCGGAAAGATTAATGCATGGCTTACATCTCCACGTTTCCCAGAATTATTTCATATGACAGATTATGATAATGCTGTGGAATCAGATGAATATGTAGATTATTTCGTCACAATTCAAAACGTAGAATCTACTTTTATTCAAGAAATTATAGGATTAAAATTTACAATTAATTGTGATTCTCCATTTGGATATAGTGAGGAAAAAACTCTTACACTTACAGAAAGTGAAAAGGAATATACTATTCAGAATGATACAGATGATTTAGAGAATTATATTTATCCTGTTATTGAGATTAACCCAAAAGACGATAAAGATATCACTCTGGCAAATATCACAGACAACTCATCTTCTATCACGTTTAATCCCACAGGCGCAAACAATACAATCTACATTGACTGTCAGAGACTTACCATTAAAAATTATATAGGTTCGTTAATCCCTCTTGCTGATTTAAATATTTTAGACCCACAAAAAATATATTGGTTTAAGTTATTATCTGGACAGAATAAAGTTAAATTTTCTGGAAATGCAATGGTAAAAATTAAATATAGAGAATATAGAAAGGTTGGTGCATATTAATGAATTACACAAATAAATATGCTATCCAACAGTTTTTATATATTGCACAGACTGGGAAAAGACTTTTAGGTGTTATCGGTGGAGTTGATGAATCCACTGTCCAGATTAATAAAAAAGCAAATAATACTTTTACTCTCTCTTTTACTGTTTATGAAACCTATAATGGTGAAAAAAGTGCTTGGTATGGTTATCTCGATGAACTAATGGAAATTTATGTAGATGGAATTTGGTTTATTATAAAGAACCCACCAGAAGTAAATAACGATGGTAAAATTGAAAGTAAAAATGTTGAAGCTCAGTCATATGAAATTGAGCTTCAGAATTATGATATTCAAAGATTCAAAGTGGGACAAGGTACAGAATCATCTTATGAAATGATGTTCCAAAAGAAATATCCAAAAGAAAAATATCCTGATAAATATAAAGATGGATTACCTACTGTAAAATTTCATAACCCTGATGAACCAGAATTATCATTATTGCATATTCTTTTACATCACGCAGGTTTAATTCCTTCAAAAAAAGTAATTGATAGCGATGGAAATGAAATTGATAATTGGGTAGATAATATTGCAGATTCTCCTTGGCAGATTGGTGAAATTGATACAATGCCTAGATATGAAGACAGTTCAGGACAGAAATTACCAAAACCCAATTATCTCCCTGAAGAATCTTATGCTTTCAATATTGATAACTCTGATTTATACTCTGTTCTTACGCAAGATATTTCTAATGCATTTTCATGTATTTTTACATTTGATACAGTTAATTGTAAAATTAATGCAACTTATGTAGAACATTTAGGAAAAGACACAAATGCTTATGTTGGTTGGAGAAATGTTCAAAATACATTAAAAGCTACACGAAAAGATGAATTATTTACTTCCGTTACTGTATCTGGCGGTGATGGAATTGATAATATCGTTTTGGCGAATTTTGGAGAAACAGATTTAGAGGACTATTCTTATCTTCTTGAAGATGAACGATATATTCCTACTACTCTTAAAGAAAAATATAAAGCATGGGTTGAATATCGAGAATCTAAAAGATTAGATTATATAAATATTCAGAAAAAATATGCACAGGTGCAAGACGTAGCAACAGAGATAAAAGCTAGAGTTCCTGTAGATGGAGCAACAGAAGATTGGGCTAGTAAATCTACCAAAGATTTGATGCAAGCATATGACGATTACACAGCTATGCTTCGTGGTTATGAATCAAAATATTTGAAAGAAGATGGAAGTTTTGATTTAGATGCACTCAAAGATTCTGCTGATTGGGATAAATATGAACAGATTGTAAATTACATTCTCCCTACTATTATCAACAAATTAGTCAGTACAGATGATGAAGATGCAACAGATATTAAAGAATCTCTTAAAGATTATGGTACAGGAAATATTCTTAAAAATGCAACCTTTATCACTTCTTCTAATTGGATTGGAATTGATAATTCTCTTAGTGACTGTAATATTCTTGATGATCCACCTGTTTATGGTGCAACGAGATATATGTCTGTTCATAGTGATTCTAACTCATGTGGAATTAAACAGAAAGAGCTTGATACTAATAAAGGAAGTTTTTATACATTAAGTGCGTTTATACGTTCTTCTAATGCTACAAAAATTAAATTGGGATATTGTTCATCTAATGATAAAAATGATTACTCTAAAGTTAATTACACAGAAAAAGATATAACATCTACTTGGACAAGAGTTCAGATTACCTTTACTGCACCTTCTGATATTACAGAAGTTTATTTTTTATGTGAATCTGAGAATATAAGTTTCAATATTACTGCTCCTATGTTTGAATTAGGAGAAAATGCATCTACATTCCAATATTTTCAGATGGATAAGGATTATCAAAAATCATATCTTACTGACTGGAAATTATATGGTGTAGATGAGCTTACTATCTGTCAGAAAAAATATTATGACCAGATAAATGTGTTAAAAAAATATTCTCAAAATTACGATACGTCAATTACTGATAATACAGAAGAAGTTTATAATTCTTATCACCAATTATATCTCGATTATAAAAAATTATATGATGATTGTACTTCTGCTCTTACTGAAAGACAAAAGGAGTATAACGATGTAATTGTTGAAAGAGATGAATATAAGAAAAAATATGACGAGATTGCTTCAAATGTAAAAAGGGAAAATTTTGGAAAAGTTCAGACCGCTTATCCTGCTTTTACAAAATATGAAGAATTTCTTTTAAAAAAGCTCTATAAACATACGGATTATCAGAATGAAAACATTATTTCAACATCTATTACTTCTTCTGTAGAAAAAGTTGAAAAAGAATATCAGTTATATTTAGATGCAGTTGATAGATTATACGCAGCTTCTCACCCTCAATATACTTGGGAAGATACTTTAGATAACATATATGGTCTAGAGGAATTTAAGTGCTTAGTTGAACCATTGGATATTTATAATTTTATTCACGTTGAAGTTAAGACGGATGGGACTTTTGAAAAATTAAGAGTTACGGGAATTACTTACAATCCATGTATTTACCAAGGGGAATTTACTCTAACATTCTCTTCCATGACTCGATATAAAACTAGAAGAAATGATTTTAGCGATTTATTAAGTTCTGCTCTTTCTGCACAGAAAAATTCTCTTACTCTTTCCGCAGGAAACTCTAAAGATGTTACAACTTATACTATTACCCCTGAATTTATAAAATCTTTGTTAGGTAATTCGTCATTCAATGCTTATATGACGAAAAATAATGAAAATAATATATCAGGAGTTACAGGAAATTTCACAAATCTCTACTCAAAATATATTGATGCGAAACAAATTACGGCACAACTGGTAAAAGCCGACAGTGCAGAATTTAAAACTCTCGTATCAGAATCTATTCAAACGGACATTCTTACAACGAAAATCCTTAATGCAGATAAGGGATTCTTCGATTCACTCTCAACTAAAATTCTTGATGTTTCGCAAGCAAATATTGAAGATTTAATTGCAAAAAAGGTAACCGCAGATTATATCTCCTCAAAGCTTATTTCAGGTGAAAATGGAGATTTTATTGATTTTGTAAATTCAAACTTAAATTTCAAAAATATCACAACAGAGTTATTAACAGGTTCAAATAGTGATACTTTTATTGATTTTGTTCATGATAAAATGAAAACAGGAACAATTGAAGCAAAACAAATTCAAGGAGAAAATGGAGAAACATTTATTGACCTTGTGAACTCTTCAATGGACATCAATAAAATTTCTACAAAATTAATAACTGGTGGAGATGGAAATACTTTCATTAATTTCCTTGAAAATAAGATTCAGACAAGTGAGATCAGTGCAGACAAAATCGTAGGAATAAAAGACTCTAAAACATTCATTGACTTCGTGAACAATCAGATTCAAACAAGTACGATTACCACAGACCAGATTAAAGGTGGAGATGGTGAGACTTTTATTAACTTCTTAGAAAATAAAATCTCTACATCTACTATTTTGGCAGACCAAATCAAAAGCAAAGACGGTTCTTCGTTTATCGACCTTGTAGACGGACAAATAAAAATAGCTAAGATTACTGTAAATCAAATCAGTGGTGAAAACGGAAAAACATTTATAGATTTCTTAAATGACCAGATTTCTACCTCTAAGATAAAAGCCGACCAAATTATCGGTATCTCTGATTCGAAAACTTTCATAGATTTTGTAAAAAATCAAATTAATACATCTGAATTGAACACAAAAGTTGCCAATATCAATTCCTTGCTTTCTGGCTCTGCCGGAGTAGGCGATTTACAAACAATTCATCTTACAGCAAATAATGCAAGTATTGATGAAGCTGTAGTTAAAAACTTAATCGCTGCAAAAATTTCTGTTGCAGACTTAATGACTCATTCTGCTTCTGCGGAATTAATCACTCTTATTTCTCAAGATGGAAAGCCATCTATCGCATTTAAAGGTTCAACCCAACAATTTTATGATTCAAGCGGAAATGTCCGTATTCAAATGGGGCAAGATGCAAAAGGTGATTTTACATTTTCTCTCTTTGACGACACAGGGACAGGTGTCTTAATTGATAGTAAAACTGGTGTTCATGCTAATGCTATTGCTAACGGATTAATCGTAAATGATATGATTAAAGATGGAACAGTCTCTAAAAGTAAGCTTGGATTTAAAATCGTGGAACCAAATGAACAAGGTGGCATAGATATTTCAACAATTTATGATGGAAAGGAAAAATGGGGATCACAATATATTTCTTTTAAAGAAAGTACAATGAATTCTCTTGATGGTCTTGATAAAAAAATAGATGATTCAATTCCTTTTCAACTGTTCTTTACCACATCAGTTGGTTCAGATCTTGCATATGGAGTGAATCCATCAACAGTAGTCACGATTCATCTTTACAGAGATGGAAAAGAAGTTACAGACGATTATCAAGACAGTAATTTTATATGGACAAGAACTTCTGCTGATAATGCAGGAGATATATATTGGAATGAAAAACATTCAGAAGGCAGTAAACAGATAACTCTTTCTTTATCTGAAGATGTGTTGATGGGAGCAGATTTTAACTGCTCTTTTATTTTGGACGGAGAAGTTTTAGCAACTTTAAACGATAATTAGAAAGGAGATTCTATGGCAAAAGTAAAAGCTACGGGTACAATTACTATCCGTAATATAACAAATATTGGTAAATTATCATCATACATTACATCATCTCAGCCATTGATGGTTGTGTATGATCCTAATTCTGCTACACAATATGAACCAAACTGGGCTAATTCTAATCTAGTTTTAACTCCAGTTGTTTTTTTCAATGATACACAATTATCCTTATCTGCTTCTGGCTTAACTATCACTTGGCAGAGACAGGTAGGTGCAGGAGAAGTTACTGCATTAACTACAGGAGAAACCGTAAAAGGAAATATTCTTACGGTTTCAAAAAACATTCTTGCTGATACGTCTATGATTACTTATATATGTAACATTTCGTATATTGACCCAAATACGAATAGAGTAGTGATTAAATCACGTTCACAGATGTCATTCTCTCTTGTAAAAAATGCACCAGAATTATCAGATTGTAATATTACAGGAGACACAGTTTTTAAATATAACACTTCTGGGACACTGGTTTCTGCTTCATCTATTAAACTTACTGCAAACCTGACGAATACCACTCTTAAGCAATGGCAATACAAAAAATCGGATGGTACTTTCGCAGCTTATCCAAATGCTGGGACATCTGTTACTCTTACAGTAAATGCCAGTGATGCAGTTTTTGTAAATGATGTTGCTGTTATTAAATTAGTTACAGCAGAAAATGATGTATTTGATTTACATAATATTGTGAAGTTGCGTGATGGTGCAGCAGGTTCAAGTACAATCACTTGTAATCTTTCAAATGATACACAAAGTGTTCCATGTAATTCTAATGGTGCTTTATATTCTACTTCTCTAAATGGATGTGACACTACTATTTCTATCCTAAAAGGTTCTGCAAATGATACGGGAAATTGGACTATTACAGCTACTCCTTCTTCTGGAATTACAGGTACTTATGATGCGAAAACATATAAATATACCGTAACGGGAATTAGTGTCGAATCTGGTTATGTTGAATTCACATGTACACGATCTGGTTATACAACAATCACAAAACGATTTACAATTAATAAAGACCGTTCTGGTTCTAATGGTGCAGATGCAGTATTCTATTCTGTTGATTCTGATGTCGCTTTTATGAAATTAAATAAAAGCAAAGTATTTACTCCTTCTGCAATCACCTTTTCAGGACAGAAAATCGTTGGTAATAATGCAGCTACAGTATATTCTGGAAGATTTAAAATTTATGAATCGACCGATGGAGCGACTTATACTTTAAAATACACATCTGGTTCTGATGAATCTTCAAAAAAATATACTCCTTCAGCAAACACTGTAAAAACAATTAAGTGTGAGCTTTATCAGGCTGGCAACACAACAAAATTATTAGACTCACAAACCGTTTCTGTCGTTATTGATGGAGTAGATGGACAAACCGGTGCGGCAGGAAAAGATGCGATTAATGTCGTTTTAGGAAATTCCGCTGAAGTTATTGCATGTGATACGTCTGGAAAAGCAAAAGAAGCAAAAGATATTACCATACCATTTGACTGTTATCAGGGAACGAAAAGAATTGCAGGAACAGCTTCTTTGGGTACTCTTCCATCTGGTGTGACATTAAAGAGTAATACCGCAGCAACGGCTTCAGCGACAGGAAATATTGTGTTAACTGTTGCAAAAGGAGCTACTATCGCTTCTACTCAATCGGGGGATATTACAATTACATTTACAACAAGTGGTCTTACTTCTGTTCAGAAATTTACATGGACAAAAAATGTTCAAGCTTATAATGGTGTAAACGCTGTTCTGTTTCAGTTAATGGCTCCACAAGGAGATGTTATTCTTAAAAACTTAGACGGCAATGTAAATACCGTTCTTTTAAAAACACAGCTTTTAAGTGGAACGACTGTTGTAACTTCTGGGATCAGTTATGTTTGGAAGAAATATACTAATGGTGCTTACACTACTCTTCCGGGGCAGACAGCTTCTACTCTTACTGTTACAGCAGATATGGTAGAGTCTCTCGCATCATTTGAATGTACAGCTACTTATGGGGGAAAATCTTATGTAGCTTATTGGACAGTTACAGATAAACAAGATGAGATTTTTGTTGATGTCATTTGTAGTGTAGGCGATACATTTGTTAATAATACGGGTGTAGGGGTTATTTATGCGAAACTTATGCAGAAAAATAAAGAATATGATGAGTTAAAAACAACAACTTTTTCTACTTCTGCCCCTTCTAATCCTGCAAGTGGAGATTTTTATTATAAACTTGATACAGCAGCAAAAACAGTATCTCTTATGAAATATGACGGAAGTGCTTGGAAACCTGCAACAGATAGCGACCTTCCAAAAGGAACATATAATTGGTATCGAAGAGATAGAACAGGAAAAGCTTTAGACACTGAAACACCATATAAAACAGGAAAAGTAATTTTTGCCGAAGGTAGAATGATTGATGATATTTTAATGAATTTTGATTGTGATGTAGAAATTGATATTTAGAACAAGACCTTTTTTAGTGTCTTGTAATTTCGTGCAAGGCACTAGAAAGGAGAGATGAAAAAATGAAAATAAAAGCTTCTGGAAGTATAACATTAAAGAATTTGACAGAGCCATTTACCGTTTTACTGTCAAATGAGATGCAGCAATTTTCTACCGATTCAAATCGCAAAGTGACATCTGCTCAAAGTTATTATACAGATATTATTGTTTATCAAGGCTCAACAAAAAGAACTGATTTCATAATTGGTAATGTACCTTCTGCAAATGGGATTACCGTTACAAAATCGTCTGCAAGAATCACCTTTGCAGTTGGTTCTGGAGCTACAATTTCTGCTGATGCAGGAACTTTTACTATTCCTATTACTCTTGACGGGAAAACTGTAAATAAAATATTTTCATGGAGTTGTGGCAAGCAGGGAGTTACTGGTACATCGGCAAAAACTGTCGATATTATTGCTAATAGTCAAATTTTTAAAAGTACAGACGGTGGACAGACTTTTTCGCCCGAAACGATTAAACTTACTCCTACTTTTCAGGGTGGCATCAGTTTTTCTAAATGGCAATACAGTATAGATGGCGGTGTAACATGGAAAGATGTTGTAAGTGGCAACAATGGACTGTACATATCTTCTGGCGTTTTAACTATTAATAAAACAAGCAATTTATACACAGATACTACTACTTCTATTACTTTTAAATGTATTTCAAATAATACATCGTATTATGATACGCTTACTGTTATTAAACTATACGATGTTACGGATATTGAAGTTGGCGGTAGGAACTTAATCCTCAACGGTAAAGGGAATAAGAAAGCTGGTTTCTTTAAAAACTTTCCAACCGTAACCGACGAATATGGCGAGATAACTTTAAAATCAAAGAAGACATTTACAGGCATCATCCTTAATGATGGCTTTTTACTCGGATGCCGTGATTATGCCGTTGGTGAACAAGTTACTTGGTCTTATGACATAATGTATACAGCTTGGAATTTTCCAACCGGAACAGACAAAAACGAATTTTGGATTGGACAAAGATATACGAGTATCCCACCAGGTCAAACAGGAACCGGTGCTTGGAAAGCAGTAACAATGCATGATTTACCAATTGTCGGTGTGAATGGCTGTGAGTTAAATAAATGGTATCATGTCAAAAAAACGCTGACGATTCCAGAGCAAGCATCATTAAATGTAGGTACTCAATCTGCAATATGTTTTCATAATTCGAACCCTGAAATAGAAGCCAGTTTCACTGCTAGATTTAAGAATGTTAAACTTGAGCGAGGTAACATCGCTACAGATTGGACACCTGCACCAGAAGATGTGGATTCTCAGATTCAGTCCCTTGTAAAAACCACCACAGAAACATCCTCGGTTGTCAATAAATTAAATCAATCTATTACAAATAAAGTATGGCAAAGTGATATTACTAATTCAGTTAATAATTATGATAACTCCACAGGGAAAGCAATTAGAGATAGGCTAACAAAAACAGAAACCTCTTTATCTGGTATCACTTCTACTGTATCAGATATGAAAACGACTCTTGACAAGAAGGCAGACGGAAGCACTGTTCAATCTCTCACAAATCGAGTTTCAAAAGCAGAACAAGATGTAAACGGATTTAAGCAGACAGTTGAATCCACATACACGAAAAAGACAGATTTTAACAATTTGGAGATTGGTGGTAGAAACTTAGCAAGAAAAGGAATACTACAAAGAAATCTTGCGACATCCTGTGTTTATGATGATTCTTCTAAAACATATACGATCATAAGCCCGGCAAATAAAAAAAACAATTATTATGATCTAACAATACCAGCTTCTTCCAATATCAAAATTCCATATGGAAAAGGTGCAATAATTTCTTTCGAAGTATATTCTCCAAAAGCTGTTGATATCTGGATGGACGTAAATAATACTGTTGAAAGTGGAACTGCGTGGAATGGAAATGATAATGATATAAACCGCAAAAATTCTAGTTCTTCTATCCCTCAAAATACCTGGACAAGATATTGGAATTATTGTGAGAATAACTCAAGTAAAAATACGAACAAGGTTGACATAATTATTAATAACAGTTTTGGTATTACAAGCTTTCCAGAACCTGTAACATGGAAAATCAGAAATTTTAAAGTAGAACTTGGCAATAAACCTACGGATTGGACACCTGCACCAGAAGACGTAGACGCATCTATAAAATCTGTAAGTGATTATTCTAAAACTTCATTTGAGCAATTATCCAACAAATTTTTATGGTTAGTAGATGGGAAGTCTTCTTCCACTTCTCTTACTCTTACGGATAGTCTCGTGTCTGCAATTACAAAACAATTTATCATCAAATCCCCAGACGGCTCTTCTACTATTATAACTGGTGGGAAAATTCAAACAAAATCAATCACATCTGATATGCTTTCTTCTTCTGCTATTAAGTCTAAGAATTATATGGCAGGAACTTATGTTGAAGGGGCTGGTTATTCCGTTTTAGGAACATTTCTCGATTTAGACAACGGTATGATTCATACGCCAAGTTTTTACACTGACTCATCCGGAAATTCCTTTATGTCAGGAACAGTTCATGCAAATGCAGGTTGGTTTGGAACAGATGAACATAATTGGTTTTTAGGCACTACTACGATTTCTAATATTATGAATGATTCTGGTGCATTGACAGATGGAGACTACAGTTATTTAAAGGCAACAGATAATACAGCCATTATTGCTGGTGATTGGTATTTTATGGCACAAAATTCTACTATGGGATTACATTCTGGATTATCAACATTAAATAACGGTAATTTTGTAAAAAATCCTGTTGATGGAAAATATTACGACTTTGGTATCGTAGAACCTGATATGTCTAAAGATGCAAAGGATTATAATAAAAAGTTCTTGTATATCCGTAGAGCTGATTCAACACAGACACATCCCCAAGATTGGGAATACCTTTTTAGAGTCGATTATGATGGTAAAATCTGGTACAAAGGTAATCTTATTGCTGGCGAAGGAGGAATGTTCTTATCTACTACAGGTGGAACAATCACTGGTGATTTAACCGTTAATGGTAAACTTATTGCTACCGCCTCTTCTGCCGATAAGTTATTAAGAGCATTAACAATTAATGGGAAATCATTTACAGGTGCAAGTGCTGTAGATGTCGGAACTATTGGTATTGCTTATGGTGGAACAGGTGCTACTTCCGCTTCGGGTGCAAGAGCAAATCTTGGTGTTATTGGAACAAAAAATGCAAATGGCTTTTATGGCTTAACCCGTCCTGATGGAAATGATTCTGATTGGATTAGAACAACCTCTAATGGTATCATTCCTTATCAAAGTGGCTCTTATTCTTCATTAGGTACGTCTTCTTGGAGATTTTCAAAAGCATATATTGATACTATCTATGGTAGTTTAAGCGGAACTGCTACAAAAGCTATGCAAGATGGTTCTGGTAATGTAATTGCCGATACATATCTGCGGAAAGATTTTGATACAGTCGGACAAAATGTAATATTTAGTAGCTCTGTAGATATTGATGATTTAACAACAGGTACTTTATTAGTTAATGGCAATGCACGATTTATAAATGGATTAAAAGGAAATCTTGTCGGTGACGTAACAGGTAATTTAAGTGGAATTTCTGCTTATACTGAAAAATTGAAAACTGCAAGAAAAATCGGAAATGCTTCTTTTGATGGAAGTAAGGATATTTCCTTAAATGACATTGGAGCTTCTGCATCAGGACACACTCACAATTATTTACCTTTAAGTGGGGGTGTTATCGCAGGGGATATTGGTGTTAATGGTTATATCAGAGGAGAATATAACTCAGCTTACCCAACTAATCACGGAATTTTACTTGGACATGGAAATCAAGATTATATGAATTTCTATGAATGGGGTGGATTATTCCAGTTTTATAAATCTCGATCAGGAACTGATACTCTTCTTGGCAAAATCACAGAAAATGGTTGGGAAGGAAATGTAAGAGGTAATCTTTCAGGCGTAGCATCTCAAGCAACAAAACTTCAAAATGCAAGAAATGTCACGATTGGCAATTCAAAAAAATCATTTGATGGAACTGCTGATATTACATTCTCGCTTTCAGACATTGGAGCTTCTACATCAGGGCACACTCATAATTACGCGGGTTCTTCTTCTGCTGGTGGTAATGCAAATGCAGCATTAAAACTTGCTACTGCAAGGACAGTATCTTCAAATAATGGAGATTTTGCATTAAGTTTCAATTATGATGGTTCTTCTAATAGTACCGCTTTTCTTTCATATTACAGTTGTACTGTTATTTGTGGAAATAAAAATAATTATCCATTTCATCGTTTTGCTAAAATTGATAAACTTGCTGGAAGTTATGCTGACAAAGCAAGTACATTCTTAATCACCCAAGATTATATATATGGAGGATGGGGAATTGTAACCATTCGTTTAAGAACAAACTCATCAACTCAAGCTTCCGATGTAGAAGTGAAGTGGATTGCACGATATAATTTAGCTGCCGATTTTGTGCAGGTTGGTATTGATACTACAAATGGTGCAACTTATGCTGATGCATTTATTAAACTTACTGGTACTTACGGTTCTTTAGTAGTACGTAACTTAGCATCTGGAGGTCGTGGAAGTACGAGTAGAACATGGTCTTTAATTAATTCAAAAGAAGTTGATAATACCACTACTTCTGATGCCCTAACATCTACAGAATGTTATATAAATATTTCTACTGCTGGTACAAAATTACACAACAAGGCATATACAAAAACAGTTACAGCTTCAGATGGTGCTACGGTGTCTTATGCTAATAGTGCAGGTACGGTAAATAATGTAAAAGATTCCGGTAATAGCACAGCTACAACATTTTCCTATTCTAAATCTAGCTTAAATTATAATGATTATACATGGTTAGCAGGCTGGAATGGCTATGAATTAAGAGCTGTTAATAAATCCCAGTTTGCCACAAGTGGACATAATCACAATATAACTTCATTAACAGATTACGGAACTCATATATATGATGCAAAAACAACTAGAACGAAAAATACCTTTTTGGCTGCTCCAAATGGTTCGGATGGCGTTGCAAGTTTCAGAAAGATAGAAATTGCAGATTTACCTTCTCATACTCATAATTATGCTTCCCAAATTAAATTGGCAGATGTTTCCTATTCTGTTTCTAATAATATAATTACTATTACAAAAGATAACTTAATTACCGCAATTGGAACAGGTGAAACGTCTGAATCTTCTCCTAGTGCTATTGGTCTTATAACTAAAGCAGAGCGAGAAAAACTTGCTTCTATTACTGTTTCTGACATCGGCACAGTTGGGGCAAATTCTATTAAAGGTACTGCTCCTATCGGTGTTTCTATTGCGAAGGGTGTTGCCACAATCAATCATGGAACGTCTGGCGTAACATCTGGGACTTATGGTGCTGACTCTACGAACTATTTTAGGATTCCTAAATTGACCGTAAACTCAATGGGTCATGTGACAGGGGCAACTTATTATGATATTACAGGTGCAAATCTCGTAAGCAGAATTGGAAGTAACACTGTTCAAAATGCCACAAATGCAGTAAAAGCAACCCAAGATAAAAATGGAAATGTTATATCTGATACTTATATGAGAAAAGATGTAACAGAAATTAATCAGAATTTTACTTTTAATAATTCTGTTAATATTGATGATTTGACATCTGGTAGTTTGCTCGTGACTGGCAGTGCAAAATTTGTAAATGGTTTAAAAGGTAATTTAACTGGCGATGTTGTTGGAAATATTACGGGAAACGTAACAGGAAGTCTTAAAGGAAATGCTGATACGGCGACAGTCGCAACAAAAGCTAATCTTTTAGCAAATCTTTATTCAGGCAGACCTACAACTGCCAACCTTATTGCAACAGGAAGTGGTGGGTTAACTACTTTCAAGGCAACAAGCTCTATGACGGAAGGAAAACCAAAAACAGATGGGCATATTCTTCATTTTTATTGGGATAATACAGGTGGATGGGATTCTCAACTTTTTATTTCCAATAATAGTTCACCAGAACTTCAAATAAGAAGTATGGATGCCGGAAGTTGGGGTTCGTGGAAAACAGTATTAGATTCTGTAAATTATACATCATATACCGTAAAAAAAGATGGAACTGGGGCATCAGGAACATGGGGTATCAATATAAACGGCAATGCTTCTACTTCCGACAAATGGAAAACGGCAAGAACAATTACTATTGGTAGTTCTGCAAAAACGCTTGATGGAAGCTCTAATGTTTTATGGTCTTTAAGCGATATTGGTGCCGCAAGTTCTTCTCATACGCATGGATTGTTAAACTCTGATTTTGGAGTAATATTAGAAGATACTACAGAAGACTCTGGCTGGTCTATGCTTAACGATTCTTATAATGGTTTTTTATTAAAATCAATTAGAGTACAACGAAATTCTCCAGATTGGATTTTAGACAATTATTCAGCAGGAATTGTGTTTGGAGGAGCAGATACAAAAGGAGTTATTTCTACAAAATATAATTTTCCTAGTATTAAATTTGCAGGTGGAAATGGAATGAAGCCTGTTTGGTGGATTAATTTAACAGGAACAACTGAAACTATTTATAATCTTGACAATATGCCGGGAAACTCAGCTACAGCTACTAAACTGAAAACTGCTAGAAAAATCGGAAACGTATTATTTGATGGTTCTGCCGATATTACACTATCTCAGATCGGTGCGTCAGCGATTGGACATACGCATAATTATCTCCCTCTTTCTGGCGGTACATTAACTGGTGACTTAAATTTCTCATCGGGTGATTCTATTACTTGGAATTCTGGCTCATGGTTTCAAAGAATTAAAACTGTAGATGATCCTACAGCTAACACACCTGTATTTATTTTACAGCAAAGTGGAAATAGTGGCTCCACTTGGACAGATTTATTGACAGTTAAAGACAATGGACAAATTATAGCGAATACTTTTGTCGGTTCTTTATCTGGCAATGCTACTTCTGCTACTACTGCTACTTCAGCAACAAAGGCTACGCAGGATGGAGCAGGAAATGTTATTACTTCAAAATATGTAACTATTGATACAGCACAGACTATTTCAGGAGCAAAAACTTTCTCTAAAGAACTTGTAATTTCGAACACTACTGTTTCTACGAGCAAGACTACCGGTGCATTAAAAGTAAAAGGGGGAATCGCTACCGAAGGACAGATGAGTGCAAATAAAGTTATGGTAGGAGATGGATGTACTCTTGAAATGGATGAGTATGGTGCTTTAAATTTTGTATTTTTGTAGAGGGTGATTAACTACCGCCCTCTTTAATTAAAAGAAAGGTTGGTGGTTAATTGGCTCTGCAATTATGGTTACCGCTAAATAGTGATATTAAGAATTATGGATTAAAGAATATGAATGTATTAGACCATGGAACATCTGAATATAATCAGGGGAAAATAGGGAAGTGTCGGTCATTTGTTGGTAGTGGTTATTTAGAATTAACTAATTCTTTTGGAATTGAATCTGGTAAAGATTTTTCTTGCTGTTATTGGATTAAAGAAATTTCTAATAATACGTTATCTGGGTTTAGAGTCGTATATCAATGTGGGAATTTAATTATAGGACATTATGATGATGAATTTAATATCTATAATGGAAGTGATTTAGATTTCGTTTATAAATGTGATACAACGGATTGGGTTCATTGTTGTTTAACATATCAATCATCAGATAATATCATGACTATTTATATAAATGGAATTAAATGTAGTACACGTCAACTAAAAAGTTTAAATGGTTTGTCTAGTGCTACCGCACTTATTGGCAAAAGGAATAATGAAACTTATTTATTAGAAGGATATTTAAACGATTTTCGCCTATATGATGAATGTCTTTCCCCGAAGCAAGTTAAATATATCTCACAAGCAATGATCTGTCATTATCCTATGGGAAATGTTGATGGCAAGATTGGTGGAAGGAACTTACTTAGACATTCATCTCTAATCGGGGAGAAAGTAATATCCGATGTTCTCGGTAGTTGTAACAGTGTAACTTCGGTTTTATATGAAAATACCGGGTTACATTTAGTGACCCCGAACGAGGGAAATAACAATAATGGTTTCATGCTAAAGTTTAATGATTTTACTTCGCTGGGGTTAAAACGTGGTGATGTAATCACATTTAGTGCGGATATTAAAGGTACTTCAGATATTCATAAACCGTTTATTAAAATATGGTTGCCTCACAAAAACATGAACGTTTGGTGGGATTCAGAACAGTCCGGAGGCTACGGTTTTATACCATCGGCAGAGTTTAAAAGAGTTTCCGAAACTTTCACTATACCAATTTCTGAGGACATTCAGTTATGTGGTGGAATATGCTTGGGCATACACGGCAATATGCAATCAGATTTGTATATACGCAATCTCAAACTTGAGCGAGGTAACATCGCTACAGATTGGACACCTGCACCGGAAGATAATCCTCCGTTTTACGATAATATAATCCCTGATATTTCAGGTTATCAAAATAACGGAGAAGTTACGGATTCTGCTTGTCCTACATGGAGTAATGATTCACCGAGATATTTAGGTAGCTATGAATTTAATGGGAAAAATCAGTATATATCAGGACTTTCCCCTATTTCTAATAATACAAAAGAATTCACAATAGCTTTTTGGGTAAAATTAAAGAATGTCCCAGATACAATGACTTTTTATACAGCAAGAGCAGGCATTGGAAGTGGCGTTGCATTGTTTTTTATAAATAAAAATATTAGATTTGATGATAATGTACAATCTATCTTTAATTATACTTACGACCTTTCGTCTAACAAATGGACTCATTTATGTATTACCAGAAGTAATACAAGCAAAAAATTATATGTAAATGGAAGACTCATTGACTCTATTTCAAAAGTAGGTGACATGCAAAACATAGGGGAATATTTTACAATTGGAGGTTCTTCCTCTTATGGAAATGGGATAGCAGATTTGAATTGGCTTAACGGCAATCTCTCCGATTTTCGTATATACGCTACTGCCCTATCCGAATCAGACGTTCTTAATCTATATCAATCTTCTGCCTCACTTGATTCACAGGGAAATCTTATATTATCTGGCGAGGTGATTGAATGAGTATAAATAAAAATGGAAATCTCGTTGTAAGTTCATCCGCTATTTCGAAAATGAATGTAAAACAACTATCTGATGATTCAAAATGGGTAAGAATTTATTTTCTCGATGTATCAAATACAAAAACATTTTTTACAAAAGATGAAGCGTTGGACTGTACAAATCAAAGTAATAGATTTAGTCGAATGGGAATGGTCGATAAGTTTAAATCTGCGGATGGATATTATGAATTTATGCTTACCTATCCATCCTTATCTACAACTCTTTATAATCGCTGGAAACAAACAAGTTCGCCAAATGAATCTACTGTTACAGATTTTACAAAAATTACAACAGCGTGGACAAATCATCATGCAGGACTTAGAAGACATGGCAGTGCTGCAATATACGATTGTGATACAGGTGGAACATGGTATGCACCTATATGTCAATTATCCGCATGGAATTCTTCAAGTTCTTTATATATCCCTGCCGCTGATGGTTCAAACCAAACTCAATGTGAGCTTTGGGTTCGTTATGATAATATTCCTAGTATAAATAATGGAATGTGTGAATGTAATGCTATGTCTATTTTTTGTGATTCAAATGGAATCCCTTTAGCAAATAATATAACATATACTCCTACCACTGTTAAAAATTCGTGTATGACACAGAGTACAGTAGACGTTGAATTAAATGTAAAATACTGTATAGAATGTACATTAACATGGTCTGGTTTTGACGAATCAAATACAAATGGATCGTTTGATATGTATTTTCAAGGAAGTCAAAATAATGGAATTTGGACTTATTCAAATCCAATGACTGAGGCATTAAATCAAATTAAAAGACCTAAAGCGGCTGTTTTATCATCTTCTTCTGGAAGCTATCGTTATAAAACTTCTTTTATTAATACGAATCCAGAGATAAAAAGATTGGGATTAAGTATAAGAACGGATTATTCAAACGGACAAGGAACAGTATCTATTTCTGATGTTGTTATTGTCCCGGAAAGATATTATGTATCAGATAAAATAAAGGCACGATTCTCAGAAGATTTTGCATCGTGCAATGAAATTATAGAATTATGATTTAGAGCTTGAATTATTTAAGCTCTTTTTTTATTTAAGGAGGTGTTTTATGGCTTACTGGATTAATGATGTTGGAAATAGGAATAGACCAGATTTAAAGGAATTTTATTGTGATTCAGAGAAAGATATTACTGGACTTCCAACAAGTAAGAAAAAGGGTGTAGTAACAAGTGCGACAGATGAATCACAGATTGGGAAATGTTCAATTGGATCATCTTGCTTTGTAATTGATAAATGCAAATTATATATCTTAAATAGTGAAGATATTTGGAAGGAGGTTTAGAATAATGACTGATTTTAAACTTTTAGAAATAGCAAAAAAGTATACAGATAAAAAAGTCGGTTCTTCTTCCCCTTCTACTCCATCTACCTCTAATTACGATGATTTAAAAAATAAACCATCTATTAATGGAAAAGAATTAACAGGTAATCTTTCTTCGGATGAAATTGGAGTTTCAAGCAAAGACCATAATCACGATGAAAAATACGCTTCTAAGGACTCAGAACACGCTCATTCTAATAAAGAGATACTTGACTCAATTACAAAAGAAAAAATAGAAGAATGGGATAAGGAATTAAATATAACAGTAACGGATGATGGGACTTTAGTAATTGATTGAGGAGGTGAACTATGACAACAACTATAAAACAAGCGAATATTAAAGGAACTGTTTACACATTAGAAGATACAGAAGCAAGAAAAGATATTTCTACTTTAAAAGCAGCAATACATGACGTTTTAAATAATACTCCTCGTGTAGAAACAATCAAAGACTTTTATAATTTTAAAAGAACTGGTAAGGTATATAGAACAAGAATTTGGTTATTTGCCACCAACCCTACCTCTACTGGTACGAAACTTTTAGATAATGCAGGACTTGAATTTACCCCTTCTACTGACACTGTTGAAGGTAAAGATGATTATTTAAATGGACAACATCCATTATTTGAATGGGTAAATTGTAATTATAAAAGAAATGATGATGGTTCACCATATCCTACTGCTATCGAGGGGGATGAAAATTTTTCATTCACAGGCAATGTGGATGTTGGAGCTATGCAAATGTCTTTCTATTATGATTTTCAAGTAAATCAAGATGAAGGATATGTGGATATTACAATTTCTGATATGAGAAATCCATTAAGAACGGATGTACAATTAAAACCTTGGAGTGAATGTGTTACCGCTGATGGAGAAGTATTGCCTTGGTGTATTGGTAGTAAATATTATGCAAGTATTGGTGATGATGGATTTTTACGTTCTGTAAAAGATGGTAAACCAGAAACTTTTACATCTTATAATAAAATGATGATTGAATTCCCAAAAAAAGGAAAAGGTTATCATGGTGCTGGTGCAGAACATATGACGTTTCAATTTATCTTTAATGTGATTAAAGGTGCTACAAAAGATTCTCAGAGTTTATATAAAGGATGTACAAATTATAATTTGCAATATTCTGCTTCTGTTGTTAGAAGTACAAAAGAAACATATTTCCCTGTTACAAATGCACAAGCAAATAATTTATTAGTAGGTTCGTCTGTATCAGTTGGATATGGACAATTAAATGATACAGAAACAGGAGTTAATTTAGATCGTGGAGTTAGTAATATGCACAAATATGCTAAGGTTGTTAAAATCTTAAATATTGAAACTTTAGATGATAACAATAAGGCAGTATATCTTGATGTTGACACAGGATTTGATACTACTCCTATTGTTCTTTCAGATACCATTACAGCAGATATTACAATGTCAACAATGCCTTGGTATTCTGGAAGTACTGATTCTGTAATTGGACATCACGATGGTTCTCCAATTTCTAATACAGATTGGAAACATGTATATCGTGTCCAGGGTAGAGAATATAGAAACGGTGCTTATGAAATTGCTTCTGACACTGTAATGGCATTTCAGCCAGATTATAGTAAAGATGTATATGTATGTCCAAAAGGAGTTGCTAGAAGTTCTGATGAAGCAACTATTAAAAAGACATATACAAAGATAGGTAATATTCCTGCTTCTATTGACGGAAAAGGAAGTGATTGGTGGATTGGCGATTTGACTATTGATACTTCTACTGGTGCGTGGTTTCCTTCTGCTATTGGAGCAAGTGATAAACAGGGTATTGCAAGTAAATTATATTCGGGTGGTACAAGTACTTCTGGAACTAGAGAATATCTTCAAGGCGGTTCTCTCAGGTATGGTTCTCCTGCTGGTTTTCTTCTGCATTGCTGGTCCTGGCTTGGCGGGGCGTCCTGGGATTGCGGCTGCCGCGATTAATCTCCTGGTCTTTAGGGGTGAATTTTTACGAAGCGTAGCGTAGTAAAAAGAGGGGTCTTCCCCTTCTCTCCTATTGACCCAAATATATTACTTTGCAAAATAATATAAAAATTAAAATTTAAATATAGGGACTTATGGTGCTGGCGGTAATCTCAGGAATGGTTCTAATGCAGGTTTTCATCTGAATTGCAGGAACAGGCTTGACAGGACGAACTGGAATTACGGCTGCCGAAATTGTTTAATTTCATTTTAATCTTTAGCATCATAATTCGTAGACGAAAAGTTTATTGTGATTTATCACACCTTCGCAGATGCGTAAAATTCTTTTTATAAGACCAATCTGTTTACTCTCGTCCAAGGGTAAACGGAAACTATAATGCATGATTATAGTTGGGCTTAGTAGAAATTAAAAAACCGAAAAGCCTTTTAAAGACAATCGAAAATGTCTGGACATAAATTTAGAAAAGGATGGTCTTAAAAATACGAAAGGATATTGTAAAAATATAGATATTACAGATAGAGATTTAATAAGTAGAGCTACTTATAATTGTCTTGATGGAAAATATAAAAGAAATGATACACTAAGATTATTTTCTAAGGAATCTGGTTTAACATCTAATCAGGTATATTGTATCATTTATAGATATGGTAAAGAAGCTGTAAAATGGATAGTAGAAAAAATTATTGATACTATTCGCAATGAATTATTGAATAGAGAATTACATTTTCCTCCAATTTGGTATAAAATCAAAATTGATCCATCTTCCTTTAAAGAAAGACGGATTGGAATACAAAATGTAAAACAGCAAATATACGATTATATTGCTGTAGAAGGATTAAAACCTTTCTTTTGTCGTATAGGTGTACATCAATGTGCGGCTATTAAAGGAAGAGGTTGTTCAAAAGGTGTACGTCAAATAAGAAGATGGCTGAGAAACAAATCGTTAACTTATTTTGCGAAAGCAGATATTAAAAAATGTTATGAAAGTATAGATAGAAAATTATTAATGGAATTTCTTAGAAAGCATATTAAAAATGATATGCTGTTGTGGTTAATTGAAACTATTATTAATACATTTGATAAAGGGTTATCTATTGGTTCTTATTTATCTCAATTTTTATGTAATCTATACTTATCTCAACTATATCATGAAATTAGTCATATGCATAAAATTAGAAAATCTCGTAGAAACAAAACAAGTGAATATATTTCTCTTATAAAGCACCAATTATTCTACATGGATGATATCCTTCTTATATCTACAAATTCTAAAGATTTGCATAAAGCAGTTAAATTGATGATTAAATATGCAAAAGATAAACTAGGATTAATTATAAAAGTTGATTGGTTTGTCTCAAAAATTGATAATAAAGATAAAGAACATGACACTAAATTTATAGATATGATGGGATTTCGTATCTATAGATGGCATACAACTATTAGACGTAGAACTTTTAAACGAATACGGCATACATTTTTAAAATTGTGGAAAATGATTGCTACACATAAATTTATACCGTTGGTATGGGCTAGACGAGCAATATCATATTGGGGACAAATTGTAAATAGTGATAGTAATAAATTTAAAAAGAAATATAAAGTAAGAAAGATTATAAAAATTTGTAAAAAGGTGGTGAGTGATTATGGAAAAGGCAAGATTCTCGGAATCTCAGCAACCTGTTAAAATCATCGAAAATGGTGATATGGTTACGGTGTTTATTTGTTTAAATGGAGTTGAAAAAACAGATGAAAATGCTTTTGAAGAATCTTCAACAAGTTATATTGAATATGATTACAATGAATTTGTAGAAGAAAAATCATTACTTGATATGGATGATTTAAATAGTAATCCTGAAAACTATTTAAATTACATTGTAAATCCTGAATTGGATAAATTGAAGAATGAAAAGATTGTGGAATCTAAAACATTATTAGCTGAGTACTTATCTTCTCATCCTTTATTTTCTAAAGCAAAATATAAAGAAGGAAGATATTATACAGTTACAGAAGAAAAACAAAGACAACTTACATCAAAAATGGCGATGTATAATATTTATTCTCAACAGTCTCTCTCATATTCTCTTCTCAAGTGGAATGATGTAGGAAATATCTGCGAAGATTGGACAGTTGAAGAATTAACAAAGCTTGCAATGGAGATTGATGCTTATGTAACTCCACTTGTTGAAAAACAACAAGCGTATGAAAAAATGGTACAGAAAGTATCTAATATTGAAGAATTTAATATGATTGGAAATTTAGTATTTGAATAATATATAGAGTCTATCAAAATGATAGGCTCTTTTAAATTAAAATGAAAGGAGAATTTCAATGGCTTTTTTAGCGAAGGTTAATGGAACTCATGAATATAGATTAATGGATTGGACACCTCAAAGTTTTAAATCCAGTCCTACTTTAAGGCTGATAACATCTGATTACCAGTCAGTTAAAAATGATTTTACAAATATAAAACAATTAGAAATTTATAGTGGAGAAAATTTACTTGCTACTTATTCTGTTTTTGATACAATGGCATCTTCTGCTTCCTTTAATTCCCAGTATTATGAAACAGAGAATAGGTTTGTAGATGTAATTGAAATCTCTCTTATAAAAAATAATATTTCAGAGCAAGTAGATAAATTAAGCAAGCAGATTAATAAAGTTGTAGATATTGAAGAAATGTCTGTGGATGAATATAGAGATTATATTTTATCACAGATTTCAGAGTCAGCACAGGAAGATATTTATGCTGGGGATGTAATCACTCTTTCTGATGGAACAAGCGGAAAATTTACATACAAGATGGAAGATCAAGCGAATCTTACAAGCAGTATTGCTATCATTGATAAATTAATGGCTATACAAGAAGATAGCTCTCTGATTCAGTTGCCATATCACTCATCGGGTCAAAGTTGCCAGTTCTACTCTCCTATTGATATTATTACAATTTATTTTACACTTTTTATGCGTTCTGTAAAAATTCAGACATATACAAATGCAATTAATGTGCTAATTAAACAGGCAGCTACGAAAGAAGAAATCACGAAATTTACTTATGGTATGGAACTTCCTGAAGAAGCACAAGAAAATGTTAATAATATTGTTGCAACAAGTATGGCTGTTATGCAAAAGCTTATGGAGAGTTATCAGCCAAAAGAGAATTCCTCTAATCCTGATGCGAAAGATAACATAGAAGAGAAAACTTCTGACAAATAATTAATGCACTACATTACATAATTTTACAAGATATAAAGGAGAAATAATTTTATGAGCAAAACAAAAACTATCAAATTAATGAACTTAGAAACTTTAAATATTGTTGCATGGTATAAAGATTTTTCTGAAAAAAAGAGAAATAAAGTTTTACCAGTGAGAATTCAGTTTGATTTACAACGTAATGTTATGAAGCTTAATGAAGCTGCCCAGTCTCTTGAAAAATTTCGTGGAGAATTAGTAAAGGATATTCAGGAAGAATTTTTCGGCAATGATGAAAAATCATATGAAGCAAAAGAAGTGAAAACGGATGAAGATGGGAATCCTGTTTTAGATGAAGACGGAAAAGAAGTTATGACAGACGTTAGAAAAATCAAAGAAGAATTTGAGCAGGATTTTAAAGATAAATTAGAAGATGCAGATGCTAAATATAGAGAAATTGCTGTAGATACAGACGAATATTTAATTAAAGTATTCGACTTAGATACTTTTGTAGATAGCCTTGCAGATGATGTAGAACTCGATTTAGAAGACCTTAATATGTTAACATTTATGGATGTAAACAAAGAAAAAAATGAGGAAGAATAATATCTTCCTTTATGGAAGGAAGGTGATTAGTTGGCTCAATTAGGAAATTTACTCGTAAAGGGTTCTTCTCGTTTTTTAAATAAGGCATATTTTGAAGATATTTCTATTGCAGGTACAAGCTTTTTTAACGGTAATATCTCTACAGATGGAACACTTAATGTAGGTGCGAATAAAGCATCAAATGCACTATTATACCTTAATAAGAAGATTGCTATAAGAGGAGTAGATTCTTGGCTAAGAATTAATGATACATCGACCAATTTTACAAGTGGTGTGTATTTTGGCAACAGCGATGTGCGAACAGATAAAGCATTTCAAGTTGGCGATGGTGGGAAATATTTTAAAATTAATTCATCTTCTCTTGACGTGAATGTACCATCTGTGTTTTCACAAAGAACAACTCATAATGGGGGGCTTATTTCTCCTACTATTTCTTCTAATCTTATTTCATTTGTAAAAAATGGAAACACATTACCTAAAATAGATGGTGCTGACGCAACAGCAATATTAAATGAACTGACTGTTTTATCTACTCTTCGTGCAAAAGAATATGAATTAGACCATGTACAAAATTTGGGAGGAACTTTTATGGTTTCTCCTTCTTTTATTTGTACAGAAGGAAGTACGTCTGTAACTGTTTCTGCAATAAGTGGTTCTGAGGTGACTTTTGTTATTAAAGATAATGCTACTCTCACAAAAACAGAAATCGCAACAGCTTCTTGGGTTCTTAATTCTCAGATTAAACTATCGGGAAAGATTGGAAATGCTATCTTAGCAAATGCTACAGGTACGATTACAAAAAGTGTAGATACAAATAACCATACTATTACTGTAAAAGTCGATGTCGGCTCTTCTACTGTCGGTAATTTTACTGTTAACACAACATATTCAGATAGTCAAGTATCTAAACTTGCACTCATGATGTTTCGTAATGCGTCCGGATATAGACTTGGTATTTACTTGGAAAGCTATAGTTCTGAAAATAAAAAACCAGTCATAAATATATTTGATGGAAGTGGTACAGATCCTAAAGTCGTACTCGGCAAATTAGATGGTACACCAAAAGTTAATAATGTTTCTCCTACAGGATATGGTTTGTATTCAGATAATGCTTTTTTAAAGGGTACGATCATTGCTACTTCTGGTACTATTGGTGGATTTACTTTATCTACTAACAGTATTCAAAATGGTACTTTCGGACAAGACGGAAGTGTAATGATGTGTCTTGGTTCAAATAATTCTGTTTCGATTGGTGGTTCCGGTAACATCAATGGTTGGACATTTACAGCAGGAAGTAAATTTGGTGTTACAAAAAATGGGGCAATGTATGCTACTTCAGGTAAAATTGGAAAATATACTATTACCGATAGTTGTCTTACTACTGGAGGTGGCTCTGGCTGTACTGGAATGGGAGGAACTCATGCATTTTGGGCAGGTTCAGACGATAGTTCTAATGCACCATTTAGAGTCGGATATAATGGATTGTTATATGCCTCTAGTGCTACTATCGCTGGAAATATAACCGCTACTTCTGGTACAATTGGTGGATGCTCCATTAAAAATAATGTTCTTCAAATCGCAAATGCCAATATTAATTCTATTGATGCTGGAAAGATTACTTCGGGAACTATTAATGCTGATCGTATCGGTTCAGGGACTATTACAGCAGATAAGATAGCTATTGGAGATTTTACCAATTATGCAAATCTGAATGAAAAGACTGCTTCAAAATATGGTTTTACGACTGTCCAAGACGATTCTGCTTTAGGAAATCCGTGGTTTCAGTTAAATACTTTAAAAAGAGATGTCCCTATTACTCCAAATGCTTATGAAGAATATAACTGTAATGGTGGAGAAAGTTTTAAAATTGAGGGAGAAGTATATTCTACTGTCACAGGGAAAAAATATAAAGACTCGACTAATGTTGAAACGTTGCAAATAGGCATTGGGTTATATGGAAAAAAAGAAAATGGAGACGCTTATTGGTTAGTACCTTTTTTCTCATTATCTGAGAATAATGGTAAGTTAAATGCTTATGTAACATTAGATAACGCAGTAAGAAAATTCGGAATTAATATTCAAATAAATGGAACGTCTGATTTTTCAGGTATACTCAAAGTCAGAAATATAAAAGTTACTCGTATGACGGACAACTCATTAATTGTAAATGGCTCTATTACTTCTAATAAAATTACAACAGATAATATCACTGGCACAAACGGATGGATTAATTTAAGAAGCGGATTATTTGATTATGGAAACGGAAAACTTAAATGGGACGGAAAGACTTTAACTGTGGCTGGTAGTGGAACATTTGCAGGAGAAATTACATCAAAATCTGGTAAAATTGGGAAATACACTATTACTGATAGTTACCTTATTACTGGGAATAATTCTACTTGCACAGGTATTGGTGGCAATCAAGCTTTTTGGGCAGGTAACGATAGTAGTAATGATGCTCCGTTTCATGTTAGTTATGATGGTAGTTTCTATTCTTCTAAAGGTAATATTGCAGGATGGGAAATTACTTCTGACAGCTTTTATAAAGACACCGATGATTATACTGTCTATGTTTGCCCAGGAACAAACAACAATAAAGATTTTTTAACTGTTCATGATAAAAACAAATCTTCTGGAGATGAATTGCCATTTTATGTTCATGCAGATGGATGGATGCATTGTGTCTATGGAGATATTGGTGGCTGGAATATAAGCGATTCATCTATTTATAAAAATGGTGGATGGAAGAGTTCCTCTTCTGGCAGTGCTTACTTTGGAGACTATGGATTATCTATTACAGATAAATTCTCGGTGGATAAAAATGGGGTTTTAATGGCTAGTGATTCTATTTTAAGCGGGAATGTATATCTTTCTGACGGAAGTAAAAACATTGGAAGATTTGATACAGGAACGTATAATGGAATAAAAGGTGTTGCATTGGTATCATTAATAGATGGTGGATATAGTGCATTAGGTAATTATAACTCATCCGACAATACGGTTTATATTGCTGCTTATGCAAAAAATAAAAAATTTTATGTTCCCAGTGATTTTTATGTTTCTAACTTAGTTGCAAATGATGGGACAATCTATGTTTCTAGTCAAATGTTCGTTTCCAAACCAATAGATACAAATAATAATACTTATATTTTTACTAGAACAAAAGAAAACTACAAAGTTTCTCTTATTGGTTGGAGTATTAATAATAATATTTGGATTGGAGATTATGGGTATGGAGGAGTTAGAACGCCTGCCTCGAATGCTTTTATTACCGCAAACAATGTTTACAAGACAACTTCTGGAGGAAATACGTCTCTTTCAGATGAAAGGTATAAACATGGATTTAAAGATATTCCGGACGCTTTTGATTTTATCATGAATCTAAAGCCTTGTCTCTTTAAATTCGATGACGGAACAAGTGATCGCTACCATATGGGATTTAAAGCGCAAGAAGTGGAAAATAACATGTTAAATACTATAGGAGATACTGGATTAACGGTAAAATATAACTTTGAAGAAGGATTAGACGTTGATTTAGACAATCCAGATACATATATTCTTGGTCTGAGATACGAAGAATTTATTGCTCCCCTAATTCAAGTTGTACAGAATCAGCAAAAACAAATTCAAGACTTAGAAAAGAAAATCGCTATACTGTCTAATTAGAATAGCGATTAATCTTTTTCATTTAACTGTTATGCTTATTTTATCCTTTTTACCTGTATTGGTATATAATACAACAAATGATTTTCCCCTTTTTACACCTTTTATCTTTCCGTTTTTTAAGATTTTTACAATACGAGGCTTAGATGATTTCCACAGCAACTTATCTTTAGCTTTTATCGGTTTTCTAGTATACTTAAGCTTAACAGTTCTTCCTTTTTTAATCACCAAAGATTTCTTAGTAAAATTAAGTCTAGATGTAGATGGCAATTTAGGGATAGTTTGTTTTTGAAGAATTGCATTACAAAGTAAACATTTAATTATTTTCTCTCCATTCGAAAATAGTGTTGGGGTTTTACTTATTATCCATTCGGATTTGTAATGTGGCAACTTAGGAATAATTTCGTCATCATTCCCCATGATAATTTTCCCGCAGTTACCACACCTAAAAGTTTTCCTGCCCTCTTTCATACACGTTGGTTCTATCCGTATCTCAGTTGCATAATGCACTCCATTATTGTACGGACATGGCTCAACTTCCGCTTTCGCAGGAACCGCTGTAACACCAAGAACAATAACGCATAACATAACTAATAGTCTTTTAATTCTTTTCATATTCTTCTCCTTTCTCGCCTTATGACGAATAAAAAACATTTATTTATATTATAAATGTAAAAGAAGATATTGGCAAGAAGAAAACGAAAGAAGGTGATTCAAACGCATAATATTAAAATCTTTATCAAATATCTCGTACTCTTTCTGCTTGGCGGTTATACATATTACGGGATTGAAATTCTTTGGCGTGGGTATTCTCACTATAGCATGATTATATGCGGTGGAATCTGCTTTATCTATGCAGGATTACAGAATGAACAAGTCGAATGGGATTATCCGTTCTGGAAACAAGTATTAAGAGTTGAAGCGTTTATATTAAGTGCTGAGTTTATTACAGGATGTATTGTAAATCTTTGGTTAGGTTTAGACGTGTGGGATTATAGCGGTTTGCCGGGAAATATTTTGGGTCAGACTTGTCCACAGTTTGCTTTATTATTTTTGCCGTTAAGTGCGATTGCTATTATTATTGATGATTTTGTTAGATGGAAATGGTTTGGCGAAGAAAAGCCGAGATATAAATGGAAGTAAAAAGATTGTGAAAGATGTGAAAAAGGAATTGATAAAAGATTTTAAAAGAATTGGATATAGAAATAAATAATGATTTAATGACTCTACTTTTTGGTAGGGTCTTTTTTATTATATAAAGGATGGTGATTATTATGGTTTTACAAACAATTTCTCGGATTAATCTCCGACAGTCGGCTTCTAAAACTGCTTCTGTCATATGCACTGCTCCTGCAAATACGGATGTCGGAATTGTCGGAGCTAAAATTATTTGGAAAGATAATATTCCTTTCGTAAAAGTTTCTTACAAAGGAAAATGCGGCTTTACCAACGGCAGATACCTTAAGGGGTTAGTTCTAAAAGTAAAAGCTAGAGATAGTGCGAAATATCCTAAACTAGCAGTTATTGCATCCGGACGAGCTTCACGAAGAATAAAAATTCCACAACAAAAGAAATTTGGTTCTTTTTGTCAAAAACACGGATGTTCTATGGCGGCTGCTTCTATTGCTTTACAGTTTAGAGGAATTTTGAAATCTCCTGCGGAAGTACATCAATATGCGAAAAAGTATTTGGGCGGTTATACAGGAAGTAAGTTAACTATTTTTGGCATTGAAAAAGCGGTTAATAAAATTGTAGGGGAAAAGATTGCTACTTGGAAAGATTGTCCATCGGATGCGAACAAGCGGATTAGAAATAATATTCAGAAAGCGATTCATGATGGACATATCGTATTACTTGAGCAGAAAAATCCAATTCATACAAATGTTATTATTGGGCGAAGCGTTGACGGTAAATATGTTGTTGCAACAAATGGTACGACAAAAAAAGTTACTATGAACTGGCTTATTAAGACAGTATTACATGGTAAAGCTGGCAGAAAAAATCAGGCTAATTGGTGGAAGGGAACGGCTCATGGAGCTGGATATGTGATCGTGAAGAGAGCATAAATATAAAGATATTGTTATTTATTCGGGAGAGTTTACTACTCTCTTTTTTTATTGCCTATAAACAAATTTTAAGGAGGAATCGTTATGAACAAATTAAAGAAATTTTTATCTCAAATTAATGTAAAAGATATTAAACCAAGTACATATGTTAGTGCTGTCGTTCTTATTTTTACGATGGTGAATTATGTACTGAACATTATGGGGAAACCTGTAATCAATATCAATGAAAATGAAATTGCCGCATGGGTTACTGCTATTGTTGGTGTTGTCGGCATTATTTATTCTTGGTATAAAAATCAGAGTATTACTCATCCTGCACAGGTAGCTGATGATGTTATGAAAATCCTTAAAGACGGACGAATTACTATTTCCGAATTAGAGGATTTTATTGCGAGATATTCTGAAACAGATTTGGATACAGAAGCAGATTTTGATGATATTGAAAAAGTACCAGAAGCTGATGTGGATGATGAAATTGACGAAGGAAGTGATGAATAATGACACTTACTGAAAAACAAAAAATTTTTATTAAAATGATTGGAGAGTCTGCAAAAAAAGATATGCAGACTTCCCATATCTTAGCTTCTATTACAACTGCTCAAGCCATTTTGGAATCAGGTTATGGCACAAGTGAATTGGCTAAAAAAGCAAATGCATTATTTGGCATTAAAAAGAACGGATGGACAGGCAAAACATATACTGTTAAATCAAAAGAAGAGGAAAATGGGAAACTTGTTTGGAGAACATCTATATTTAGAAAATATAATTCTTACGCAGAAAGTATTGCCGATCATAGCAGTTATTTAAAAACTAGAAAAGCTGATGGAAAGAATTTAACTTATAGTAAAGTAGTTGGTGAATGTAATTATAAAAAGGCAACACAGGCATTACAGAACGCAGGATATAGTTCATATAGTAATTATGCAAATATGTTATGTAATCTTATTGAAAAGTATAAATTAACTCAGTATGATGTACTCACAGTTATTCCTACTGCTGTATCAAATAAATCTGATAGAATTGATGTTCAGTGGCTTCAAAAGCGATTAAATGTTTGTTATAAAGGAAAGTTATCCAAGTTATCTACAGATGGAATTTGGGGTACAAAAACTGCCGAAATGTTCAAAGCATATCTCAAACAGGTTGGGCTTCCTGTAAAGAATACTGCGAATAAACAGGCTTGTAATTATTTAAAGAAGGGCATTGTTAAAAAAGTTTCTTCTACATCTACCACTGTTTCTGTAAATACAACAAAACCTGTTACTTCAAATCAAAAAGTGAATAAGAAAATCGCACTTAGCATCGGACATAGTATTCTTAAAAATGGTGAATGTACCTCTGCAAGTGGGGTTGTAAATGAATACAAATATAATAAAAAGCTTGCACCATATATCAAGAAATATCTTGAAACGGTTGGATGCACCGTTGACATTATTAATGTTCCAGAAAAAAAATATACAAGCAAGAGTTCTGAAAAGACATATAAGCTTGAGAAGATTAATGGACATAAATATGATATGGCTATTGAATTACATTTGAATTGTGCAAACGGTAAGGCACATGGATGTGAAGTATATTATGTAAGTTCTAAAGGTAAGGAAATTGCCCAGAGAATTGATAAAAAATTAGGTACGGTATTTACAGATAGAGGTGTTAAAACGGCACAGTTATATTTCTTAACGAAAACAGATTGTCCATCAGCATTAGTAGAATCCTTCTTCTGTGATTCAAAATCTGACTATAAGATTGGTAAGAATTATGATAAGATTGGTAAGTTGATTGCTGAGGGTATTGCAGGGGTAAATATCAATTAA